TTCGCCATAGACGTTTTGAAGGTTCGGGGACTCATTAGGACACATGAGGTACCAGTCGCCATCCTGTTCAACTTTTTGCATAAACAAGTCAGGAACCCAAAGAGCCGTAAACAGGTCGCGACACCGCGCCTCCTCGTCACCCTGATTCAGGCGCAGATCCAGAAACTCCATAATGTCAGCGTGCCACGGCTCGAGGTACACGGCAAACGAGCCCTTGCGTTTCCCACCACCCTGGTTGACGTACCGAGCCGTGTTGTTGAACACGCGAAGCATAGGCACGATACCGTCGGCCACGCCGTTTGTCCCCTTGATTCGCGAGCCGGCCGCACGGACGTTCGAGCAGTGAATACCAATACCTCCAGACCACTTGGAGATTTGCGCACACTCCTTGAGCGTATCATAGATGCCCTCGATCGAGTCATCCTTGGTCGCCACCAGAAAGCAACTGGACATCTGCGGACGGTTCGTGCCGGCGTTGAACAATGTAGGGGTGGCGTGTGTGAAGAACTTCTGAGACATCAGGTCGTACGTCTCACGGACGCGCTGGTAGTCGTCTCCGTGAATGCCCACGGCCACACGCATGAACATGTACTGGGGCGTCTCACCCGGAAAGAGGTAGCCCTTTTGGAGCGTCTTGATACCAAAGTACCCAAAGTCATAGTCGCGCCTCGGCTGGATCCACGAGTCCATCTCGAGCTTGATGTGTTTCATAAACTCGTCGCTGAGGACCCCCTTGGCGTGGAGTGCGAGAGCACAGTCCGAGAAGCACTTGGGGCTCGTCTTTTGGAGGTTCGAGACGGTGATGCGCATCGCAAGGGTCTCGTAGTCCGGGTGCTCGGTGATCATCCCGATAGCCACCTCGGCGCTCAGGGTATCGATTTCGCTTGTAGAAATGCCGTCATACAGGGACGCAAAGACCTTCTGGGCCACCTTGTCCGGCTGGACGTTCAGGGGCTCAAACTCCGGAGGCGCGTTCAACTTGCTGATGCGCCGAGTCACCTTGTCGAAGAGCATCTCCACATGGTCACCAGAGCGCTTGATGACCCTCATTGTTAACAAAGCGCCGAGTATTTTTATCCCAGTTTATCTCAATGGACGAGCGTGTGAAACGCCTCGGTGTTCAGACACCCTTGAGTTTGGCTTTCTTTTCGGAATTCAATCGGGAATTGATCCACAACGATATCATCTCGGCCATCCGGGAAAAGACGGGCTATACCATCAAGCGCCAGAACGACTTTGACCTTCAGGCCCTTATGCGCAAGGTGTACACGGACCTGGTCCAGGACCCAATGTCTGAAGTGACTGGCCAGGTGTCCCGTATGAACAAGCAAGTGGTCAAGGAGGCCACCTCGACTATTTCGACCGGAATGCTTCAGCAGCTCGTGTACATGCGCGACATCTCGGCCAACCCCGTGCCCCTCGCCGTGCCCATCAGCACGAGCACCTATGGAAACAAGCTTCCGTACAACACGAAAATATCTTTCTAGATATAAATGCGTGTGTTGACTATTCTGTTCCTGTGCTGCTTCGCCCTGTGCACCCTCGGCTGGTTCCAAACGAGCGTGTGTAGTACGGACGACCCCATCAACCACCCGACTCCGTGCTCGCGTTTGTTCGGTCTTATGGGAACCGTGGTGTGCGTCGGCGCCACGTGGTACATCCTCTCTGCGAAAAAATAAACCACAGACCATAGAAAGGGATGGTCAAAGCCCTCGATGATATCCTCATCGGGTTCTTCATTTTCTTTGCCATCGAACGCTCCGTGAAGCTCTTCAGTAACGGGGTGGTCGAACCATGGGCCGAAAAGAAAATGTACTCGAGAAAATCAGTCGAAAATTGGAAGCTTTTGGCCGAACTCACGGCGCTGCTCTTGGCGGCCTATATCGTTTTCAAAAGCCGACGTCTCGTGTCCAAGATTAACAGAGCTTAGAGCAGTGCCACGTAAACTTGTTAATGAATAAATTCAAGGATGAGACTGCAGCTCTCTGTCGAGTCAAGGGGTGGGACAAGGCTCCCGTAAGCATAGTGTGGATGCTCCTCAATGAGGAGATGGGTGAACTCGCCTCGAGTATTCGCCAGAACCAGAGGATTTACAAAAAGACGGGACTGAAGAAGGACCGGGGTATCGACGTGGCGATGGAGATGGGTGATGTGTTCAGTTACCTCTTCCAGTTAGCCCACATGCTCAACATCGACCTTGACACGATGTGGGAACTCCATCGGCAGAAGGTCCAGACCAAAACATACAAAAATAATGTAAGTGTGTATTAATATGGCGACGGCCTATATGATCAGCGATGATCTGCACATAAACCACATCAACCCGTACACGTGGTCTGGCGCGTACGGTGTCAACACCGATGGCTTCCCGAAGAACTTGCCCATGGATGGCTCGTACACGACCCAGATTGACGAGACGCCCATGGAGACCAGCGGTCGCCCGGACCTCGATGGGGACATGAACTTCAACTTCTCAGGCCCGATGTACGTTAAAGAGTCTGAGTCTAAGCCCGCGCCTTTTCGGCCGTTCCCAGCGCGAAAGTTTGAGTACTCTGACGGTACCGTGTCGTGGTACCGGCCGTACCTTCCGTGGCCCTGGATGGGCAAGGGAGGGGACGGGGCTCGAGGGGCGAGTCAGAAAGCCATTGAACGATTTTTCCGCGACAATTCGTTCCTGATCCTGCTCGTCCTCCTCATCATGGTTTTGTACGTCACTTCTAAAAAGAAGTAACTTTGGGGGCGACAACTTTCACCAATTTTGAAGCTAAATTTTCCTTTTCGGTTTTTGACCGTTCATTCAACTTGGGGCATTCGTGTACCTCGAGTTGAATGCACTTTGCACAAAAAGACCCGAGACACTCACGACACTTGAGAAACTTGTTCTTGTGGGCACACGTCGGCATCTTGGTCGCCAGAACCTGTGTCCACGCCTCCTCCACGGTCGCCATCTACTAGTTCACATACAATTTCATTCTTAAACTTGGGATCGTCCCACGGAACCGGGTCATCGAGAAGTTCACACAGGCCCTCGACCCGACCCTTTTGGACGCGACCCCAGACAGCCTGGATGGCCGGTAGACGCTCTTTGAACCACTCACGGTCTCGCTGGACCCGGACCACGACGAATTCTGGTTCGGAATTCTCATCCTTTGCTGGGCGGTACTGCACAAAGTCACACTCCTCAAGGTCAGTCACCTCAAGCAAGAGTTGGACCTGGGGCCAGTAGTGCTTCGGGACCTTGGGCTCAATCTTCCTGGTCAGAGGGCACTTAATTTCAATCAGTAATCCGTCCTCCGTGATTCCATCTGGAGATCCGCCGAGCCATGGGTAGTCCCGGTGTTGCACGATACCAATCTCCCTCGTCTTGCGTCCGGTCTTTTGGTCGTACAGTTCACGGACCAGAGGCTCGAGGGCCGTTCCGTGGGCCGTGGCGGCGTTCCCGGCCCACGTCGTTCGGAGCACCTTTTTCTTCACAAAGGCATCAGGGGACTCGTAGTGGTTCTCTCCGATGGCGCTTGCCACGTCGCTCGCAGTGATCATGTTCTCACGGAGCGCGAGCCACTCGGGCGTGCGTTGCTCAGCATACTCGGCCGAGAGCAGCTCATGGGCTCGCTGAACTGTTATAGGTTTTTCGAGGGACATTCTTATTTTTAAAACGAGGGTCAGTTTTAAGCACAATCTCTGCGGCGTTTTGCTCAGCCTGCTTTTTCGTCAAGGCGAACCCGGAGCCACACTCTAGGCCTTCGACGATGACGGTGATGAAAAACTGTCCGTTGATGTTGCCATCGACTCGGTATTCGGGCAAGGCGTACTTGAGAGCCTGACACCAACGCATCAGCTGGTCCTTGTAGTTGTCGTCAGCCAGAGACGTCTCCACCTTGGAAAAGATCCCAAGAATGAAGTTCCGGGCGTGGACCATCCCAAGGTCCAGGTAGATGGCGCCGACGAGCGCCTCAAAGACATCCTCCATAATGTGGTCATTCGTCGTCCAGTTGTTCATTTCGCCCTTCTGGTCCATGAGCACGTGTTCGTGCAACTTCAAACGCTTCGATATTTCACACAAGGTTTTGCCCCTGACCATCTTCGTCCGGGCCTTCGTGAGAAAGCCTTCCTGCTCCTTCTCATGAAGGTCAAAAAGGTGTTTCGTAATGACGAAACCCAACACAGAGTCTCCCATAAATTCGAGAGTTTCATAGGAACCAGTCAGCCCCGAGTAACGTTTCGTGGCTGACTTGTGCGTGAAAGCTCGACGATACAAGTCGATGTTTTTGATTTTTGTACCCACCAACTCATTCAGGTACTCCCTGGAGAGTTCAGGTGGCGTTTCCATCTTTGTTTACAAGGTGTTTAGATTTTTAAGCCTTGGCAACCTTCGGACGAGACTTCTTCTCCTTCGGAGGAGCAGCAGCGTCAGAGGGACCCGCCTCGGTCGCCGCAGGCGCCGTCTCCTTCTTCGCCCGGGGCTTCTTCTCGGTCACCTCCGGCTTGGGCTCCTTGATGTAGTGCTTGTTCATGTACCGCTGGATGTTCAGGAACGTCAGCTGAATGTCAGGAGGAACGTCCAGCAGACCCTTCAGCTTGTCATCCATGTTGATCTTCTGACCCTCCTTCAGACCGTGGGCCTCAAAGTACTTGTTCATGTGGTTGCCCACCTGAGCACGAGAGATGAGCTCATCGGGGCCCAGACCCAGGAACTCGCGCAGCTCAGGAGACACCTTCTGGGGCTTGTTGAACCCATTGTTTGCAGTACGGGCCGCCGCCTTCTCACCCGACGGGTCCTCGATGTACTGACGAATCTTGCGGATATCCTTGCGCAGAGCCTCAATCTTCTTGTCCAGAGTCTCGAGAGTCACGGGGGTAGGGGTGGCCATTTTCTACTGTATGTGGTACCCTGGCCTTTAAGTCCGTTTAGTCCAGGAACCCAGCGGCCAAAAAGATGATGACTAAAAATAGAGCAAGTTTCATCAACACTTCCCAGACTTTGACGTCAGGAGGGGGTCGGGCCCCTCCAAAGTCATTCTGTTGGGTCGATGTTATCTTGGATTGATGAGGAAGAATAGGGGTCCCGCCCGCCGTCCCACCACTCGAGGCGCCCCCATTCCCCATGTTCTTGCCAAAGCCATCAGGAAGTGCGACGCCTCCAGTCCTGTGCAATTCCATCTCCAAATTCTGAGACTGTCCTATGTTTGAACATCTCGGGACGCAGCATCCCGTATTGCACGGATACACGAGACCCGTCTGACGGTCTATGAAGGCGCAAATCTGTGCCCAGGGATCCAGGGGGTCTGCCAAACAAACACACCCCTTATTGAGAAACTCCTGGTTGCACGTTGCGTCCATCTAATATTAAAGAAGAAATTAGTACATAATACAGTGATGGAGTACGCCAAGCCTCAGAAGCTTCCCGATGGTCGGTATTTTCTGAAGATTACATCGAACGGATCGGCGGTTCGCCACCAGGTGAACGGTCTGACGCTCCAGGACAATCTCGATGCCCGCCACCCCAACTTTGAGGTGGCTGACGCAGCCCTGTTCACGAGCATCGACGAGGAGATTCTGACCAAGGCCAAGGAGCACAAGCAGGAGTGGTTCGGCAAGGAGCTCAGCGACGAGACCATCGTGAGCGCTTTCCAGGAGAGCGTGACTGATGGCGTCCTTGGCACGTCCTTGGCCGTTCTGCGCGGTGAGGTGGTGACGCTCGCGTTTGACACGGCCAAGCAACCTCTGAAGCTCGAGGATGTCAAGTCGGGTACCAAGTGTGACGTGGTCCTCGAGCTCTCAGGCCTGTGGTTCCTGAAAAAGTCCTTTGGGCCCATCTGGCGCGTGGTCCAGGTCCGTGTCCGCACGCCCGTGTCCAAGGTTTTGCCCCAGGAGTACATGTTCACGGATGAGCCCGAGGTCGAGGAGAATCCGGCCGATTACCTGGACTGACGGGAAAAAATATCCGAACTTAGTATAAAATGGATCGCAAGGGCCTGGCGATACTGGTTCTGGCCGCCGTCATTCTTCTGCTTCTGGTCAGCCCGCGGCGCAGCGGGTACTCGCACAGCCCCTCCGGCCCGACCGGCTTTAACCTTGGGAACACCTTGTACGGTGCCATTGGCGCGACGGGGTCCCAGGGCCGCGAGTCATCGGGTGGGGAGGCGGGCATCCAGGGTTCCGCGGGTCTGATGCCGGCCGACTTTGCCACTGGTGCAGGCAAGCCGGCCCCGGCCACGTCCGCAGCTCTGATTCCCCGTGAGGTGGTCCAGACCGAGGACTTTGGCCAGTTCAGCCCGGATGCTATCCTGTCTGGACAGAACTACCTGGACCCTCGCAGCCAGATTGGGTACCCCGAGACTCTGGGCGGCAACCTGCGTAACGCTAACCGCGACTTCCGCAGCGAGCCATTGAACCCCCGCACCCCAGTGAGCATCTTCAACCTCAGCACCATTCCTCCGGACGTCATGCGCCCGAAGTTTGAGATTGATAATGAGTACGCCTAGTCCAGTTCCGAAGGAACTGTCCGCCCCACCTCGAGCCCAAGTCCTGCGGACTTGACCGTCATTCCCCGCGCCATCAAATAGTTAAAAAAATAACGCGTCCTTTCAGAAATGGACTTTAAGAACGCCATGACTGAGTGGGTCACCTTGAAGGCCCAGTTGGCCGCAGCTCGCAAAGATCTCAGCGTTTTGAACAAGCGTGAGAAGGATCTTCGCAAGTTTGTGACGACACACATGAAGCAGAACGAGATTGATACCGTCAAGGTCAAGGAGAAGGTCAAGGTCAATTTGAAGACGAAAAAGACCAAGGGTGCCATCACCAAGAATGTCATTCTCGAGGGTCTGCGCAAGTTTTTCGGAGGGAACGAGGCCCAGGTCGAGGGGGCCTGGAACGCCATCCAGGACGCGGCACCGACCAAGGAGACGCCTTCCGTGTCCGTGACAGGGCTTAAGGATCTGTGACGTAATATACTCAAGTAAAAATGGGCGTCAACGATGAGTATTCTCGTGACGCGTATGCAGGCGACCATTACGCCTATGATTCGGACGACTCGGACGACTTTGACTCTCAGCTGGACCCGGAAGACTGGCAAGACGTGTACTCACAGGAGCTTCTGAACGGCTGGATGACCATCAGGTACTGGCTCGAGTCTCAATATCTTCCGGTCAAGACCACGTACAATTCATTTGTAGAATTCGTCATCAATCCAGTACCATGGTTCACGACCGACGAGCCGGGTCCCACGTGTCTCGCGATGTGGGACGAGATTGCAAAGATCCAGGTCATCAGGGAGCGTGTGGACCGCGAGCACTTCACGGGCTGGTTCAAATATAATGTGGAATAATATCAAATGTTCGACATCACTGGACCCAAGGTGCTGGCCCCGGCCCTCCTGTTTGCCATCCTGAGCCCGGGTATGCTTCTGGCTTTGCCTCGCGGTGCCGGTCTGCCCGTCCAGGCCCTGGTGCACGCCGTGGTACTGGCCGTCGTGTACTGGGCCATTGCCAAGTACGTCCTGCGCGTCAGCCTGACCACCACCGATCTGGTCGTGCCGGCTCTGCTGTTCGTGCTCCTGACTCCGGGCATCCTTCTGACTCTGCCCCCGGGCTCTGCTGGCGTCTTTATGAGCCGTCAGACCAGTGCTCTGGCCGTGGGTGCGCACACTCTGGTCTTTGCGATCGTCTTTGCTCTGCTGCGCGGTACGTTCCCCCAGTACTACTAAATTCCTCTTGAAAATGTAGAATGGTCAAGTACCTTGTGATTGGTCCAGGAGCCATGGGCTATTTCACGTTTCTAGGTGCTTTGACCAAGTTAAAACAAACCGGACAGCTCGAGGATCTCGAAGAGATTTCAGGAGCTTCAGCCGGTGCCTTATTGGCCTGCCTGTTTTGCGCGACGAAAGGAGACTTGACCAAGGTTTTGGACTATTCCATCGACGTGCCCGTGAAACAGATTATGAAACCAAATTTGACGTCTTTCCTCAAAAATTATGGCCTCGTGTCACACGCCAAGCTCAGAAAGGTGTTCCAGAGCACGTTCCAGCGCTTTATGGATCGCGAGGACATCACTTTTAAAGACCTCTGGGACTGGTACCCGATAAAGCTCCACGTGGCGTCGTACTGCGTCGACTCGATGAAGACGGTGTACTTTTCGGTCGACACGACCCCTTCTATGAGCGTTCTCGATGCTCTGTGCGCCTCGGTCGCCGTCCCGTTCCTCATTTCCAGTGTAAAATTGAAAGACAACTGGAACTACATAGACGGTGGGACGGTCGAGGCGACCCCAGGGGCCCCGTTTCTCGGGAAACCGATCGAGTCTGTTTTGACCATTGGGATGGTCATCACGCGGTACCCAGAGATTCGAGACCTCCGGAGTTATGCGACCCAGATGCTCCGCGCAACCATGGCCCTGCGTCACGTCTACGAGTATCCAGCGATACGCCTCGAGTGTGATGAGGCGTTCGATTTCGGTATGAGTCAGGAGGTGAAGCTCCGGCTCTTCCTCTCAGGATTTTCTCACGGTCTAGTAACAATATGAAGAGTATCATGCGTTCCGGGTACACCCAGGTCCGTTCTCGGAAGAGAATCACCGTGCGTCGCAAGGATGGCACGTCGTACTCGTACGTGCGCAAACCGGGCAAGACCCGCGTGCGTGCCGCGCCCATTCCGGATGTCGGCGCGGCCGGGAAGGGCTCCAAGCTCATCGGCAAGCTCAAGGGTGGTATGTTGACCAAGTACGGGTACCACCCGGTCGAGGCGATGACCAACCGTCACAAGGCGCTCTCAAAGGGCATCTCCAAGGGTGAGAAGCCCCTGAGCGTGATGCGCCGTCTCGTGGCCATCAGCACCCTGACCAAGCGGACCCTGCCCCGTGCGTCTCGCATCTACAAGGCGGACGCTATGTGGATCCGGTCCAAGTACGCGTCTCGTTTTGGACGCCGCCTATAAATAATGTCACTAGACAGTAAGATGTCGGCGTCACCAGTCCGTCACAACGCTCGTCTCGCTTTTCAGACGGAAATTCGGGACGCCCTGAGTAACAGCCGAGGCCGTGAAGCGTCCGTGCGTCGGGTCCTTCGGAGGCACCGCGGTCCTGCCTTGTCGTTTCTGAGTCGTTCGACTCTTCGGCGACTCCTTTTGGCGCTAGGATACACGGCCGCAGTCGCCACGGCCGCTACACACTGGCCGAGTCCTCCCCGTGGAGGTGCTCAGGCGTTCGTAGCGACTCCTGCAGGGAACGCCACGGTCAACGCTCGCTCGTGGGCCCAACGTGCGTGGAACGCCGCCCCGAGCCGCACGCGCATCATAAACGTCGTAGGAGCCGGAGCGGCGGCGGCCAATCCCTTGTTGGCTATTCGATGGATCACCGCGTCGGTCACGAGCCGGAGCATAGACGCCGTGGACCGTCAGATTGTGCATATGGAAGCCTCCGTCAACAAGGCCCGGGCCCAGATTGACATGTACGTGTCGTGGACCATATTCATCGCCTTTTTGGCCGTCATTTCACACTTTATTCCGCCCATCGTGCGTAACGTTCGCCGGACCGTCAACGTGCTTTTGACTGGGAACGCCGAGCAAGTGCTGACTTTGGCGGGTAACACGACGCGCCACGCGCTCGAGGCGCCCCGGGCCCGTGGACGGTCTCGTTCCAGGTCCCGGTCTCGGTCGCGCCAGGTTGCGGCTCGGACCTTGCGTATCGGTGCCGGTGCTCCCGTCAAGCGTTTGACTTTGCCAGCGTCCGTGCAGAAGCACACGGTTCGACGGTTGCCTACAAACACTGAACTCCTTGCACGTCTCGGCTAATTTCTGAAGAAATATAAATGAAGGTTGGTCAAGTCAAAGATGGCATGGCCGCACTCATGTTTCTGGTGGCGCTCGGACTCGCGCTCACCAGACGCATTACCCAGCCCCTCTTGGTCCTCGGGCTCGTGGTCGGCTTTCTTGTTGACGCCTTTTTCACGTTGAACCCTGATTGGCACTGTCGCGAGACGGACGGAGGCTGGCCTGTTTGGGTCCTGCGGTTCCAGCTTATAGCTTTTGTGCTCTTGATAGTTATTTATGGAAAGTGAAGTGAGGCGCTTGGCCCAACACATATGGGACTCTCTCGGTCCAGGATACTCAGAGTCCGTGTACCACTGCGCCTTTGAAGTGGCGCTTCGGTCGGAAGGGGTTCCCTACGAGACGGAGCGCATCATCCCCGTCTTTTACCAGGGCCAAAACGTGGGACACGTTCGGGCCGATCTCATCCTACGCAACTCGGTCGTTCTGGAACTCAAGTCGGTCGCGCGCCTTACGGATGCGTACCGAATTCAGACCCGGAATTATCTCAAGCTCCTTGGTCTCGAGACTGGATGTCTCATCAACTTTCCTGATCGCAATTCACCCATGGAATTCGAAGTGATCACGCTGTCTTCAAAAACTCCCACTGAAGTTCTCTACATATCTTCTCCCAAATCTGATCCTGAATGTACAGTTTCTCCTTCGACTTGAGGAGCGGGAAGCACGGGAGGTAGTCGTCCTCGCCGAGCAACTCGCAAAACTTGTACAGGACGTACGAGTAACTTAGAAAATTTTTCCTATTTGCAGGCTTGTGCTTTTCGAACGGGGCCTGTATGACGTGGAACATGAGTCGGAGCTTATCCTCGAGGGCCTGCGTCATGGTAGGGGGCTGGATCCCGTTTAGAATAGTCGTAATGTACGGTGCGTGCTCATAGTACTTGGCCTTGTTGAGTTTCTTGAGGAGCTCTCTGACTTTTTCATGTGTAATGTCCGAGAGCTCTTTTATCTTCATCTTTTTAAACTCTGACCGAAGTTGCTCTATAACTTCCACTGGGACACTCGTCGATTCTTTTGCTTGAAACTGACTTATCCATTCGTTAAAGTGATTCTCACGCTTGTATGAATACACGACGTTATTTTCCCGGTCTTGCTCATCCTTGAAACCCACGTTTTCGCCGAGGACGTGTTCTACCGATCCGCACTCTGTGCATATCTCGTCTGACGTGATATCATCAAATATTCGAGTGTACATTTTTCCACACTGACGACAAGGCTTTTCGTGCATCTGTGTTTTGGGGTGCATGTCCCAGTCATTTTCAACCTCTCGCATGTACTTTTTGTAAATTTCTCCACGCTGGACACCTTTTCGTGAAGAAACCTTGAGGTTTGCGACCCGAGTGGTCACTTCGCTCGGGGGAGCCTCGCTTTTCGTGTACTCGAGAAGCACGGGGACACAACTTAATAAAAAACTCACCTTTTCATCTTCGTTTTGGCAGGCATCAAGTCTTTCTTTATACCGAGCCTCCATAAACTCTTACTATTTTCTTGTTTTTAAATAAGATGGTTCCGGTTCTTGGAACGGCCCTGTTGGTCGCGGCTCTGACGGGTCTCCAGATTGTGGCCCAGAAGCACGTCGCCCAAGCCCTGAGTCACCACACGCTCATGGTCGTGACATCCATAGGGTACTTTGTGCTGAGCCTGTTGTATCTCGGCTGGCACCAGGAACTCATACTGAAAGAGATTCGTGAGCTCGTGGTCCCAATCATTTTGGTCCTTCTCGGGGCCATCGTCGTTGGTTTTATTGCAAATATTCTGTACTTTTCTATTATTCGACACGGTCAGATTTCAGTGGTCACGGCGCTCACGAGCACTGCACCCATCTTTGTCGCTGGCCTGGCCTTCCTGGTACTCAAGGAGGCTCTGACACCCAAGCAGATTGCGGGCATCGCCGCCGTCGTCGGAGGGACCGTGCTCTTGGCCTAGTCCGCCTTTGGTGCCAAGTAAAACTTGAGGTCGCCGAGGTTTGCAATGGTGTACCTGAAGATGATGGGCATATTCTCATTCTTCGAGTCTTGCATGAGTTGAACGCTTGCACACATGTTGGTCGCCTTGGTGAACAAGTTGATATATTTGAGGCTAAATACCGACCCGGATCGTCCAACAGACTCGGGAAACTCGAGGATAGTCTCTTGCTCGGCATAGTCACCCTTGCAACTCAGGGTCAACTTGGTCCCTTCACGGATGATGGCCATGTCCTGAGCCAAGTTCCCCATATCGCGGGTGATGCGCTGAAAGTCAATGGACGGAATAGTCGTCACGACGTTCATCTGAATATCCGGCAAGTCGAGAATGTCCTCATTAATGTCCAGGAGCTTGAGACGAAACTTGGTCGAAGACTTTTTGACGGGATTTTCGATGAAAATATCCATATAGTCCCTGTCGTGCACATCGATGGTCAACGTGTCCGTGCCCGAGATGGACTTGAGGAGCTTGTACATTGTGGTCATGTTGAGTCCTGCAGCAATAGGCACGGGGCACACGTACTCTTCAAAGTTCTCAGACCCGAGGGTCATATCGACCAGCGTGACTCGGGCCGTGTCGAGTGTCAGGATATTCATCCCCTTGGCCGTAAAGTACACATTCACATCGTTAATAATGTCCTTCAGGACCTCGAATACCGACTTGAGTGCGGATGCTTGAATCGTTTTAAGATGCATCCTTGGCAATTAGGGATCCCAATTCTCTATCTAGCCTTTTGGAACGCGTCAGTAACACTCATCGCAATTTTCTCCTCCAATTCGGGGGTGAGTCGGGGCTGGAGTGTCTCCCCGTACCGATCAAGTTCAAACATGTTTTGGGCCGCGTCCGTTCCGTCGAGGTTTGTGACGAAACTCGCCGGAGCGTCCCACGATTCAAACTCGGCGGGTATCATGGACTGGAGCCACGCCTTGACTTCCCCGCCCACCTTCATGACCCCGTCGTTGGTCACGAGAGTCGGAACCTTTGTAATCTTCTTCGACGGGACTCCTTGTGAAGTCACATTGTGAAACCGGACAATCTCAAGAAGGGACGGCTGACTCTTGATGTATTGCATGATATCCATAGACCATTTGCACTTGTCTGAATAGACCAGTAGAGCCATTCCTACTACCAAGCCAGTTTTTTGGCCCTGAAGTTTTTCGCAGTTCCTAGTAATATGAAGGCTGACGCGAGCATCCTCGGTCTTGCCGCCATCGCCCTCTTTTTGATCTGGAATTCGAAGAGCTCAGGCTCCGAGTACAGTCAGGAGTACATCACGGCCGAGCGCGTCCCGCCTGACGTGACCCAGAGTATCATCGAGTCTATCCAAACCAAGAACCCTGACTTTGTGCCCCTTGAGACGATATTCATTAACCACCAAGGGGACGGCACATATCTGTCCCGTTTCATGTTCATGAACACGCGTCACTTTTACGGGACCCAGCTGGATGTTCAGGCGCGTGTGACCAAGGATGGGAACGTCGATATTTTGACCCAAAAAGAGGCGGTCGTATCTGACTATGCCAAGGCGTACAAGCCTGACATGTACCAGCCGTACAAGGAGATCCAGGACGCCATAGACAAGCAGCTCAAGTACGCCCTGTCTCAGCCCATCACCACCCCGCCCCTTGATGCGTACAGACGCTAAAGCACAAATTCCGCGTCAAAAATATGAGTGTATTGAGTGCCAGTGAAGTGGCCGCAATGGAAAAGGCCCGGGCCGATGTCAAAAAGGAGACGTATCGGGCCATCCTGGAGCAATTCTCGCGCAAAATTCGCGTGTCCCATGAGCTCGGTCAAAAGACGGCGGATCTCATGGTCCCCCCGTTCGTCATCGGCTTTCCCAAGTACGACTTGGCCAAGGCGGTGACGTACATGGCTCGTCAGTTGATAAAACTCGGATACGGTGTGGAGCTCACGGGACCGGTCCATCTCCGCGTCACGTGGGACCGGCCAGTGACCCGACGGGACGAGACAGTCATAATAGATGATGACCCTGTCGATATTCTCCCAGGTCTTATGAACCTTCAAAAAGTTGCGCAAAAGCTTCGGAAGAAATAATAGACGCACATCAATAATGGACCTCCTCAACGAGTCCGAACGCCGGTTTACCAAAAAGCTCTGTGACGCCATGATTCCCGTGATGATTACTGCATTCTGGGAAATATGGCTCGAGGCCAAGAAGGAGGTCCAGGACAAAAAGAGCAAGAATGTGACCCTCGTGTTCCAGGAGCTCCTGCGGGCCATCAAGACCTGGAACTCTTCAATTTCCCTCAAAAATACGGAGGCTATCGTCAAGGCTCAACCCCTGTTCCCCAACTTGCTTGCGGCCGTCTTTGTCATCCACGTCAAGATTCTCAGTGCGATCCGGACCGACAAAAAGTCTAAAAAGATTTGCATCAAGCTCCCTCAAAATGACGTGTTTGTCCAGCGGTGCTACGAGGCGTGTGCCAAGGATCTGTACGAGGACCCGTATGTCATCACAGAATTTCACTCGGAAGTTGAGAGGAACGAGAACCTGACCAAGCGATTTACCAAGCACATCATGCAGGTCATCGAGGACCTCGTTCCGACGGCCGAGATTCTGCAGACGTACTTGCCCTTGCCAGCAGCCGGTGAAGACTTGAACCTGGATCACGAGGATGAGGACCCAGAGGCGGACGACGAGGTCCCGGATATGATGAACGAGGACCCCGTCCCGGCCAACGACGGAGAGCCAGCCCCGGAACCAAACATGGAGTTTGGCAAGACTCCAGGCGGTGTCGACAATACGGTCACGGTCAACAACTCCATGACGCCCCCGAACGTTCCGGGCACGACCCCAGCAGGTCCTGAAAATGTCCAGAAAATGGAGCAGAACCTGTTCGATGACGCGGCCGAGTCAAAGGCGTACCCTCAGCGCATTGAAAAACTCGAGTAAATAATCCTCGAAAATACAAATGGAGCAGTACCTCCGTGAACCGTTTGGCGCCGCCGTCTTTGCAGCAGGAGCGACCATTGCGTACATGTACGCCAAGGCAAAGATGAACAACGAGGGCAAGCTCAAAAACTCGGACATGTTCAAGCCGGCGTTTCTAGTGGCTCTGCTCGTCTATTTCATCGTGAGTCAAATTTCAGAAAGTCACGAACAGATATCAAAGGAGCCTTTTTAAACACTTAAGGGTTTTCAAACTAAACTAAATACATATGACCACCGTGAAGGCCTTTAACGAAATGATGGGCCAATTCCTCGACGAGCTTTCATCGACGTTCCCCGAGGAAGAGGCGGTAAAGACGGCGTGTGGAGTCACTCGGACTCGTGAAACCTTCGAGACGTTCATGAAGCAGGTGAGTCCGTACTCGAACGATCTTATGCAAAAGAATGAGGCGTTTTTTTGCGACGAGAATGAGTTTGTGAAGAAGCTGAACCTCAAGGCGCTGTGGACGTCTGAGGGCGTCACTGCAAACACGAAGGATGCCATTTGGCAATACATCCAGACGATGTATATTCTCGGAACGACCATCAATATGTTTCCTCCGGAGACGCTCTCTATGATTGAGACGGCTGCCGAGGCGTGCGCCAAGAATATGCAGGCCCAGGGGCCGAATATCGATGAGCAAACGCTCATGGCCGGAATGAATAATATGCTGACGCAGATGCTCGGGGCAGGACGTCCGCCTTTGCCCCCACGCGGTCCCAAGCCCACCAAGCGTCGGTCGAAAAAGTAATTTCTTTACGAATACTAGAAATGGACCTCGGCCGAGAGATTTTCAAGTCGGACCAGATACTCGTTTTCTGGCCGACGGCAAAGCAGAGCTCCAAGGAGCGTATGCTCGCCACCACCCGTTTCATCATCTACGCCACGTGTCTCGTGTACATCATCAACAGGGACCCGCGTATATTTGCTCTTGGAATCCTGGCCTTGGCTATCCTGTATTACCTCTGGAACTCGAACCTTATTAAAGACTCGAAGGTTCGGGGTGTCTTGGCCGATGGACGCCAGTCGGGCCCTCTTCGGAACCCAGTGACGCTCCCGACGTTCGATAACCCCATGGGCAACGTGCTATTGACTGACTATGCAGACAACCCGGACCGGCCTTCGGCGGCGTGGTACCCCAGCGTGCGGACCGAAGTCCAGAACCAGTGGGACCAGATACACCCGTTCGAGCGCGTCCGTGACGCCGAGCGCAACTTTTACACCGTCGCAGCGACAACCATTCCCAATGACCAGACGGCCTTTGCCGAGGCTTCGTTCGGGCGCAAGTTTGCCCCGATGTGCAAGGACCAGGGCGGACGCGCGTGCGATCCGGACAACTTCTACTTCCACTTCCCGGAAACGACGCAACTGCGTGCCGGCAATGGCGGCGCAGGCACGGGCGGTGGCCGCGGTGCTTAGTTGGGCGGCTTTGCCATCGAGCGCCGAGCCTTTGCGACACTCGCACGAACACTTCTATATACTTTCCCAGGCAGTTGCCTGGCCCGCGCAGCGACCCTCCAGGGCATGGTGGCTGCTCGAGCCGTTCCAACTATCACCGTCTCTCGGGCCTTTTCCTCGAGCGCCTTGAGCTTTGAAACCACAGAAGGCGGAAGCGCCAACTGCGTCTTGACCGAGTACCTGTTCCGAGGGGGCTTCCACTCGTTCAGTATGCGCTTTGCTTCAGCCCGGTACTGAGGCTCGTAGACCCATGCGGGCACATTTCTGTTTGAAATAACAGCCGCACCACGGGCCGCTTGCTCGTGAACAGACCGGGGGAAAATGAGACCCTTGTTCTCGAGGTACCGGACGTCGCTCGCCGTGATGACAGGCAAAGGCACGGGCTCTCCGCGACCCACAGTCACCTTGCGAGACAGCCGGCGCCGATGCGCAGAGGTTGGCTCGTACATTCCCGTCAGGGCGTGACCTCCAGGGAAGAGCTTCCGAGACGGGTTTGGCTTGCGTGCCCGAGGTACGTTATATGCCAAACGGGCCGGAAGCGAACCGTACTTGTAGACGGTCGCCGCAGTCGGAACGTGCTTGACGCTCGAGCCGAGGGGCCACACGGCGATCGCCTTTCCGGGCGCACCGACGTACGGGCCACCAGCACCGCCAGTCAGGGCCAGGAGACCGAGGGCCATCGTTTTAATGCTTGATGGCCGCCGGGGTCGTGGAGGCGCCGCAGACCGGCGCCGAGGCTTTTGAGGACTGTACAGGACGGCCGGTGCAGAACGCGACCGCCGACGTTTCGGTGAACGTTGAAGGACCGCGGGTGCAGACCCGGGCCGCCGAACGCTCTTACTTTTCCGAATAAAATTGAGAGACCGGGCCCGCCGTGCAGACCGCGCACCGCCTGCAGGGGCCGAAACCATTTGTTACTTTGGGTCAATACTTTTTTTCGCCCCTTTTATTAAATATGTCTCGTCTTGACACGAGTCCGAATGTTCTTCAGAAGGGCGTGTGGATCGGACCGGCCCAGGTGGTCCTCGAGGACAAGACGCAGGTGGAGAGCGAGCTCCGTGAGCGTCCCACCACCGCGTGGCGCAAGGATTGGACCGAGGGCGCGTATGACTTTCCCAACACGTACGTGACTCTGCCGCAGCGCGTCATGGAGTGGAACCCCGTCAGCACGTTCACGGACGACCAGAACACGCGCTTCGCTCAGAGATACTTTTCTAAGTAAATGTTAAATGGATCCGTTGGCCTTGGCTGCGGTCGTCGGTCTCGTCTTTGCCGGGAAACGGTTCGCCGAGAGTGAAGACGTGGCTCAGCCCGCCTCCACCCCCGAGTCGCGTCCGGTGCGCCACATCACGCGCCGCGAGGTGGACCTCATGGCCCACCCCGCCGAACACTCGGCCGATTACTTTGACCTCAAGGTTATGACGCCGAATTTGGGTCGGAGAATCGGTGACTGGCGTCTCCAACCGAAGAATGAAATACCGTCTCTCCAGACGCCCGAGCGGACCAATACACGCTTCCCGTATGGCCAGCCCGTGTATGACTTGTACGCTCGTGAGAATATCACCAACAAGATGAACAACCTCCAGCCTATCGAGCGCATGAACGTCGGTCCAGGCCTCGGTCTCGGTCCAGAGGTTCCGGCCGGCGGTGGCTTCCACGACTACTTCCGGGCTCTGCCAAACAACATCAACGAGGAGCGCCTCACGACTCTCAAGGGCTTGCCTGGTCCGTCTAACCCCGTTGTCAAGAACGGTGGTGCGGGTGGCCTCGGCGAGATTACGCACGAGGCCAAGGACACCAAGGCGTGGTACCGCCCGCCAGCCCAGAACCGTGGTGAGGGCCAGGGTGGCGCCTTGACCGGTCCCGAGGGCCGGCCCAAGTTTCTCAAGAATGAGCGCTCGACCATTCGTCAGCAGACGGGCGCCCGTGAGGACACGCTCTCGATGGGTCCGGGCCAGTACAAGGTGACCCAGCCGTACGCGGTTGGGACGACGGCATACACGGACAAGTCTCTGACGCGTGCAAGCGGCCTTCGGTCCAACCCGGACCGCCCCGGAAACGCGGGCCGCATGAACGTTCGCCAAGACCCCGTCAACCAAGGCGGTGCCATGTCTCGCCTCCGGTCCGAGACGGTGCCTTTCCCAGTGCCTCACATGAATGCAGGACGTTTCCAGCAGTACAAGAATGCCGAGTTTTACAAGTTTGACGAGAAAAAGGCCAACCCGAACCCTCTGTCGGACCCGTCCAATTTGGACGTGGCAATTCTCCAACTCGAGAAGAACCCAGTGGCCCTCCCGCCGCTTGCGGTGGTTTAAAATAATCTAAACGTATTGTAAAATGAGCGGCGGCGTCGTTCAACTTGTCGCAACTGGTGCTCAGGACGCATGGCTGACGGGCAAGCCCGAGATTTCATTTTACCGCTCCAACTACAAGCGGTATACCCACTACGCCAACTCTGTTGAGCGACAGATTATCCAGGGGCAGCCCTCGGCCGGAGGCATCTCGACCATCCGTTTCGAGAAGAAGGGTGATTTGATGAACTACACGTACCTGACGGCCCGTGATTCCAACGGGTCTTCTATTTACAACCTGGACTGGTCCAAGGTTATTGATAAGGTGGAGCTCCTGATTGGTGGTCAGGTTATCGATACCCAGGACTTTGAGTACTCCACGGACATTGAGCCCGTGACTGGTGCGCAGACCTTTTCCAATCGTTTCCTAAATAACAACTCGTCGGGTCCGACCAGCCAGAAGAACGTGTTTTACCCGTTCAAGTTTTTCTTTTGCAAGGACTGGTCTGTGTCCCTGCCCCTGGTGGCGCTCCAGTACCACGATGTCGAGATTCGCATCACGTGGTCAGCGAACCTGGGTCAGACGATCAACTTTGGCCCGACGACGCAGCCGCTCCTGTCCACCTTCCCCCAGGCGACCGGAAACGTACTGTCCGTTGGGAACGGCTCGGTGGTTGGTGCCAACACGGCGAATGTGGTCTTCCAGCAGTCCACGGGCCCTCTGTTCCCGGGCTCTCTGGTCGTGGGCCCTCTGAGCAACGTGCAGGCCAATGTGGCGGTCATCCAGGCAACTTCCAACTCTCTGTCGAACGCGGTCGTTGCTTTTGCCAACACCGCCACGGCGAACATCATCACTGGTACGTTCGGCTCGGGCGCTTCGTTCGTGGCGAACATCTACGCCCCGGTGACCGCGGCCCAGGTGCCTCTGGCTGCCACCATTCCCCTGGGAGCTACTTCGGCAGCCCTGACGTTCAACTCCTTCTCGAGCCCCACGTCTGGTGTCGGCGTTGCTCTGGGTCAGTACGTTGCGGGTCTCCCCGTGTCTGGCCCGGCGTACGTGTCGAGCGTGTCTAACGTGGCCTCTGGAAACGTGACCGTGTCCTTCCCGGCGCAGGCGGCGGCGACCACCGTGACGGCCGGCACGACCGTGGGTTTCTTCCCGGGCACGGCGACCAGCTCTCTGACCTACTCGGGTCTGCAGTTCCAGTGCTGGACCAACTTTGTGTACCTGGACCAGACTGAGCGCGACTACTTTGCCAAGACACCCCAGGATCTGCTGATCACCCAGGTGAACCGCGTGACCCTTCTGAACAACCCGGTCCAGGAGATTGCCTTGGCCCAGCCAGTCAAGTTCCTGGCCTTCCCGTCCGTCAACTACGGCAGCATCTGGGCCAACGGTTCCAACTCTCTGAACGCCCTGAACTACCAGCTGAAGACCCAGGTCAACGGCGTGGACGTTGGTGAGTTCCGTTTCATGCCCCAGTGGGTCGACCTGCCCCAGTACTACAACACGCCCTTTGGCTACAGTCACAACCAGGCCATTGCGAACGTGGCCATCATCAGCTACTGTCTGGACACGTCCAAGCTGCAGCCGACCGGCACGCTCAACTTTAGCCGTATTGACACGTTCCGTCTGGTGGCGCCCCCGACGCTGCCGAACGGTATTCAGGGTCTGGCCAACTCGGGTATCAACTACCCGGTCCAGTACCTGTACGCGGTCAACTACAACGTGCTCCGGATCCAGAATGGTCTCGGTGGAATTTTGTACGCGAACTGAATTTTTTTCAGCATAAAGAATACCAGCGTTTCGGGATTATGGATACTAAACAGTGTCTTCATTGTTATATTCATAGATCCAATGAAGATTTCATAAATGAATATGGAAAGACATTGAAAACGTGTATCAAATGTCGTTTAAGAGGGCGGCGCAATGACAAAAGACCAGAAAGACAGAATAGATATCCGTGCAAAAAATGTAATAAACAACCTTCATTCAACTTTCCAGGTGAGAAGACTCCGGCGTATTGTGCAGACCACAAGGAACTGGGTATGATAGATGTGAGGTCTCAAAAGTGTGCCCACCCTGAATGTTTCAAGCAGCCGTGTTTCAATTTGCCAGATCAGTTACTCGGAGTGTTCTGTGCAGTTCATAAAACACAAGAAATGGTGAACGTTCGGGAGAGGCGGTGTGAGCACACCGACTGTGTTCGAAAACCCGTATATAACTCACCCGATGAAAAACGAGGTCGGTTCTGTAAAGAACACAAGACGGAGAATATGGTGGACGTTTTGTCATTGCGATGTGGTCACGAGGGGTGTTTTAAAAGAGGTAATTTCAACTTCCCAGGGGAACCTCCGCGCTTTTGCGGAAGTCATAAGGAACAGGGAATGATAGACGTGAAGACCCCCAGATGTCGTGCAGAAGGATGTATGACTGTTCCAGTGTTCAATATTCAGGGTCAAAAGCGAGGAATGTTCTGTAGTGCACACAAGACTGATGAGATGATTGACGTGAAAAATGCTCGCTGCAAAACACCCATGTGTGACATTATACTAGGTGGAAAGTCTGAGAGAGAATACTGCACCCGTTGTTCTGCTTACCTGTTCCCAGACAAACCATCCCGTTTCAAAACACGTGAACTCAAACTCAAAGAGTACCTGTTGGAGACCTATCCGGACAAGACGATAGTTCACGACAAACGAGTCGAGTGCCACTTGTACAGGCCCGATTTCGTATTCGATATGGGCTCTCACACAGTCGTCATAGAACTCGATGAGAATCAGCACAAGACGTACGACACGTCATGTGATAACAAGCGCCTCATGAGTATTTTTCACGGTCTGGCATCCAGACCAATGGTCATGCTTCGTTTCAACCCAGACGTTTACGATTCAGTTCCAGGATGTTTCAAAAAGGACGGTCAGTTGACGGGGTCAGGAAAAGAGTGGAAGAAGCGGACCGAGAACCTCAAAGAGAGAATAGACTTTTGGTTGAAGACTCCCCCAGGGCGTGAAATAACAATAGAGCATCTTTTCTTCGATACGAATTAGAGATGCAGCTTTGGCATTGGCTCCTCTTATTGGGTCTCGTATTTCTCGTCACGTACAACCCTCGCACGGGAAATCTTGCGAGTTTTTTTGCTTCAGAAATATCAGTAGAGGATGGAGTCCCCGCCTCGAGAGCGCCACAAGGCGATAGCAATACCGATGAGCACAGTGAATGATACTCCTCACTTTTTGATCGTCCATGATCGGAGATACCGTGAATGGACGTTCGTCACGGGCGGGTGTCGCCGACGCGAGGTTTTCAACCCACTTCGATGTGCGGTTCGAGAGCTCGAAGAAGAAACACGAGGCACGATAAACTTAAAAAAGGGTTCTTACGCCTATTTTAAGTTTGTCACTGATACTCCCGAACCACGGGATGTAGAGGATGGAGTCCCCGTTGTAAACCATTACCACGTGTACATTTTTGACTTGCCAATGACAGTCCTCGAGCACAAGCACATCGTCAGACGGTTCACAGAGGAAAAGGAGAAAATGGAAGGGAACGTTGTACCCTTTCGCAAAAACTATGACGAGAATGACGACTGTAAGTTTGAGAGTCTCGAGTCTATCCAGAGTCGTTCGAACCTTTGGCCAATGATACGACAGCACGTTTTGAGCAACCCAGAGTTCCACCATGCACTTCGGTCTGCCAAGACTCCGTTCAATTTACGTTCTTAATTCTGTTCGGACTTACTAGAGATGACACGCTCCAAGGTGGAGTTTGCGACGATCCTTGCAAGCCTTCGTGGTCGAGGTGAGGATCCTCAGAAGCTTGCCCAAGATATGACGCTCCGTCGTTTGTGCTACGAAATTGAAAAGGCTGAGGCTGAGGCGGAGGCTCGAGCCCCTCCGGCCCCGGCGCCCAAAAAGACGACCAAGGCACCCAAGTCTCTTTGGGATCGAATTACCTTAGAGAATTCAGACGATGATTAGCCAATGGAAAAATGGAAGGTCCCCAAGGGGGCCGGGACCCACATCCTCATGGACGGAGGCATCTTGTCCGTTCCGTATGAAGAGACGGATGACTTTTGTCGAGTCTATGTGGACCTGATCAATTCAGGATCGAAATTGTACGTGGTCGAGCAAAAGACGGAAAACTTTCGGTTCTTTGTAGACTTGGACTACAAGGCTCCGGAGAAACTCAAGGATGAAGACTTGCTCCACTTTTGCTCCATCATTCATGAGGCTCTTGATACTGACTCTCGGTGCCTTATCGCTCGGGCCCGACCACGGTCTGTGGGGGACGGACTCATCAAATCGGGTGTCCATATCCACTGGCCCGATCTGGTCGTCAACAGAATGAAGGCGCTCAATTTGAGAACAAAAATCATCGAACGTCTCGGTGAAGGACCATGGGACCAGGTGATTGATGCGTCAGTCTATGGAGGGTCCGGTCTCCGTATGCTTTGGTCGCACAAGAAACCCACGGGAGACCCCTACGTTCCGTGGCGTCAGCTCCACGGTCCCGAACTTCCCAAGGACCCGAGCGTCGACTTTCTGCGTCTCTTTTCCGTGCGTACAGACGAGCCTGTGCGTGAGGCCGAGTCGCTCGTGAACGTTGCTCATCTCGAGGAATTTATTCAGAGATATCTCCCAGGCCAACGCAAGGCTCGCATCAAAAAGGTCCAGAGGCACGAGCACGATGGATGGTTCGCCCAGACGGACTCGCGGTTTTGCGAACGCATCAAGACGGAGCACAAGTCGAACCATATATGGTTTTCTATACACTCAGGAAGGATATCCCAGAGGTGTCTGGATGAGCAATGTGCCGAGTTCAAAGGGTCCGAACATATTCTTCCTCCATCAATAGTAGAACAGCTCGAAGATGTTGCTGTTGTGGGTAGTCCTTCTCGTTCTTTTCTTATGGATGTTTTTCCCAATAGGCGGGCCCGGTGAAAAGTTTAACAAGTACAAAAAGATGGTCCACGTGTACTCTGGACTCGATCCGGAGAGCTGGAAGCGGTTTCTACACAACCTCGGGGCGTTTGAGACGCTTTTGCGCGTTCCAGAACTCGAAGGGGCTGCAAACGCCCTGTACAAGACGCTCGAGAATGTACGGGACATGGGACTCGGGATACGACGATCAGACGACTCGCACTACTCAGAGGAACTCGAGAACATAGCGAACCAGCTCGGGTACGAAGGTGAAACGGTAATAAACCAAATTGCCCTCAAGAATGGACTTCAGTTCTTCCCCAAGTACTTAAACGAGACGCTTGATGAATACCCAGATAATGGCCCCGCCTTCATCCCGAGTAGAGTCCGATCCCACGGGCAGTGAATCTGCTCGGCAGATTCACGCGTCTAACCCCAGTCCCGCAGGGATTGTCCTCCCCGAGTCGTCCACCCGCACGCGCTCCGGGCGCGTGTCCAAGCCCCCGGTTCGTTACGAGCCCGTCGAGCAGGTCGAGGACGATTACGCAGATGACGACTACGACACCGACGAGAGCGACGTCTCTTCGACCATTTCGAGCGATTCCGACGAGGAGGAGATTGACGAGAGTGACGCCGATGATGACGGAAATTTGGACGGCTTTGTAGTGCCAGATAAAACGGAGAGTGACGTTTCAGACAGTGACGACGATGGAGAACCTCCCGTTCCTGTCAAAAAGCAGCGACCAGCAGTTAAGAAGCGACCGGCCGCCTTCCGAAAGTGAGTGGCCGACGCAACAGCAGCCTCGCTTTGAGCAACAGTACGAGCCTCAACAACAAAAGCCCGACATCTTCGATAGCCTCAAAGCGAACCCGATGAGTTTGGTTCTTTTGGGTATTATCATTGGTGTTCTTATTGCAAACATGCGACCGGTCATCATTCAACCTAAGTAGCCGGTGGAGGGGCCGGCATGGTGTCCGGGGTCACAGTGTCTATAACATACATATTCGCCGCACCTGAACGAGAATCGACTCCAACAAAATCACCAATAGGGCCTGTGCGTCCTGCATACACGGGCTCTTGCAAAAACCCAACCCACGGATTCTCCCGAATCTGTGAGTTTGGTTCCATATCGCGAAAAACTTCAAACTGGTTGTCGTAGGCTGCGACTGGTTTTGATACTCTGTCGGGTGTTCTGTGCGTGAACGTTATGAAACTGAACCACACGAGCCACACGACTATCGCGAGCCCTATGATTGTAAATATCATTCCTGTTATTTGTACTGAAAAAAACTAAACGAGCTTGGGGATCGGGGGCATGTCGGCCACGGCCGGGGGCGGGGCATCCTTGAGAGCCTCCTCGGCAGCCGCCTCGGCCTCCTTGCGCTTCTTGACCTCGGCCGCAACGCGCAGGTCCGCCATGGCGACCAGCTCGTCGATGGTCTTGTCCGGGTACTCCTTCTTGAGGTCGTCCAGGTAGTCCGAGGGGTGCGGAATGGGCGGAACGTCAGGCTTGGTGTAAAACTTGCTGTTCTCGTCGCCCGGCTCGATGAACGGGAACTGGCCCGGCTGGGGCTTGGCCATCATGTCGCGCTTGCGCTTCTCGAACATTGCTGCGGCGGCCGCCTGGTTCTGGCGGTACTTGGTCATAATCTCCTCGAGCTTCTCGTTCTGGTAGTGCACGTCCTCGATAGCATCACGGTCCGGGGGAATCAGGAGCCACTTGTACATGTCCACCACGTAAATGTCGACCAGGGCATCATCCTTCTGCAGACGCTTGGCGTGGTCCGCAGCCTCCTCGCGAGACGGGAAACACCCACGGATCTTCAGACCCAACTTCTCATTCTTCTGAGGCAGATCGGGACCCACAAACGACACGCACGCGAAAAGCTGGCCTGGCACAGTCAGGTAGTCCTGCACGAGAGTACCCATTTAAAAGAGACGCGCGCTAATTTTTTAAGTATCAAAACGCACTCATGGACGCTCTTCGCAAATTGCACAACGATTGCAAACGTGAGCTTATCCAAAAGTGGGTCGTGCGAGGTGACAGGATTCTCGACTGTGGGTGCGGTCGCGGAGGAGACTTGCACAAGTGGAAGGCGTCTGGGGCTATCGTCTTTGCCATCGACCCGGACGAGGCGTCCCTACGAGAGGCTGAAGAGCGAGCCTTCAACATCGGTCTGAGCGTGTGGTTCCTCGGTCAGGGGACTATAATTCAGGCGGCATTTGCAGGACCTTTTGACGCCGTCTGTTACAACTTTTCGATTCACTACATCTTCGAGGATGATGACACGTACCAAAAGTCCATCAAGGCGCTGGGAGCTGCCGTGAGACGGGGCGGGTACCTGTTTGGTATCACACCCGAAAAGGATCGTATTCAGTCCGTTACGGATACACACGGTCATTTCAAGGACCGTCTTGGGAACGAGTGTACGCTGTTCCAGGGTGGTCGTCGGGCACTCGTGCGTTTGGCCGACGGACCTTTTTACGCTGACGGCGGGCGTGAAGAGCCCGTGCTCGAAGCGACGCGGCTTATCAAGGACCTCAGCACGGTCGGGTTTGAGCTCGTCGAGTGGAGTCCGATGATCAAGAGACCCAATGGACTCATTTCAGACATTTACTCGTCGTTTGTGTTCAAAAAAGTCTCTGAGTAAATCAGGAACCATGATCTGGGCCGTGGTCATGGTCGTCATGTACCTCGCAATTATAATCACAAATAGGGAGCCACCCATGCTGGTCGAACTCAAACGACGGTACTTGACCCTGTGTCGCGTCCTGCGTGAAAGCAAAGACCCCTTGTGGAAGCCTGTACTCAAGCCTGCCATCATCACGGGCATGTACGGGAAAAAGGACGGGGTCATAGGATCCAACGTGAACAAAGGGTACGAAATTTACATCTGTCTGGACGGAGACGATGTAAACTCGGCAATGTACGTGCTCATTCACGAGCTTGCACACATGTCGGTTCCGGAATATGACCATACAAACCATTTTTGGAAAAATATGAAAAAACTCAAAGACATTGCTATTCAACACGGACTCTATGAGAAACGGGGTTCACGCAAGTACTGTGGAGATACGGTGAGGGACTAGTCCCGAGGGGAACGGCTACGGAGTAGCCGAGTCTCTCGTACTCCGCGGATCACAACCGCTGCGCGGTTGGTCTCACTCACTTCTCCGCCAGCAGCTGGCGCGCAAAGTAAAACACGATGGCCGCGACCAGGGCGCTCACGAGCAGACCGGTCATGGACGTGTCGCCCGATTCCGTCATAAATTTAGGAACCATAGAGGCCAGCTTGCCCTGCACGGGCTTGGAAAAGGCGATGACGGCCGCAACACCTGCAAGAGCCGCGTAGTACTGCTCGTCCGTGAGACCGAACGGGTTCTTGGACTCCTTGCCCTCACCCTTGGACCGACGCTCGGTCTTGACGTTGCCCTTCATAGGCATGGAGGGCGGGCCCATCATCTCGTCCTGAATCATCTGACCGGGGCCGGGCATAATCTCCTCGATGGGTGTCGCAAACTCGGCCATTTGTGATTCGTCAACGTTTTTTTCAGGCTCAAAATCTTTCAAAAGACCCTGGGGTGGGCCCTTTTTCTTGTCAGTCTCTTCAAGGGCCTGAATAGGCGTCGACATGGAGTCTGCAGTGTTCGGGTCGTAACTCTGCATTTATTTATGATGTCTTTTTTACAACGACTGTTCCGCCGCGGCGTCGGACTTCCTCTGCAGGTCCCCGAGCCGCTGCGGCCCTTGGGTTATAGTGTCTCTGATGGTACTGCCAAAAGGCGGCAGAACCGACACGAAAGTTACGGCGGATAGGCGCCTTGTACCAGAAGATACAGTCTTGGATCCTATTACTCTTGCTTGTGTTATCTAGGACCAGACACTCGTAGTTTTCCGTACAGGCGTCCATCACTTGGCAAAACTGGTCAAAGGTTGGGAACACGCCGAAGAACGCCTTGTACAAGTTTTCACGGTTCTGACGGACGTTGTCTCGGAGCGCAAACACATAGTCCACGTTGGTCCGAATCATAGGGGTCATGTCCATACAGTACTGTGTGGTCATCATGAAGAATATCTTCCAGTGGCGTCCGTTCATAAAGAGCTGGCGGATACACGTGTCTCTCATAAAGGACCGATCATACATGCAATCGTCCATAAGCAGAAAGACGGCCGGGGTCCGGTCTTTTCCAAGCTTGGCCACGAGCCTCTTTTGGCGCTCGATGAGCTTTTCGACCGCCGGTCTGTTATAGTCGCCATACACGAACAGGTCCGGAATGAACTGCTTATAGTGTCCGTTTCCATCCTCAGTCCCCGAAAGGGCGATACCGGCCGGTAAGTGCTTTTTGTGCCACAAAATGTCCGTGACGAGCGTCGACTTGCCCGTTCCACGCTTACCAATAAAGACGCAGACTTTGTCGTCGCCCATGCGAGACGGATCAAACTTTTTGAGCTGAAGCGCCATCCTTCAATTTATGGACAAAATTGGGAGTGGGCTGGGGCGCGGTGCGAGACCGAGCCCGAAGTAGCGTGTTCCGGCCCTCTTTTCTTTTCCCCGAACTTACTAGAGATGTCCGCTGGATACATCCAGTTGGCCGCACTTGGTACACAAGACATTTACTTAACAGGTGAGCCCCAAGTGACATACTTTGCCGGTGTGTACCGCCGACACACACCCTTTGTGCTCGAGGCATATGACATTCCTTTTCTGGGCCAAAATGTGAATTTCGGATCAAAATCCATCTGTCGCATCCCACCCCAAGGCGACTTGATCCGGGCCATGACGCTCAAGATGACCTTGCCCCAGTTGTCAAACGCCCAAACCGTCACAAACTGGTACTGGCCCATTCCACCATCAGCCTCGAACGTGGCCCAGATTGTCATCAACTCGTATAACAACGCTGCAAACACAGCCCCGGGAGGCGGTATCACGTGGTACTCGACGTATAACCTCACGGCTCCAGGAACGGACCAGTGGCTCTTGTCAACTGCAGGCACAAACGGCCCCTTGTCCAACTGGATAACGTACAGTAACTCTGTCAACAAGTTTACATTCTCAAACGTGGGCGGAGGAGCCTTGACGTCCATTTGGGTCCGACCATCCTCGGGTACAAATCCGCTCACAAATTCGGGTGTGTTCTGGGGTCTCGATCCGCTCCAAGCAAACGTGGTCGTGTCCAATACCCAGACGGTCGGAAACATATGGTACGGATACGCCGTGACCAACAACACGTTCACGTGTCCCTTGACACTCGAGCAGTCTGGATGGTTCACAAACCCGACGAGCGGTCTCCCACCGGCCGCATCGCGTACGGGTCTCTTTCTCCAGTCAAACTCGGCCGTCTCCATCGGGTCTGGCCTCACGTACCTGAACTTGAGTGCCATCGATACGAACGGTGCAAATTTGTGGACAAATTGGGACTTTTCACCTTCATTCTCCATCACGCCCGGTGGACGCATCAACTTTAGCTCGACCGGGCTCTACATGATCAAGGTGGGTCTTGGACTCACGACCGGGTCTGCATCGAACGTCTCGTGGGGCACATCCACATCGGACGGGTCACCGGGCGCGACGCCGACCCTGTCCGCCTCGTACGAATGGCGCGTGTCCCCGAACCCCTCGTCCCCGGCCGTGTTCCCCTTGTCCATCTCGTCCACGTCATCGAACCTGTACCTGTACACGTCCGGCTCGGGAGCGACCATCGCCGCCAATTCGTACATTGCCGTAAACTCCATAGACGACTACTTTTTGCTCACGAGTAACATCCCACAGTATCAAAACCCCCAAAAGATACCTTTCGTCGGGAACATCTTTTCGACCGGGTCAGCCACCACGAGCAAGCTCACGGACGGGTCCTTGACCTTTACGTTTGCGACTCAGGGTACGTACTTGCTCACGGGCGTGGTCCAAATGTCAAACGGTTACGTGCTCAGCTCGACAGTCGCAGAAGGGGCGAACATCGTGTACACGTACGACATGTCCTCCCAGGGTCGCGATCCGACGTTCGCCTTCAGTATGCCCGTCATTGTCACGGACACGGCCCGCAAGTACTACATCAACGTGGCGTGCTCAAACACCACGGCGAATATCCAGTCGGGGTCCTTTTACACGGTCCAACAAGTGGGTATTCCGGCCAACTCCATCACGGGGACCCAGGGTATCTTGCCTTGGTCTGGTCTCACCTTTCAGACAGCCTCGACGACCCTCTCGAGCCCGCTCAGGCTCAACACGTCCGATTTCACGTCGAACGGTTACGTGTACATCGAAAACCTGGCCGGGACCACAAACCTCACATTTTCGAACGCAGGGACGTACATGCTCACCGGGGCTCTGTGCACGGCCGATCAGGTGACATCCATCAGCATCAACACGGCAAGCTACGTGAACGGCATCACGTCCAACATTGTGACGACGTACCCCGTGAGTCTCGGCCTCCGGCCTCCGTACACTGTGAATATTCCGTTCCGCGTCGCCAACTTGACCACGACAAACACGACCATCACAGTCACGACCAACGGAGTCACGTCGAGCCCGAACATATTCTCAAACACATTTTTGACGGTTGTTCCTTTTGCAGTCAATGCAACCGCCGTGACGCAGTTTTCGTACTATGACTCGGTCGGCACGCTCGCCATTCAGTCAGCCGAGCTCAAGATTGGGGGTCAGTCTATCCAGACCTTGACAGGCGAAGCCATAGAACTCTGGAACGACCTCAATATTTCATACGAAAATCAGCCGGCCCTCACGGTCATGACGGGCAAGCGCGACGGGTCCAACGCCATCACGCAACGGACGTACTATGTCAACTTGCCCTTTTACTTTTACGGCTTTCCGGAGTTGTCCATTCCGGTCGTGGCGCTCGACCGCCAAGACATTGAGGTCCACGTCACTTTCAACAACTTTTCAAACCTGACATCCATCACGGCGCTCCAGAACCCGAACCTGGCGACACCGCCCTTGTACGCCACCATCATCACAGAGTACGTGTACCTTGCACAGCCCGAAATCAACTGGTTCAAGAATAACCGCATAGAACACGTCATTACTCAGTGGCAGTACCAGACGTATCAGCTCGCCGCGGGGTCGGCCGGGGGCGTGTTCGCCTTGCCCTTCATCAACCCCGTTCGGGAACTCTTTTTCATCGTTCAGAACAGTACGGCCAATCCGTACGACTATACAAACTCAGGGTTCTTGAGTCTGGGGCTCACGTTCAACGGCTACGACGCCTTTACGAGCACCACGACTGACGCCATATACATGGGGACCCTCGAACCCTATACCCACTATCCAACCTTCCCTTCCCGCAAGTTTTACATGTACTCGTTCTGCACAGACCCGAACACGTCCAAGCCGACGGGTTTCGTCAACTTTAGTCGCATTAAGCAGATTCTGTTGTCTCTGAACCTCGACCCGACTCGAAACGTCGCACGCACGTTCAGGGTCCTCGGGGTCAACTTTAACGTCTTGCGTATCGAGAATGGGCTCGCTGGACTGATGTATAATTCTTCCTAGTAATAAGTAGTATGGCTGGCCGAGCCAGTTTAGCCTTTCTCGGTCAAGAGGATGTGGTCCTCAGTAACCTTCCGGAAGTGACATATTTCATCGAAAAATATACGGGCTACACTCAGTTTGCTTTCCGGGTCGACGAGGTCCAGTTCCAAGCCGACTATAACACCTTTGGGACCGAGAGTTACTCCGTCTTGCCCAAGTCTGGGGACCTCATCACTGGGATGCACCTCAGGGTAACAATGCCCCCTCAAATACCTCCAGGAACTTCAGTTTTGAGCTCCACGGGGACTCTGATGATCAAGTACCTGGAACTGTACGTCGGGTCTCAGCTCATCGAGCGGCTCTGGGGTGAGTACATTGAGATGAAGATGGACCTCGAGGTCCCGGCGTCAAAGCAGGCGGCTCTGGCGGCGCTCACGGGCAAAAACGTCACGACGGCCCTCGCATCGTACCTCGTGCCCATTCCGTTCTCGTGTATCGAGCGTGGGTTACCGCTGTGCGCCATAGAAGAGGATGTGACGGTCCGTATCGTATGGTACCCGGCATCCTATTTCTCCGGGGGCCGGGACCCCATACGCTTCGACTCTGTGCTCAACGTCGAGTACACGTACCTGTCCAAGGGGGAGGTGGAGCACCTCAAAAAGACGCCCCAGCTCTTCATTTTTGAACAGTGTCAACGCGTGGAGTTTTTCACGCCCCAGGGGACTAATACAGTCACGTGTCCCCTCCAGCTCGTCAACCCCGTGAAGGAGATTTACTTTGTTATTCAAAACTCATCGGCCCGAGGGTACGACTATTCGAACGTCTCAGGTGGGACCACGGAACAGTTGTCCAATTTGGCCCTATATTTCAACACGACCGAACGTATCCAGGTCCAGGTGGGGACGCCCACGTTCCTTCGGTACATCCAGGCACTCGAGAATCACACACGCATACCAGACCGGTTGTTTTACATGTACTCGTTTAGTCTTGACCCCGAATCGCCCGCACCGAGCGGTCACGTAAACTTTTCAAGAATTCCTCAGCAAATTTTGAACATAAGTTTGAACCCAAGCACGGACAATAGGAACATTATGATTTATGCATCAAACTACAACTTTTTGGGTGTCGACAAGGGTAAAGTAACACTTCTGTTCCCCAATTTTGAGTCTTAAAAGGACAGGGCGCTTCAGAAACCAATGGAGGACCAGATCCTCGAGACGGGTATGGATATCTTTTTGCCCGTTATGGAATCGGCGACTGTTTTGGCGGCGCACTACGCCAAGGCGTGTGGTCGAGATGTGGTTCTCGCGGAGGACATGAAGTACGGACTCATGTACGCCGCGAGAAACGTGACAGGAAAGCACTTGGGGTCTTTGTACCCAGAGGTCTACGAGGACGAGGACGAGGACTCACGGAGTGAGTCCGAGGGAGACCCGGACGGAGAGTCGGACCCTGACGGGTCCGACTCGGCTAGTTCCTGGGAGACTGTATCAGACAGTGAACTCGTCTGGACCAGATACGAGGGTACGGACGATTTGGCCCTCAAGTTGAACGAATGCGCAGATACGTGGGACGCGTGGGAACCCGAGTCTCCAGCCGAGCGTGCGATCAAAAACGCCATCGAAAAGGGGAAGTAAAATACAGATGGACCTCGAAGACTCCGATTCTTCGGACGATGAGGACACGGGGCCGAGGTACTCGCGCATCTTGAAAGAGGAGGAGTACGAGGACGAGGACGGCCCACAAGGCTGGGACGGGAAGGGTCTCGAGGACAACTTTGAGAGCCAGGAAGGCGTAGTTCCTTGGGACCCCAGGGAAGCATCATATTTTTTTCCAATCAAATAGTAAAATGTCTGGCATGCTCACCGGTATCGCGACCCAGCTCGAGGCTCAGTCCCTGAACTCCATCATCGCCGGTTTCTCCTTTGCGAGCGCCATTGCGTGGATGGACGTTGTCCGTTGGCTGATTAGCCAGGTTGTGCAGGTCCAGAAGAGCGGCGGCCAGTACTACCTGCTGAGCGCCCTGTTCACGACTCTGCTGGCCATTGTCGTGTTCATGCTCGTCAAGGCGTTCGTGCGCAACGTCGAGATTAAGGAGCCGGGTGCTCCTCTGTACGCCGTTACCCGGGCTTAGGCACGGGAACCCCGACGGGGGCCGCCGGCGGTCTCGGCCAGTTTTTATAGGCTATAGCAAACCCCAAAAGTACTAAAATAATAAGCGTCCATGGAACCTTGAATCGCTTCGGCTTTTCAGGGGGCGGAGGCGCGATGGTCATCGCTTCCACAATGCGTCGTATCTCGACGTCTTGTAGAGGTGGCACGGGCTCGGGGATCTTCTGGTACTCACAGTGGAACCGGAGCGTAAATGCATTGTTATCAAACCCTTGAAAGTTCAAAAGCTGACCTTTCGAGTCGGTCCAGCGAATCGTCAGGCGCTGTATTTTCGGAATTGGGGTCGTAAATTGGATCCATTGTTTATAGTCGGTCGTCTCTTTGTAGTTTTTGATGCACCCGGAGTTGACGTCCAAGGGTATCATACCGAACGTGCTTCGGATGGTTGACCCCTCGGTCGTGTTGCCTATGAGCTTCTTGGCATCGATGACGCTCGTGGTCCGGAGTTCATCAATATCCAGAAACACGTACTCGTTTGTGGCCATATCTGCAAGTGTCGGAGCCTTGTAGAGCCACTTTCCCGTGTACGTGGGGTCCGAAGCAAAGACCGGGTCCGACGAAGCGGCAAAGGACGCGAGGGAACCAGACGGAACGCCCAGGAGTCTCTGCATCTCGGTCGTCTTTGCTTGGACGTTGAAGCTTACAGAGGATGTGAAGAGGAACCGGCCTTCGTTTGGTAAAAAGCTCAGGCCAAAGAGCGATCCTCCAGACGAGTTGACGAGGGCCGTGGCGAGTCCATAGGCCGAGTAGTACCCCGGAGCGATACTCACATTTGATCCGTTAAATGAAAGCACGTTTGATCCGCTCGTCAAGTTGTACATTGAGTTTGGAACTTTAGCAGCGACCAGGTCCACTTGGACGACCGAGTGTAAAGGGGCCGTCAGGTGGAGCGTGTACGAGTTCCCTGATGGATACAGGGTCACGTCGCGGTTCGTCGAGTCGACATAGACGTACTTGACCGGCTGAGAGTCGTCGGCCATTTACTACTAGAACTTGTTAAAATAAGGAGCGACCCTAAACTCGGTCGATGGGACTGGTGTTGTGGTGTTGAGCACGGCGACGTTCGTGGCGTTACACGGAACAAGCACAACCCGACCGTCGACCGAGAGACACGCCCCGGCCCATGCGTTCGAGGTGGTCCCTCCCCTGTTCGGAATTATGTTTGAAAATGTGAGCGTCGCGGGGTTGACCAGACCTATGTTTGAGTTTGTGAATGGTGCACAGGCCACTTGGCCGTTGGGCAAGAGAACACCCCCTGCAAAGCCGCCACCGGCTCCACGACCCACCTGGATGTTTGACCACGTGGATGTGCTTGGGCTAAAGACGACCACGTTCGCGGCGGTATATGGCACGCACACGACGTTACCATTCGGAGTCAAGACGCCCCCGAAAAACCCAGAGCCTATGGTGACTGTATTGGAAACTGTCCCGGTCGCCGGACTAAACTGGACGATGTTTGACGCCGCGCCAAAGGGGATACACACGACGTTGCCGTTGGGCAAGAGGACACCGCCCGCGAGTTGGGGGGCCGTTGTGCTGATTTGGGCCAGATTTGCAAAGGTGGCGGTCGAGCCGTTATACGAGCACACGTTGAGACTGTTCCACGGGACCATGGTTACGTTCGAGTACCCGTCCAAGACGGCACCTGCAAAGGCCCCCGAGGGACACCCATGGGCGTAACTGTTCGAGAACCTGTATCCCTCTGGGTCGAAGATGCCTATATTTGCACTGGTAAATGGAACACACACGATGTTTCCAGAAGGGGCCTGAACACCCCCAAAGTACAGACCGTTGGCCCACCCGCTCGTCGGGGTCAAGGCGTCACCCGAGGGTGTGATGGTCGAAAACTGATTCGTTGCCGGGTAAAACACGCCAAAGTTGTTGGCCGAGTATGGCATGAAAAGGACTCGCCCGTCAGCCATGGTCACCGACCCGACGTAGGCGTTGCTTCCTGCAGGTCCGGAGGCGATATTGGAAAAGATGGGTCGGGATGCAGGGCCCCAGAACGAGCTCTGTTGAGACACGACGTTTGTCTGGGCTGATATCCAGGCTTGGATGGTCGTTGCGTTCGACGTATCTGGACGCAAGTGTGGCCCGCGACGCGTCAAGTCTTCGGAGTAGTACAGGTTTGTCGTCGTGACCGTGTTTTGGACGTACAAGTTCGAGGCGCTCACGAGATTCAGACCGAGGTGGGCACCATACAGGTTCGTGGAGACCACGGAGTTCTGGACGTACAAGTTTGATGCACTCATGAGGTTCTGTCCGAGGTGGGCGCCATACAGGTTCGTGGAGACCACGGAGTTCTGGACGTACAAGTTCGAGGCGGCCACAAGGTTCTGTCCGACGATGTTGCCGTACAAGTTCGCCACGACCACGGAGTTTTGGACATACAAGTTCGACGCGGCCACAATGTTCTGACCAAGGACCGCCCCAAAGAGGTTTGTGGAGACGACGGAGTTTTGGATGTACAGGTTCGAGGCTGCGATCAAGTTCTGACCAAGGACTGCCCCAAAGAGGTTCGTGGAGACGACGGAGTTTTGGACGTACAAATTTGATCCTGAAATTGTGTTCTGACCAAGGACCGTGCCAAAGAGGTTTGTCGAGACCACAGAGTTCTGGACATACAAGTTGGAGGCCGCCACGAGGTTCTGACCCAGGACGGGTCCATACAAGTTGGCCGAGACGTTAGAGGCTGTGACGGCGTTCTGGACATACAAGTTCGAGGCCGCGATCAAGTTCTGACCAAGGACCGCTCCAAAGATGTTTGTAGAGACGACAGAGTTTTGGATGTACACATTTGATCCTGAAATTGTGTTCTGACCAAGGACCGCCCCATACAGGTTGGCTGCGACAACGGAATTCTGGACATACAGGTTCGAAGCGCTCACGAGGTTGGTACCTGCAAGTACGCCAAAGAGGTTCGTGGAGACCACTGAATTCTGGACGTACAAGTTTGAACCCGTGATGAGATTCTGGCCGAGGACCGCGCCGTACAGGTTCGCCGTGACAACTGAATTTTGGACATACAGGTTGGAAGCCGTCACGAGGTTCTGACCCAGGAGCGTCCCAAAGAGGTTCGACGCGACAACGGAATTCTGGACATACAAGTTTGAACCTGTGATGAGATTCTGTCCCAAGAGCGCGCCGTACAGACCGGTCGTTGCCGATACGTTAGCAGTTGTGATTGAGTTTTGGACGTACGCATTTGAGGCGGAAATTGTGTTTTGACCTACGAGTGCCCCGTAGAGCGTCCCCACGAGGTTGGATGCCGTGACTGCGTTCTGGACATAGAGGTTCGAAGCGCTCACGATGTTCTGACCCAAGATCGCCCCAAAGAGGTTCGAAGCAACCACCGAGTCCTGAACACTCACGTTCGAGGCACTCACCGTGTTTTGACCGATGACCGCTCCAAAGAGGTTCGTGGAGACCACAGAGTTCTGGATGTACAAGTTGGACCCAGTGATCAGATTCTGACCCAGAAGCGTTCCAAAGAGGTTCGTGGAGACCACGGAGTTCTGGACGTACAAGTTCGAAGCCGCCACGAGGTTCTGACCCAGGAGCGCGCCATATAGACCCGTCGTTGCCGAGACGTTCGCAACGGTCACGGCGTTTTGGACGTACAGGTTCGAAGCGCTCACGGTGTTGGTCCCAAGGATCGTCCCGAACAGGTTCGAAGAGACTACAGAGTTCTGGACATACAGGTTGGAAGCGTTCACGAGGTTCTGACCCAGGAGCGCCCCGTACAAGTTCGTGGAGACCACGGAGTTCTGGACGTACAGGTTGGACCCCGTGATCAGATTCTGACCAAGGACCGCACCGTACAAGTTCGTCGAGACCACAGAGTTTTGGACGGACAGGTTTGAGGCCGCCACGAGGTTCTGTCCGAGGAGCGCCCCGAAGAGGTTTGTAGAAACCACAGAGTTCTGAACGTACAAATTTGAGGCCGAAATGAGATTCTGTCCCAAGAGTGCGCCGTAGTGTGTTCCCACGAGGTTCGAGGCTGTGACGGCGTTTTGGACGTACAAGTTCGAACCAGTTATCAGATTCTGACCCAGGACCGCGCCATAGATGTTCGTGGAGACCACGGAGTTTTGGACGTACAGGTTGGAAGCTGCTATGAGGTTCTGACCCAAAAGCGGACCATACATGGCCGTCGTAGACACAAAGTACGGTACTGTCAAGGTATCAAAGTTGAATACCGTGTTTGTTGCGTTGGACGTGAACCCAGGGGTCGTGACGTTTGCAGAGACGTTCATGTTGACCGTCCACACGTTGGTCGCCGTGACGGCATTCTGAACATACAGGTTCGAGGCTGCGATGAGGTTCTGGCCGACCACGTTTCCGTACAAGTTTGCTGCGACCACGGAGTTTTGCACGTACAAGTTTGAACCTGTGACGAGGTTCTGACCAAGGACTGTACCGTACAAGTTCGTGGAGACCACGGAGTTTTGGACGTACAAGTTCGAACCCGTGATCAGATTCTGGCCGAGGAGCGTCCCAAAGAGGTTCGTGGAGACGACGGAGTTCTGGACATACAAGTTCGAAGCCGCCACAAGGTTCTGTCCCAAGAGCGCACCATAGAGACCTGTGGTCGCAGAGACGTTCGCAACAGTCACGGCGTTCTGAACGTACAAGTTCGAGGCTGTCACGAGGTTCTGGCCCAAGAGTGCGCCGTAGTGTGTTCCCACGAGGTTCGAGGCTGTGACGGCATTCTGAACGTACACGTTCGAGGCTGTCACGAGGTTCTGTCCCAAGAGGGCTCCGAACAGGTTGGAGGCTGTGACGGCGTTTTGGACGTACACATTTGATCCCGAAATTGTGTTCGTGCCTTGGAGCGCCCCGTAAAAGGCCAAGGCGGTTGCCGTGTTCTGACCGGCAAGCACACCGTACAGAGCCCCGGACGCCGAGACGTTCGAGGCGGAAATCGCGTTGGACCCTACGATCGTCCCAAACAGGTTTGTGGAGACCATAGAGTTCTGAACGTACAGGTTGGACCCCGTAATGAGGTTCGAACCGAGGAGCGCTCCAAACAGGTTTGTAGAGACCACGGCGTTTTGGACCGCCAAGTTGCTGAGGTACCCTAGGGACGTGATGTTTGTCTGAGCAGCCTGGAGCTGCGACGCCGTCAAGGCCCCCACGAGGTTCGACACGCTCAGGTTACTGAGCCCTGACGCGTTTCCAATGTACAACTGGGCCGTCAGAACGTCTATGATGGCCCCATCCACCACCGTGAAAGCGTAGCCTGGACTCGCGCCAACGTGAATAGCGACGTTCCCGTTTCCATCCACGACCATGGCCAGTGTCGTGTGGTCCCAAAACTCCGCGACGTTATGGACCATGTTTGGAAACTCGTTCTGGTTCACGTACAGAGCGGTCGTCGTCCCCTGGTTCACGATACTGATGGAGTTTGAGACGGTCGTATTTGTGGCCGTAATAGTGAACGTGTTTGTGACGGTTAGGTTTGCCGCAATGAGGTTTGAAAAACTCGAGGTTCCATATGCCGTCATACCAACCGTGAACGTCGCGCCTGTCCGGGCCGTCAAGGTCCCTGTTGAAGTGTCTGAATAGACATTCAGGGCTCCTTGAACATTGGAGTATCCCATCTCTACTACTGAGCGAGGAGAAAAAGGCGAGTTTATTTTTTGCTTAACAAAAGTAATGAGTACCGCCTTTTACTCGACGGGCAACGGGAAGTCGTACATGGGAACGACGGGGACTGGGAAAATCACGCTCACGACCGCGCCCCCGAGCGTTCTGTACTCTTTCACAACCTTCACGTTCAGCAACGCCGGGGCGACAGGCAATGTCGGTCCCACGTACACCCAAGTCAAGAGCGCATACTCGGCCACCTCGTGGACCCAGAATCCGTCGTACCTGAACGTCGTGACGCAGGGGTACCAGCTCTGGACGGTTCCACAGACGGGCTCGTACACTATTCAGGTTGCAGGCGCTGCCGGAGGTTCGAGCACAGCCTCAAACGGTCTCGGAAACATCATAAGCTCAACAGTCACCTTGACTGTCGGTGACCAAATCAACATTTGTGTCGGTCAAAAGGGGACAAGCAGAACAGCGATAGGGGGTGGCGGGGGTGGTGGCTCGTTTGTCGTGTGGTCGAACGGTACGCCCATCGTCATTGCAGGCGGCGGAGGCGGAACTTCGACCGGGTACCCGACATACGGTCCTGGAATAAACGGCACGTCAGACACGTCCGGAACGAAGGACGGGGCCATGCAAGGCCAAGGCGGTACAAACGGTCTCGGAGGCACGACGGCCTCGGATAGTTCTATAAGCTTTTACGGTCACGGAGGTTCAGGATCAGGTCTCTTGGGTGACGGCGGGTACATTACCGGTGGAACGCCTTCGTACCACGGAAAGGGTGGACTTTCGTTTGCAAACGGTCTGGTCGGTGGCGCCGCGGGTGGGTACGGCTCGACGTATCAGGGAGGCGACGGAGGCTTTGGTGGTGGTGGTGGAGGTGGTGGGTCTACAGACTCGCGTTCGTGTTCTGGAGGGGGTGGCGGGTACTCGGGCGGTGCAGGAGGTAATGTGACTTCTGCAACGGACGGCGGCGGTGGTGGCGGCTCGTACTCCCTGTACTCTTTTAGCACAATAGGTCGGTGTACGAGTAACGGCTACGTAAAAATCACGAGGAACTAGTAGGGGCACATGAGCGCCACATTTGCCAACTCCGTAGTTCCTCAAGGTCTCGCCCAATTTGGAACGAGCGGTGGGGGAGGGGCCGCACAGTTTTGGCTTACAGGAAACGCAACAGACTGGGGCTCCGTGTCGTATACGACCCCTGGAACGTACTCGTGGACGGCTCCGGCGGGCGTCACGTCCGTGTGTGTCGTGTGCATCGGCGGAGGCGCCTCGGGTACAAACACGTCAGGAAACGGCACAGAGTACGGCGGGAACAGTTACTTTATCAATACGACGACGGTCATGGGGATTGGCGGACCAAGGAACGCGTCGGGTTCGTCCTCGGGCGTCACGGCCGGTGGTGGGTACGTGGGTGACGGTGGAGGCATCGGTGGGCGCGTCGGCGCTGGTGGAACCGCATGGCCCATCGGTGGTGGAGGTGCAGGTGGATACGCGGGCACGGGCGGACGCGGTACAGACTATAACACAAACAGTGCGACGGCAGGAACGGGCGGGGCCGGCGGTGGTGGAGGCGGTATGCAAAGCAACTCGGGTGCAGGAGGCGGCGGAACTGGACTGTTTGGTCAAGGCTCGAACGGCGCCGCAGGAACGTATACGGTCAGTCCAAACGCGGCACTCGGCGGTACTGGAGGATCGGGAGGAACCACGGGCGGGAGCGCAACCACGACCCAGGGCGGAACCGGTGGCTTGTACGGTGGTGGAGGTGGGTCTGCGACGGGTTTTTGGCTCGGCGGCGGTGGTGGTGGTCTCGGGTGGAAAAATGCCATTGCAGTGACACCCGGGAACTCGTATACTGTCGTCGTTGGCGGTGGGGGTGGAACAGGTGCAAACGGTGCAGGAACCGGAACCAACCGCGGAAACGGAGGTCTAGGCGGTGGTGGTGCCGTGCGTATCGTATGGGGAACCGGTCGATCGTTCCCTTCGACCAATGTCAACACGGGCCCTTAAAAAGGAAATTCCCTTTTAAAAATAAGATGTATCTTTTGTTGGCTGCACACATGTCAACCTTCGACCCGTTCAAATACTCTGGTGCATGGTACGAAACCATGAGTATCAAGAAAGGGTTTGCCGGTTTTGGACAAGCGGACTGTATGGACACACGGGGTGTCTACGAATACAACAGTGACAGAGACGAACTGGACGTCCAGACGGGGTGTCGCCACCTGGACGGCCATGTCAGTGGAATTAAGGGTGTTGTGACGTGTCCGAAGGTGGGCAGTAAGTCCGCACGCGGACTTGTGGAGTGTTCTCTCCGTTTTCCGACCGCGCCCTTTGTCCCTCCTGCAAACTATACGGTCCTCGAGACGGACTATGACTCGTATGCCATCGTCGAGTCTGGGCTCGGGCCAAAGAGTGCTGCACCCTTTGTCCAGGTGTACTCTCGGTACTCGCGTCCTGGTATGCGGTTTATTGAGGCCAAAAGGGAGCTCTTGAAGCGCTGGGGGTATGACCCTGATGATGTCCATGTGACGGGTGTTACGCTCGAGGGTGAGCCACAGGTGAAATCGAGTTTGGAAGAGTACGTGCGGTAAGGGGCGTTTCTTGAAGGCTTCGCTGGGAAGAGTCGCTACGCGACTCACTACAAATCCTCATTCCACGTCAGGGACAAACAACACGTCACGTTCGATGTACTGAATTGAGAATTCACGTTCGCCATGAAACATAGAACGTCTCCAGGGTACGCGACGGACTCGAATTGTTCGAAATCGATAAAGGTCGAGCCGCCACACGGAACAGTCACCGTGAAACCGGTTGCACCTCCTGTGATTCCCGTTAAAGGGGTCGTGTTCGAACTCAGGGTCGATTGCCCGTAAATGTTCGAGCCGTCTCCATCACTCTGATTCGTTCCGTTATATGGTGTCCAGAACGCTGGCCCGTTGGCCGTCGGGTTTCGGATTTGACGGAACACAACAGTGGCCGGGGCCGGGCTAAAGTACGGGTCCGGGTTGGTTCCAGCCCCTGCGCGACCAGCCGCACTGACGGAAAACCCACGCAAATGGATCTGACTCCGGTTCGGAATAACATTCTGAGCATTTGTTCCGAAATAGGTCGAGTTCTTGATCGCCAGAACCATGGTCTCTGTGTTGAGAGCCAAATTAGCCGACGGTGAGTTTGCGAGAGCTCCACGGGGTCCGCAAAAGTTTCGAATTCCTTCGAGAAAGTGGCCGGCCGATGCACCATACATGGTGATCGTGTTTGAACTCGAGGCATTGTTTGAGTACCAAGAGATTTGCATGGTCGGGTTCTGGAAGTTTGGTGAGGACGAGTAATTTACGGCAGGAATTTGATGGACAAAGATGAACCGACCGGTCGCCGGGTTCTCGACGTACATGTTAATGTCACCAATACTCTGGAACTGGATCTGGTAATGGTTCAAGACTTGGGGGTTTAGGGTCATACCAGACTTGGTTCCACCAAGCAAAGTGTCTTGATTCCACTGAGACTGAGGGATCCAGGTATCTATACCCGTCGCACCGTTCCGCCACAAGATACTGAACGTCGAAGGACTCGCGGCGTTTCCGTAGCCGAACCCTATAAAGTCTATGTATGTCGTCGTGTTTGCGACGGCAAAGCCCGCACCAGCCAACTGTTGCGTTCCCGTTGCGGGTTGGCTAAACAAGGCTGTGATTCGGGTCATAGCACCCTGACCCGAACGGTACTTGACAAACTTCTTGGCGTTCAAAAGACACGAGGAAGCACCGACGGCACCGTTCGATGTACACCGCAAAAGACCACCCGTCGCCGTCACGGTGGCGTTCGAGCCTTGGACGTTACTTGTGGTTATGAGCGTATTAATTCCATAGACGAAATCAAGTTGGGCTAAAGGGTACGGCTGAACGACTGACATTTCGTTAAATGCCGTACGTGGATCGTTGATACACACGTTCAAGGACTGATTGCCGTTACTCGCAAGAACCTCTGTTGTTGGGTTGGTTCCCTGAGTAACGCCAGTCAGGTTTGGGATGTAGGTCATCCGTACTAAATGCGGAGCATTTATTCCCCCTGGCATGTAGCACCGCCCAAATGAAACTCTTTTCAATTTTGAAACAAAAAGCCTCCGGCTTGGAAAAGAGAGCCTCTGGCTCTCGCTCTTTACACAATACTCCACCTCGCCCCGGTCCAATAGAGTGTCACGGATCCATAATTGATCACAAAGACCAAAGACGTCTGACCATCGATCAAGTTTCCAGAGTACGGCACTATCGTGATGTGATTCACGGCCGCATTTCCAGATTCGTCCTTAATCACATATTGTTTCCCAGCTGTGAGCGTCGCTCCGTTCGGTAAGGTTACAGTGATACCCGCAGAACACCCTATATAATAGTCTGTAATCTGTGCGCCATAGTTTGTTGTTTGATCCGTGACCGTGTTTCCAAGAGTACTCAAGACCACGGTCTGTGAAGCCGCGGCAACGCCACCTAAGGGTGCAATAGAAATCCATGTCCCACCATTCACGTTAGATGTTGGTTGGAGAGCCATGCCATCGACGCTAAAAACATCGACGTAGTAATAGTTTGCGGTATTTGAGACGTAAAATTGGGCCTCAAGAATTCCCGTCGGGTTTTGACTTATAAAAGGAACCATGGAGTACAGGTACGTCTGGTCTGTTCGGGTCCCATAGTCTATGACGTTCGAACCTATACCGAAACCCAAAACGTTGTTGAAATCTGTAAGGAAATTCGATGCAATAGTGTACACGCCAGTCTGACTAAACTGGAAACACCCGTTGGCCGACACGCTCACATACGTACTCGTCCCCTGTTGTGTAAAGGCCGACATGCGTATCTTGTTTGTCAAAGCTCCAGAACCGGGAAGGCTTCCTGTAAAGGTTGCAGGTGTGTATGGAGACCCAAGACTGAAAAAGAGGGACCCACCAACCCCCAGTTCCCCAAGGGAACTGTAAACGTTTCCAGAGACGACCACGTTCCCTTGGACGTACGTGTTTCCTTGGGTCACGGGGACGATGTTCCCAGAGACGCTCAGGTTTGCCGTCGTGATTGTGTTTTGTATGTACAGATTTGAGGCCGTAATGAGGTTCGAGCCCGTAAGGTTTCCATACAGGGCCCCGGATGCCGAGACGTTTTGGACGGACACATTTGATCCCGAAATTGTGTTTGCACCAGCAAGGACGCCATAGAAACTCGAGGCTGTGACCGTGTTTTGACCGGCCACCGTTCCGTACAGGGCTCCGGTCGCAGAGACGTTGGTGGTTGTGACGGCGTTTTGGGTGTACAGGTTCGAGGCTGTTATAGTGTTTGCACCGGCAAGGACGCCATAGAACGATGAGGCTGTCACTGTGTTTTGACCTGCAAGTGTTCCGTACAGGGCACCGGTCGCAGAGATGTTCGTGCTCGTCATGGAGTTTTGGACACTCACGTTCGAGGCTGTTATGGTGTTTGCTCCAGCAAGCACGCCATAGAAACTCGAGGCTGTGACCGTGTTTTGACCTGCGATCGTTCCATACAGGGCACCGGTCGCAGAGATGTTCGTGCTCGTCATGGAGTTTTGGACGTACAGGTTCGAGGCTGTCACCGTGTTTTGACCGGCAAGGACTCCATACAAGGCTCCGGTCGCGGAGATGTTGGTACTTGTCACTGCATTTTGGGTGTACACATTCGATCCTGAAATTGTGTTCGCACCGGCAAGGACGCCGAAGAACGAGGAGGCTGTGACTGTGTTCTGACCAGCGACCGTTCCATACAAGGCTCCAGTCGCGGAAATGTCCGAGGCCGTGACTGTGTTCTGACCTGCAAGTGTTCCATACAAGGCTGACGTAGCACTGATGTTTGCGGTCGTCACGGCGTTTTGGACGTACACGTTCGAGGCTGTGATGGTATTCGCACCTGCAAGGACGCCATAGAAACTCGAGGCTGTGACCGTGTTTTGACCTGCAAGTGTTCCATATAAGGCTCCGATCGCTGAGACGTTGGTACTCGTCACAGCATTTTGGGTATACAAATTTGATCCTGAAATTGTGTTCTGACCTTGGAGTGCTCCGTAAAAAGTTCCGGAGAGACTCGAGGCCGAGACGGTGTTAGCCCCTATAAGGTTTCCATAGAGACCCGAGGTCGCGGAGACGTTTGTACTCGTCACAGCATTTTGGGTATACAAATTTGATCCCGAAATTGTGTTCTGACCTTGGAGTGATCCATACAGGGCCCCGGTCGCAGAGACGTTCGTTGTTGTCACAGCATTTTGGGTGTACAAATTCGATCCGGAAATTGTGTTGGTCCCAACAAGTGCCCCATAGAAAGTCCCCGAGAGACTTGAGGCTGTAATCAGGTTCGAACCCAAGAGGTTTCCATACAGGGCCCCGGTCGCAGAGACGTTCGTACTTGTCACAGCATTTTGGACGTACAAATTTGATCCCGAAATTGTGTTGGTCCCAACAAGTGCTCCGTAAAAAGTCCCCGAGAGACTCGAGGCTGTAATCAGGTTTGAACCCAAGAGGTTTCCATACAGAGATCCAGTCGCTGAGACGTTTGTGGTTGTCACTGCATTTTGGGTATACAAATTTGATCCTGAAATTGTGTTCTGACCTTGGAGTGTCCCGTAGAAGCTCGAGGCCGTGACCGTGTTCTGACCGGCCAAGGTTCCATACAGGGCCCCAGTCGCCGAGACGTTGGTGGTTGTCACTGCATTTTGGACGTACAGATTCGATCCGGAAATTGTGTTCTGACCTTGGAGTGCTCCGTAAAAAGTCCCTGAGAGACTTGAGGCCGTAACCGTGTTAGCCCCTACAAGGTTTCCGTAGAGACCAAGAGTCGCCGAGACGTTCGGGACCGTGACTGCGTTTTGGACACTCACGTTCGAGGCTGTCACGAGGTTCTGTCCCAAGAGGGCACCATAGTGGGTACCCACGATGTTCGAAGCTGTCACGGCGTTTTGGACGTACACATTTGATCCGGAAATTGTGTTGGTCCCTGCAAGCACGCCATAAAAGGCCGAGGCTGTGATTGTGTTTTGACCGACCAGGTTTCCATACAGAGCCGTCGTAGCAATGAGGTACGGTATCGTAAGTGTATCAAAGTTGAATACAGCATTCGTCGCGTTGGATGTGAATCCGGGACTCGTGATATTTGCCGAGACGTTCATGTTGACCGTCCAGACGTTGGTGGTTGTTACGGCATTTTGGGTGTACACATTTGATCCTGAAATTGTGTTCTGACCTTGAAGTGTCCCGTATAGACCCGAGGTTGCTGAGACGTTAGCAACGGTCACGGAGTTCTGAACGTACAAGTTTGAACCTGTGATCAAGTTCTGTCCCAAGAGGGCCCCATAGTGGGTCCCCACGAGGTTTGAGGCTGTCACTGAGTTTTGGACGTACAAATTTGATCCGGAAATTGTGTTCTGACCAGCAAGCACGCCATAAAAGGCCGAGGCGGTTGCCGTGTTTTGACCGGCAAGCACGCCATACATGGCCCCTTGGGTCGTAAGGTTCGTGGTCGTGACTGTATTTTGGACGTAAATATTGATACTGGCTATATTGTTTGCCCCTTGGATCGACCCATACAAAGCTCCGGTCGCAGAGACGTTTGTGGTTGTGACCGTGTTTTGGACGTACAAATTCGATCCGGAAATTGTGTTCTGACCCGCGAGTGCTCCGTAAAAAGTTCCCGAGAGACTCGAGGCCGTGATTGTATTTGCACCTGTAATGGACCCGTAGATGTTCCCGGACGCTATGAGGTTCGTGGACACTACAGAGTTTTGGACCGAGAGGTTCGAGGCCGCCACGAGGTTCTGGCCCAAGAGGGCACCATAGATGACCCCGGTTGCCGTGACGTTGGTCGTGGTGACCGTGTTTTGGACCGAGAGGTTCGAAGCGCTCATGGTGTTTGACCCAAGGACCGTCCCAAAGAGGTTGGTCGCTACGACGGCGTTTTGGACGTACACATTTGATCCCGAAATTGTGTTGGTCCCACGAAGGGCGCCCCATAGACCGGCACTTGCATAGAGGTTCCCGGCCGTGACCGAGTTACTCACGACCAGGTTACTCAAGGTTCCGACGGACGTTATGTTTGGTTGGGCGTTCCCCGTGACTGCACCGGCAATGGTCGCGGTCGCAACCGTCCCCACGATATTTGCCGCCTGGTACTGGGTCAGGGCCGACGCATTTCCATAGTAAAAATCGGAGTACACGGTCAAGAGGTTCGATTGGCCAAAGACGTTTATGGACGTGAGTGTTCCCGTGAGTGTGACGTTGGTCTGGTACGGGTACGTCACGGACTGGGCCGTTCCGACAGTCCCAGAGACGTTCGAGGCGGATAGACCAGAGAGACCTGATCCGTCGCCGATAAACTTGGTCGCTTGGGCGGTTCCAAGGACGTATAGATTCGAGCCGGTCGGGGGACTCGCAAGTGTTCCTATGGAGACGCCGTTTTGGTACGCTACGTTCCCTGCGACCGTCGTCCATTGAGACGATGTAATGCTTACGTTCGAGGCGGCTGTGACTCGTCCGTACTGATCCACCGTGACTTGGGACGCGTTCGCACTTGAACCATAGGTCCCTGCCGTGACTCCGCTCGAAGGAAACAGACCGAGCGAAAGTGTCCCTACGAGGTTCGAGCTTTGAAGGTTTGAAAGAGCCGAGCCGTTCCCTGAAAGGGCTGTTGCCGAGAGCGCCCCTACGACCGTGAGACCCGTGAGTGTCCCCACGGACGTTATGTTTGGTTGGGCGTTGCCCGTGACTGCACCGGCCGTTGCCGTAAATGGAACCGAGCCTACGATATTTGCCGCTTGAATATTCGAAAGAGCCGAACCGTTTCCAGACAGGGCCGTTGCTGAGAGCAAACCGTTGACTGTGAGACCTATGAGTGTCCCTACGGACGTGATGTTTGTTTGGGCCGGACCAGTTACGGCCCCAGCAACGAGGGCGGTCCCTACGGTCCCTATGAGGTTCGAGGCTTGGAGGTTCGAAAGAGCCGAACCGTTCCCTGCTAAGGCCGTTGCCGAGAGCGAACCGTTGACTGTCAAGCCTGTGAGGGTCCCAACACTCGTGATGTTTGGCTGGGCCGGGCCTGTCACGGCTCCAGCAACGAGGGCCGTCCCTACGGTCCCGACGAGGTTCGAGGCTTGGAGGTTCGAAAGAGCCGATCCGTTTCCGGCCAGGGCTGTTGCGACCAAAGGCCCGTTGACAGTGAGACCTGTCAAAGTACCCACGGACGTGATGTTTGTTTGGGCCGGGCCTGTCACGGCTCCGGAAACGAGAGCCGTCCCAACAGTCCCTATGATGTTCGAGGCTTGGAGGTTCGAAAGAGCCGATCCGTTCCCCGTGTGAAGCGATGCCGAGAGCGTTCCGTTGACCGTGAGACCCGTGAGCGTCCCAACACTCGTAATGTTTGGTTGGGCCGCTCCAGTCACTGCCCCGGCCGTGGTCGCTTGGACGTTCGAAAGTGCGTTTCCAAGAATGAGAGACGCCGAGACGGTCCCGAACGCGAGGTTCGAGGCGTTCAGACTCGAAAGACCGGACCCGTTTGCCGAGACGTTTGCAACGCTCAGAGAGGCTGTGTTCAGGGTTCCAGTCACGTTCGCGTTTCCGAGGACATATAGATTCGAACCGGCCGGCGGGTTTGTGATGCTCCCTATAGACACGGCGTTCTGGTACGCCACGTTCCCCGAAACTGTGGTCCACTGAGACGACGTGATGCTTACGTTCGAGGCGGCTGTGACTCGTCCGTATTGGTCCACAGAGACCTGGGCGACATTTGCACTCGAGCCATAGGTCCCTGCAGTTGCGCCACTCGTCTGGAACAGACTCAAGGGTAAAGTTCCATAGAGGTTCGAAGACGCGAGTGAACCTGACAAATTCGAGGCCCATATGTTCGGCGTACTCAGGGCGTTCGAAAAGTACCCGTTCCCCGTCGCATTGAGCGTCGTCTGACCTGCTTGTCCGACGAGCGTCAAGGTATTTGATGCGTAAATATTCCCCGTGTTTACCACGACCGTCGTGTTAGACACCGGAACTGATACGGGTGGACACCCGTTGGCGATCGAGTCACACATCTACTAGTGTGTGGTATTTTTGCTTAGGCCTGGGCTTCTCCCCAGAATAGGTTTACCTGTACAGGCCCGCTCGGACCTGCTGTTGAATTTTGGATCAAAATAACGAGAATGTCTGGACCGTCTGGGAAGGGCTGGTTCCCACCGATGATGGCGTTTGACATCTCCTTGAGGTTCGAAAGGTCGAGGTTGTTTTGGTTGTTTCCCTGGACGATGGATTGGAAAATGCGCTCACCCGGTTGGGGCAAGGTACTGATCAAATTTCCAGGGTAAATTTGTGCAAAGCTCGGCTGACCGCCCTGTGAGTTGACCGAGACCCACTGGGTCGAGGAAAAGGCGACGTTGGACGGGTTCAAGTACCCTATGGTCGTGACTGTATTGGCGCTCGTCACCTCGAGCTTTTGGAGGAGCATCTGCGCGCGGTTCAAAAGGTCCCGAGTTCCCATGTCCCCGATGACGCCGTTGGACACGGCCGGTGCCAAGCGTATCGCAAAGGCCGGAACGGTCGTCCCGGACGCCACGGTAATGTTCGTGTTTGCATAGTTGAAAAAGTACCCGCGGTCCGAATCGAAGCTTCCGTCCATGAGGAAGGCGGAACCCCAGTGGGTCAGGCTCGGGGTACACGTCGTGCTTACCAACGTGACGGTCGTGTTGGCCAAGTGCGTCGAGGCGGGTTGGCCCGTAAATGCACGTGCGACGTCGCTCACGTTATAGTTGAGCGAAGCACCCCTGCCGGAGACTGTGAACGTGTTGGACGTCTTGGCCGAGTACGTCATGAGCTCCTGGTCAATTTGCAAAGTCCCCGAAGGTGGGAAATAGGTTGTCGAGTCGTTCACGTACAGGGTGGTTGAACTGGCCGTCAAAGGTGTTGCCAAGGTTGTCACGGCCGACTGACACTCGTTCACGAGCTCGTACCGGACAGGCATATTACCCGTACGCATATAGGCCTCGTCGTTGATGTTGTTGTTACGCATGCGGTGCGCATAGACCCAGTTTCCGTCGGCTCCACGCATCATAAAGTCCACAAAGCCAGCACCGTACCACGTGTATTGTATTCCGGTCATTTGCATCTTTGAAAGGTCCACACGGAACCCGGACGAGCCCGTACCGTCGAGCGGGTCCCGGTTAAACTGACCCTGGGCCACGCGGAGCTCCTTGATTTTACACACGGTCGCAGGGGCGCTGGTCGTAATGTTTGCCGCGCCGCGGTACGGCGGGTTGAATGTAAGCACGCCCTGACCCTGGATGGATGTAATCTGGTGCGTCATACCCCGAATGGTTATCTTGTCGTTCACCTTGAGCTGGTCTTGGAAACGCGTGTTTGCAAGGACGAAAGAGCCCGAGGCGGCTGCATTGTTGATGGCTTGAGTTGCAGGCGTGAACCCGACCGTGACGGTCGTCGGGGTCGTTGCAAGGACCCAACACGTGCCTAGAGCGTTCAGGGCCCCACCGAGAGCCGTCGTATACATGCCGACCTGGATGGTATGGCTCGAGACGGTGATGGTCGCAGACGTGTCCCCGGCCACGACGCTGATGTTGACGACACCACCGCCAAACGCACCCGTCGTGCTTGTTAAAGAGCCATACAGGACCTGGGCCCCCACGTTTGCCGTCGCCGTTCCAGATATTTGGAACGTGGAGCTCCGGCGGACCGCAAAGAGCGTCTGGCCGTCGTACTCCCAAAACACGCCGTTCTGGTCGTCGAAACACCCGGCGCGGACCGAGGCGCCGTGCCAGTTTGACATGATGAATCGGGGCTGGTCGGCCAGTACGGGCGTCAGAGTGTTTATGGGCGCGGTCGAGACGACGTTTATCGTCTTGGAATCCACGACTGACGCGACCGTATATGTACCATTGACGTTCGGGGTCGCAACGCCCTTGATCGTGATTGTCGCTCCGGACTGGGGCACGCCGTGCGTCACGCTCGTGGACACGGTGATGTTCGAGCCGGCCGGGGCCGGAACGGTCGCTCCTCCGACGCTCAAAGAGGCTATATCGTTGTTCGGACAAAACAGAGTTCCCGAAGACCACAAGAGACCCTTTCCAGACTGGTACCGGAAAACCTTCTTGGACTGACGCGTGATGGCGGCGCCGTAGCTGGGTTGGGCCGGGGTCATGAGAACGCCCCCGTCAAAGGGCCGATGGACTGCATACGAGTACGGGTTCGTGTACAGGTTCGAATTGGCAGCCGTCGTGACTGTCAAAGTGCTTGACGTCACCACGTTGAACGTGTTGATGCTCGTGATGTTCGAGACGAAAAAGTTGCCGTTGAACGAAGCCCCGGCCGAATTTGCCGTCAAAGGCGTCCCGGGCGCGAGTCCGTGGGCCTGTTGCGTCGTGACTGTGATGTTTGAGTTGTCTGCGGAGATGGCAGCGACGGGTATCTTGAGCGAACCGCCGTTAAACACGCCTCCGCGCCGAAGGACCGTCGCGGCCGTTTGGACGTTCGAGGCTGTGACCGTACCTTTGGTCACGTAATTGCACGTGTTGGCCAAAGCCCCCGCGGACGTTCCGACGTTGGACGTGACCAGGAAAAAGCCCTCGGCACGATCAGCCGTACGGTCCGCGTTCGAAAGACCCTGGATGGAGATGACTGACCCCACGGGCGGAGGCAAAGACGTGACGTTCGAAAAGTACACGGTCACGTTCGAGCCGTCACACACGACGTTGGACGTTGTGAGGTCCGTTCCCGGAATTTCAAAAAACGAAGGGAAACGCCGGAGTTCCTGGTACGTTTGCCACTTGGTGGACTGGAGGCCGTACTCGAAATCGGCGTCGATGAGCGACTGACCAAGGGAGACACGCTGACGTTCAATAGCGTCTGTCCCGAAATCAAAAGGACGGACCTGAATCGGTAACTGATTCTTGTTACCGAGCGTTCCGTCGATGTTCATTTCTACTAAGTTCGCAGAACTTTAATTGGCACGGGCCCTGGAACTCACTGGAACTCTAGTCAAGTTTTGCTTCGCAAGAGTCTGACTAGGGTCTCCAAAGGTTCCACGGGACTCCCTGGGCGAGGGCTCCGCCCGAGCGAGTGAGTCGCGCAGCGACTCACTCCCTACGTATCCGCCTCAATCTCCAAAGTAAAAGACCAGTCAAGTCCGTTGTTACTCAAGAGGTTCCCGAATCGGTCTTGGACCTGTATGTTCAGACGGTCGAGCCGGACGCCTCGGTCAGTCACGACGACGCACTGCTCGTTCTGAGAGTTTTCGGTCCACTGAACGATACCGCCCGGGGCAACGTCGACCGGTATTTTGAACGTAATTTGGCGGGGCTCGAGGGACGACACGCCCAGGTTCTCGATCCAGACATTCACGTACGTATCAAAGTTGACGATGTAGCTGTTCGTGCCGTAAAAGGCTGTGCCCTGTTGCTGGTCGGTGAATCCGAGGAAGCTCAGAAGCGTCAAGGGCTGGACGTTCATGGTGGCGACCCCTGCGGCGCTTGAGAACTGTATGGCGTTATTCAGGGCTCCCGGACTAAAAGCACCGACGGCCGAGGTCACGGTCGTGTTCAGAGCGGCGAGCAGAGTCGTGATGGAGTAATTTCCGGGCGTGATTGTGTACGAGACTGAATTGACGTTCATGGTGTTGTACGGAGGCCGGATGTTGTACCATCCGACGGGTATCTGAGCGTTCTTGAGCGTCAAGGACCGGATAGCCCGGTGGCGGTTCCCGAGAATGACGGAGCACTGGAACGGGTTCCCGGCCGTCTTGGCGACTTGGGCCTGACCTCCTGGAGTGACGGTCGAGGCCGAAGCCGTGTCCACGTGGATCTGGTACGTGTTCATTTCTATTAGGATCGTAGAACTTAATTGTGGGGGTTTTTTAGATGTCTGACGGGTAGTCACGGTTACGCGAGTCGGCGAAGAGCAACCGAGTCTGACCTGTCGAAGTCATTCTGACTTCTCCTATTTTAAGGTGGGAATTTACTTACACAACTTTCACAATGATTTGAGCCCGTCCATCTGGAAGGACTTTGATCACTTTACCAACAGCTGATGTGTACTGTTCGAATGTAGGGCTCGAAACAGCCTGGCCACCGATCGAGCCATCTTCGTTCGCCACGGGGACGATATACTGTCCAGGAGTGGCGCCAAGGACGTTCACGGGGACTTGACCGGCAAAGGCAATGCGGTCCACACGGGCGCGCGCCTCTTCGAGCTTGGCGTTGTACTGCTCAAGAGCCGTCTGGTAGTCTGCGTACCCCGGGTCCGATTCAGGAACCTGTTCAGGCTTCTTGAGTCCAAGGGCTTCTTCGGTTCCCCAGACGTCACCGCCGACATATGACGGGTTTGTCGTCTTGACCATGAAGGTTATAGAGTCGGCAAAGACGTTGGTCAGGAGGCCCTGAGCGTTCACACCACAGATATCACCCTTTTGGATCGTAAAATCTCCGGACTTGGTCATGTACTCAGCATAATCGGCACCGTTGACGTTCACGGTCCCAGCGGCGTTTATAGACCGCCCCGTACTCGTTGCCTTTGATACGAATATGCATGCATTCCCACCACCGTATCCTGCATTCAAGTTGGCATTTCCAGGATCTTGGATAACTACAAGTGACGTTCCAGCAAAATTGGAAAAATACGTTTGATTTATAGTACCGGACGTATTCGTGTTTGTTTGAACCTGAAATTGAGCAGACGGATTGTTTGTTCCGATACCCACGTTGCCACTGGACCGAATCGTCATTTTCGGGGCGCTCGTCGAGACATCCGAGTTGTCGGTGACATGAAAATCGAGACCCGTGTTGGCGGCGGTCGCGAGATACTTGGCACCCATCATAGTTGAGTAAAGATTGCTACCATTACGGGATAATATCAGATAGTTTCCGTAAAAGTCACTTCCACTCTGAACTTGAGCCGCGCCAACTGATAAAATTCCATTGAGTGAAATTCCGTTCACCGTCGCTTGTGGACTCGCCGTCCCGATACCCACCTGTCCGCTCGAGTTTACAAAGAGAGCCGTCGTTCCACCAGGAGCGACATTCGCAGTACCTTGAACCACAAAGGCTTGAGAAGGATTCGTCAATCCGACACCGACCCGCGCGTTCGTCATATCCACGACCAAAGGTGGTGCAGCGGTTCCGAGTTGGTGTCCCAACAACAGTTTCCCTTGGCCTTCACCAGCTGAACCCCCCGAAGACCATATCGTACACGCCTTTCCTCCAGTCACATTTGTAGCATCGAGTGTAATTCCACACCCATTTGCACCGCTCGTCTTGAAACGAGTTGAAATGACTCCAAATGAAGCATCTCCAGATCCGTATACATCGAGGTTATACGTCGGGTTTACAGACCCAATCCCCACCTGTCCCAAGTTATTCATGACAAGGACGTTCGACCCTCCTGAAGCGTTGCTGAACGCCACCACGTTCCCCGCCCCGAGTTGCTGCACACTGAGTGCGTTTCCGGAAGCCGAGTTACTATAGATGAAGCAGTTGGAAGTGTTCAAAATCGTCGGAACTGTCGGAACACCTAACGACATGGCTCTCTACTCTGAGCGGAGACTTTTAGTCTCTGGGGACGGGCGGGGGAGACTTTTAGTCTCTGGGGACGGGCGGGGGTCCACGGGGTCACGTCCGGTCTCCCACGAATTTGTATAATTTTTTTATAAAATTAAGAATCATTTTCTAGAACCGATTCAGAGTCCAAAATGCCGGACGAAATTTCTTGAGGGTCGTAGTACCCTGCTGCGATATGGAGATTCCTATATGCCCTACGCTTCCCTGGGTACCGACCGAAAAAGTCCTTGAGAAACGTGCGTATGCTTTGGTAGTATTCGCACTTCTTGGACATGTCACCCGTCCAGCGGTCATTCTCCATGTCCTCGAGGGTCGTACGCCATAACCAATCCTTGAACTCGGCGTACCGTGGCCATTCCTTGAGCGTCGGGAAGATCTCTTGATGGACCATAGTGACGACGAGGAGCGTGAGTTCGTCGAGGTTTGCACGTCTAAGACCCTTATCAGCGTCCTGAGCGAGGAAGACAATGAGTTCCTCTTTGTGAATGTTTGGCCAGACGATACATACGTTCTGGTCTCGTGCAAACACCTGCCTGAGGAGCTCGGGAACCACCTGGGTCATACGACCTTGAAGAGGTGGCCTGAGGTTCGTGACGTCCACAGACCCGAGTCTATGTCTAAACACATCTGGGACGGGCTTAGCCTCTTTGATGTACTTGACGCCCTTGGGGCGATCACACGGGTTCTTACGTGCGTCGTGACGAGCCTTAGCAATCTTCCATGAAGGTCCCTTGAAAAGGGCGTCACACCGTTCACACCGGTGCTCCATCTACCATGGCCTGAGAAATTTCTTCTGGAGTCGGGACGGGGACGAGGTCCTTCAAGATTTCTTCCCGGGTGATTTTCCCTTCTGAAAGCATCTTGAGTTTTTCCTGGGTATCAACCTCGATGTGAGTCCGACACAAGGTTCGACCACCCCACGACCGGTCATCACACCCATGGACGGTACAATTCATTTTTTAAAATACATGTGTCTTTTTTAAGACCGAGTTATGATCTAAAATGCCGGAACAGATTTCTTAGCCTTCCATAAAGCCAAGGGACAGATGAATCCCCCTTGGGTCTATGGACCGTGCTGGTCCGAAGATGGGCCTGGGACTTAGAGTTCTGCGTTCGCGACCCAGTGGCCAAAGATTTGTGCTGCACTCCACGTGACAGTTGCGTTCATATACAATGTATATGACATTGTAGTTGCGGCGCCATAAGTCGTGGGTACGGCCGTTCCAGCACCGCCGCTTATTACCAACTGCCAGCCACTTGCTCCAGCGTTTGTATAGAATGTCGGCGTCACGGCAGTTCGTTTCGGCACTGCATATTTCAGAGTGTAGTATATATTAGAAGAACCATCTGAAGTTCCGCTAACCACGACTGCTCCAGTGGTCGTGTTCGTTGCCGCCGCCGTTCCATACGCGTACGACTGCTCCCAGTACCTCTGACACAGCTGAAGTTCAACTGCGTACGGCCGAACCTCGAACGGCGTGGCCACGGTCCCTTTCTCGAGCTGGACGCCGGTTATTTGAATTGTGGCGCCGTTGACTGTACTGTTGGTTGTGTAAAACATTACGGACAAAGCCTGGGCCGTCGATGGGACGAACGCTGTGAAACTCGCGTAGGTCCATACAGTAGGGTTTGTGAGGTACAAAATACTCGCGTATGTACCTTCAGACGGCGGGGCGAGTCGCGTATCGACAGATGTGCTCCAATTAAGAGACGCGTTCCATGTCTGAGTAAAACTAGTAGGAATTCTGTACCAGAACGAAACAGTCACGGGCTGGCCCTGGAACCGAACTACGTCACGGGTCTCGAGACCCTGTATGAGCCAGGCATTCATGTTACTCGTACTCGTCTGCTGAAGTTGGAAAGCATTCGAAAAGTTGGCCAGACCAGATTGGATCTGTGAAATTGTGTAGTATGCACCAGCCGCGCCATAATTTGATATGAACCATCGGTCCAAAGTGTACACTGCCGATGGGCCTGCAAAACTCGTCCCTCTCTGTGTGATCCTCATGTCACCGTTGTACAGCGCGTTCCGAAACATCAACGGATTCCCTGCGCTCAGAGTCCCTGCGACCACCGCAGACCCCGCAACCTCGAGTTGTTGGACTGGCGCACTCACACCGACTCCAAGGCGACCGTCCGCCGAAACTGTGGGGCCCTCGATGGTGCCGTTAAAGATGAGTTCAAAGACGTTCAAGGTTCCGCCGGTTGTTGTGACGCCGTAGGCCTGAAGCCTGAAGTACGTAAAAGCCTGTGATGAACTTACTGAAAACGTTATGTATCCAGAGGAACTCGGCGGCGCCTGAGTTCTCTGATCCACGAGAGTCCAGTTGGTTCCATCTCGGCTTCCCAGAATGTAAAAGAGTCCTGGACACGCGTATGATGTGTTGTAATAGATGGAGTACGACGATAGAACGATAGACGAGGGCATCTGGATCTGGATCCAGTCACCCGTGTACGAGTTACCGTTCACGTCCACTGTTTTAGGAGGGGCTCCTCCAACGTAAAGCCATGGGAAAGACCCCGAGCCAGTGTACTGACCAGACTGTCCACCCCACTGAGTTCCCGTGTTCTTATCAAATGCATACCACGCGAGGTTAGAGCCGCTAAACTCTGCGGATGCACTCGCCACGTACGTTCCTTGACCGTACCCAGCGTTCAGTGTCGTGGAGTAGCCGGTCATGGCGGCGGGGGGAAATGCCAGGGTCAATGGAGAACCATTGACCCCCGTGGTGTTCGCCCCACTAAACTTCTGAGTAAGCACACGACCCGGACTCGGCGCATTTCGTAACAACAAAACGGTGCCGTAGGGCAAACCAGCCTGGGTCGTTCCCTGGATGGGCTGGAGCGGGGCGGTCGGTGGGGTGAACGCGCTTTGGTACAAAGCAAGTCCAGAGATGATACGGGCAGATGCGATGTAGCCGTTGAACATGTTTCCAGTCGTGTTGTTGTATTGACCGATTGTCGTGAGGGCGCTTGATGTGTAGTTTACACTTGATATAGATGAAGATGCTGAACTGGCCGTACCGTTTATAAACACTGTTGAAACTCCAGATTTGAATGACCAAGCAACGTGAGTCCATGCATTTACAGGAACACCCGCAAGTGAAGCCTGTGCATTTGATCCTTTCCCATTGTTATACATAACATTATACAAAACACCTGACCCGTTTACATAAAGTCCCCAATCGTTTGATCCACTTGTTAGCGTAGTCGTGCGATTAAAAATCATATTCACAGTTGATTGTTGTGTCAGGTAGATCCACGCCTCGAAAGTTGCGTCCATGAGTGCCGTGCTTGGCCAAACAGGCAATTGGTTCCCAAAATTCACGTACGCCCCCGTCCCTCCCGGAAAATACAGAGACCCTTCCCCCGCAAAAGGCCCAAAACTCGAATACGCCACGGTATTCGCCACGGTGGCGGTGTTTGAGACCACGTAGGCCGGAATATTGAGACCCGAGCTCGAAAAGTCCTGGGGCACAAACACGCCCGGATTCGCAATGCCCGTGAGAGACGCGGTCTGCGCGCCATAGCTCAACGTCATCGGCTGAGCCACGGTCAGGGGCTGCGCAGTATCGGCGGTGCCGTTGAAAACAAGTTCTTGAATTGCAGCTGCTTGTGTATTTGCCGCGTTAATGGTATTTATGACGAGCCTGAAGAATATGAATGACTGATTTGAACTAAACGAAAAAGTTTGGGCGGATGTGGTCCATGTCGCTGCAGCCAATGTACCCACGAGAAACCAGTTGACTCCATCACGACTGCCAAGAAGATTTGCACGTACTGGTGACGTGTATGTATATGAAGACGATGCAGGGGTTATTGAGCAACTCGAGACGAGAATTTGTGTAGGATTTTGAAACTGGACCCATTCACCCAAATAAACTGTTCCATTTACGTCGGTGGTTGTAACCGTACCAGTGTAACCACCAGTTGATGTCGTATATGTTGCCGAAGACAACCAGCTTGTGGAAGAACTCTTATCAAACGCGTACCAAGCCAAATAACTCGAATTGTACTCAGAAGACGCACTCGCCACGTACGTCCCGCCGTTGATGGACGTCACGTACCCGGTCATGGCGGCAGGAGGCCAAGGAAGCGTGTTCGAGGTCTGGCCGAGCTTCGTCACGTTCACGCGCCCGTCGCCCGCGATGGACAAGGCCGGTGTTCCGTTGACGTCGCCAAACTCGACGGTTCTATTTTGCTGAACCGTGTTTAAAGCCAAATAGGCGTTATAGATTTCGACGTTACTCAAAGCGCGGTTATAGATGGCGAGGGTGTTCATGGAGGCGGAGATGCAGTTGGCCGTTGACGTGTAATCACACCCTATGTATGTATAGGGATACAAGGACGGGTCTGCAGCTAAGGTAAGAGTTCCCGAGGCGTCCGGTGCACCATTGATCCACCATTGGATCGTCGAGCCCGAGTAGACCAATGCAAGGACATAGGTGGTCGCCTGACTCAAAGTTGTAGACGTCGTAACGGTCGTCGGAGTTCCCGAGTTGTTATAGTAACTGAACGAGAGTGTTGAACCCGTTCCATTTCGAAGAATCGCAAATGAGTTATTGGGACTCGATGTACTTTGCGTAAACTGTAAGAGACGCTCGTTGTTTGCGACCGTTCCGTTGAACTGAAAATTGAATACACACGTGAACCCACGAGTATACATGTTGTATGTCATCGGTCCAAAGTTGGCAAATTGCTTGAGTCCTCGGTCGAACGTCAAGGCACCTGATTGGAGTGTCGGGCTGTTTTGGCCGGCGCGGAGGAGGAACTGGGTCACGCCAGGACTCAGCGTGGCTGACAAAGGTGCAGAGGGGACGGTGAATGTCGCGTATGAGCTCGTGGAACCTGTGTACACGGGTGTACCGGTCGTGAGTCGGATATCGGCGACGTAGGCGTTGATGGCAGATGAGTTGTATTGGCCAATGGCCAGAGGGTTTGACACTATGGCATTCACAGACTGTGCAGTTTCGTAATAAGATGCAGCCTGTTGAACACCACCACGAGTCGCGATAACCTGAGACTGGATGCCGTTCACGAAAAGGAAGATTTGTCCGGACGTCGAGCACGTCATGGCGATATGGTTCCACGTATTCAGACTCAAAGGCGTCTGAGCAGCAACAACTTGGGTTGCAGAGTTTCCATAGTACTGGAAAGTTACGTATCCAATATTGTTAGAACCAAATGACCAGTAGTCGGCAGTGGATGCGGGTGTCATGATACCGATGAGAGCAGGTGTTGTTATGCTCGGCCACGCTTGATAATTCACCCAAGCCTCAACTGTCATACCAGTCGTGTTCCATTGGATCGTCGAGTTCGAGTACACTGCTGTATTTTGAAGGTAATTTCCCGCCGTCCCGTTGAAATAGATCGACCCCTCCTTGTACAGGTCCGCAAAAGGACTCTGAGTCACGGCGGGTACTGACCCCGTGGTCGTAACTCCTAGGGAGTTTACGCCCGACTCCACGATCGCGTACGACCCCGGGTTCTGATTCGCCGGCTGGACCTTTGTAGCGGACGCGAAGATCATAGCGTCCGACGGTAAGGCATGGGCCCTGACCGAGTCCAAGGATTGGACCTGACCCGTCACGACCTGATTGGCAGAGACGAGGGAGGACATATCTACTAAGGGCTGAGACTTTTAGTCTCACCCGACGGGACGCTCCGCGTCCCTAGCGCAGAACCTTATTTTCAGGCCACCTCTCGTTTCCGAAACACTTCACGCACAAACGATGGGTCTACATCACCGTATACGACATCTTTCAAAAGGTCCTTGACGTCTCGCCAAAGGTCAAAGACCGACTCGATGACGGCAATGACCTCGTCCTCTGGAGCGTCTACATATTCCAAGCCCCTCGAGTGTCTTGGGTACAACTCACGAAGTCTCTTGAGAATCTTCGACTCCATAAGGTCTTCACACTCGGACACGCGAACATCACCGGGGTACGCCCTGAGTCGTCGTATACTTGGGCCATACTCCTGAGCCGTCCGTCCTACTTTTATGATACCATCAGCAGCTTTGAGGGCAGCCCATGCTGTTTTTGCCTGGGAAATCATAGGGTAGGATGGGGCGCGGTGGTTATGATCGCCGTCTTTGGATCCACAGACCATCCGTACTTTTCAAACTGTTCAAAGAGGTCTTTGACGGGTATAGGCACCTTGGGAAACCCTCGGGCGTGGTATTCCCTGAGAACGTCAGTCGCCGTCATTCCCTCCCGTGTAGGCGTCCAGGATTTCATGAACTCCTCATCCATTAAGTAAAATTTACAAGCATATTTTTAAGCTGAATTTTGTTCGGGAAGATGCTGGTGAACTCCTTGACGGCATCACGCATACCAAACATGAACTCGTTCTTCGACTCGTGAAACGTACCGTCCCAGTTTCCAGTGTCGACTGTGACCCCATACTCGCTATAGACTTCACACGCGTACCCACCGTCGATAGGACATAGACGAAATAGCACGTGATTCACGAAGAGTTTGATGAACTCATCCACTTTGACGATTCTCAAGGGCTCATCGCGAGTCACCTTGACCCATATCTCGTTCTTGGATGCGTTTGGCTTGACGAAGCACACGTTGGCCTGGTCCTTGAACACTTGCCTGAAGAACCAAGGCGCCACGAACCTCATTGGAGTATCTGGAGGTGGTGACTCTGGCGTCGCCCATTCCACCGAGTCCAGACATCTCAATGAATTCCGTGGAGGTGGTTTCACGTCTCCACGAACGTACTGAGCGTCGGCCGGACGGTCACATGGGTTCTTACGGGCCAAGTGGCGCCTGAGACTCGTGGTCCAGAACTTGTCACCCGAAAAGTCCTTCCCACACTTGGGGCAGACCCGTTCCATCCTACTGGGGTTGGAGAAAAAAATTGGAAATCCAACAGGCGTCCTGAGGGTCCGACCCCCTCCCTCATATACATGAATTTCTAATTTTTTTCTAAATTAGTAAATTTTTTTCGAGACCGATTTGAAAATGGTATATACCTCTTATTGGAAATCCAAATTTCCAACACCGAAAACCTATAATGTTACTACTGTGACATGTCCCCATAAAGTCCAGCAAGTTCCATCTACGATGAAGTTTGCTGGAGTCTATGAATGTTTATTGAGGTACTTGAGGCCACTCAACACTCGTCGGATCCTGTGTCTTCCCAGGCAAATCCCTGAGGGCTTGGCGATACGTGACCCAAGCCGCCTGTTCCTCTGAAGTCAAGGGACTGTATGGAAGGACGCGCCAATCCGAGGCGGCGAGTAAAGCGTCTCGTTGGGTTCTGAGGGCGGTCCAGGCCTCAGACGTCACGGTATCAGTGTCGACAGAAAGGACGTATGCGTCATCAACGAACGAAACCTTGAGTGGTTTGTCCTTGAGTTCGTCTGCGATTGGAACGGTCACAAAGTCGGCCCAGGCGCCACCGTTTCTCGAGGCACCTGGAGGGACTTGACCAACGACCGTAGGGCCTGAAGGATCTATGACGGCTTCCATACTAGAGCTCGTTATTTATTTGGATGAGGGGTGCAGCAGAGTTATTCGCCAGGAAAATATAAACCGACCCAGCAGTCAAACCCGACGCAACACCAACGTTAAGGCCTATACAGTTGAGACTGTGCTGATCTTTGGAAACGGACGTTACAGATGTTGGAGTCGATCCGTTGAGAAGCTGCATATTACCAACACTTATTCCAGTAACTGTGGAATTTGCAGGACTACGCATGACGACGGGGAGAGGGACCATAATGTTAGCCACGGTCGTTGTTCTGCCATCGCCTACACCATAATAATCGTACAAAGTTTGCCCACCCAACTGTGTAAAGTACCTCTGACACAGAGCCAGTTCGGTCGCGTACGGCCGAACCTCGAACGGCGTCGCGACCGTGCCTTTCTCGAGCTGGACGCCTGTGAACTCGATGTAGTTGCCGGCGGTTGCATACCAGTTTGTAGACCCGTTCCAGAAACTTGCGGTCGTATTTGTCCACTGGTTGATAACACTTGCACCGGACCCGCTTGATTTTTGAGCAGCAATGTACCAAATGAGACACTTTGAGTTATCTGATGGGACTGAAACACCGTTGGGTGGAGGTGGCACTGTGAACGTGAGGTATTGCCATGTTCCCGAACCTATAGAAGTGAATGGTGCGTGATATGTATTTGAAGTTGCAGACTCTGTCAAGCGACAACAAATCTCTGAAGGTCCAGACCAGTTCGCTCTGTACCAAAGTGAGAATGTAGCAGGCGCGCCAAACGGAGTGCCCCACATGAAATCTGCCGTCATGAGACCCTCCATGTTTTGTTGTGGCTCCATGTAACTGAATGATGTACATCCAGCTGAAATATACACGTTCATAGAGTACCTCAAGCCAAGCTGGTATGGAGTATCTGAAGCTGTAAGTTGGCGCTGCGACACTATAACTTGTCCCGTTGTTAGACCATAGTTAAAATTGAATCGGTCAATGAGATATGTTTGCGCGGCGGCTGAACCTGTTATAGTTATCGACGTCCCCCTCTGCGCGATCCTCATGTCCCCGTTAATGATCCTATTGCGATACATGAGCGGATTCCCGGCAGAGACGGTCCCACCCACGACCACGTCGCCCGCAACTTCAAGGGACCTTTGCGGATTCGCGATGCCCACTCCTATTTTGGCGTCGTTTGTGATACACAGACTTTCCTCTGTTCCGTTGAGGGTCCATGAAGTGACATTAGTCGCCGAACTTGACCCCGCGTATGAGATGACGTTTACAACAAGTCTGTAAAAGTTGTATGCCTGTGTACAGCTCAATGTAAATGTTTGTAAACTTCCTCCACTAATTCCGGATCGTGAATCAACAAGAGTCCAATTGAGTCCATCACGACTTCCGAGAATATAGAATGTAGATGGGGCTGAATTACCTGGTCCCAACAGAGATGTAGAAGAGGGAACAACTGAAACTGGAAGCTGAATTTGAGCCCACTCACCTGCGTACGAGTTGCCAAGAACATCGACAGTTCTCACTGAACCAGTATAAACCTGTGGATTGGAAAGTGAGTAGACGCCTGCCGAAGATGCCCAGACAGTCGACGCATTCTGGTCGAATGCTTTCCATACCTGAGTCGATGTACCGTCGTACTCACTACTTGCACTCGCCACGTACTTCCCTTGTCCATAGGAAACCAAGCTATTCGAAGTTGTATCGAGCAGGTACGAGCTCATGGGCGCCGGGGGGTACGCGTTGATTGTTCGAGATGCACCGAGTGACGTGGAATTGAGTCCGCGGCCCTGGACTTCGAGCGTGGTTCCTGGTTGTTGCGCGAGTGATTTGAGCAAAAGGAGGGTATTAGCATCATTTGTAAATGATGCGCTTGGAACCGTGTAGCTCGAGCCGGTGTACCGAGCCACGTTGGACACGCGAACATCGGCGAGGTTGCCTGCAAGGTAGTAAGAAGATCCGTTCAAAGCACCAATGTACAGACGATTTGTAGGAATATATACCTGATCGGCTGACGTCATTATACCACTCGCTGGAGTGAGCTGGTTGGACATATAAACATTACATCTGGCTCCGTCGAATGTAGCTGCAAAATGGTACCAGGTTGAAGGAGATAATACTGCACTACTTACAATTTGAGAGTTTGGAGTCTGGAAATAGATGTTCCCTGCTGAATTCACGTAAAATCCCCATTCTGTACTTGATCGGTTAATAGGTGAAAAGTAAGAACCTGCCGTAGGTAGGTTATTCATGTACACCCACCCCTCAATAGTCCACGAATTTGCCCATAAATTACTATTCACCACCGAAGACGCCGCGTTCCCGTAATCTATGTACCCCGTTCCGTCGAACCTCAAAGACTGGAGTTGCGTGCCTGTGTACGGACTGAGTGTGTTCGATGTGACGCCGCCGACGGGCGTCGGGAGCGACCCGTAACTTGAAGCTTGTTGAGGAAGCTCGGTGACGTCTTGGATCGACGGGTAAGTTGGTAAAGGGTACTGAGACTCGAGTTGCCATGCGACGGTTCCACCGACTGGAATCGGGCCGAGATTAGGACTCGGTGTGAATGTGGTCGTTGTGTACGTGTTCGCCCCAAACAAAACACGGGCTTTGGCCACGGCAAAGTTGGGGCCTTGATTGTTGTTAGATTGACCAATAGTCACACCATTGTATGCAGTTGATGTTGCCGTTCCATTCAAAGCCACAGATGTTCCTGAACCTGAATACCCTCCGGCAGTCAGGGTCTGTATGACACCGTTGATGAAGATGTTCACGTAGCCCGCCGTGTTTCCTTGAGCAACTATATGGTTCCACGAGCCTGTCGTGATGGTTCCAGACGTTGTAAGAGTTGAACCTGAAGATCCATTCCACCAATACAATGAGACTTGGCCAGTTACCAGTGGTCCAAACAACCAGTCTCCTGCACCAGTTGTCGGACTCCCTTTGGCTAAGAAGAACGAGTACCCGCCATTTGCATATAAGTTCGCATTCGCAAAACTCGCATAATTGACCCACGCCTCGATGGTGAACCCCGAGTTCAGAGACGTGTTCAAAGCCGTTGTACTCTGTGTGTAATAAGACCCCACCGTCCCCGGCAAGGTCAAACACGGTCCATAAGGGCTTGTCGAGGCGCCCGGGAAGTATTGGGGCTGGAGGGCCATAGTCAAGTTGGACGTGTACCCCGTACTCATACCTGTGGCGTAGGTCGGGGCGGTTGTGAAAGGTGCGGCCGCGGGTGTGAAAGAAGCGGTGGGGACGATGCACCCAGTCATGACGCGGACATCGGCGACGTTTCCGGAGAAAGGGGCGGTTCCCACTGTATTTGTTCCTATGACGACATTCGCCGATGGGGATAACTGCGGCTGTGTACCAGTTGTAAACGCACCGGTCGTTCCACCAATACCGCCATTAATGAAAACACGAGCAGTACCGGCGTTGGTTGCTGTACGTGTATACGACGCAGAAACATGGTACCATGTTCCAGCACTTAGTGCCGAGGCATTACTTGCTACTATATTGACAGACGCGTTACTGACCGTAAAGTTGAGAAAGTTTCCAGAAGACAGATAAAAGTTAAAATCTGCATTTCCGGACGGTGTAGAACCTGCGAGAGATCTCTGAAGAATAATACCGTTTGCACCAAAAGACGTGCTTGGGTTGATCCAAGCCTCTATGAACAGGTTACTAAGTGCCAAATTTGCAGTAGCAATCGAGTGCCCACCATTGGGCCAGAACACGTCTGAGTTTGCAGTCCCCGGTAAACTCAGAGCCTGTGTGATACTTCCCGTCCCCGTATTGGATGTTATGGCCGCTGCATTACTCAAGTAATTTTGGATCAAATTAGTGGTGGTACTCAAGGGTACGCTCCCTGTGACATAATTAGAAACGGAAAGGGAACCGGCCGGGACCCTCTTCGCCACCACGTAATTGTTCGAGGACGCGTCCGAAACGACAGAGACGTTCCCCACAAACGACGTGTTTCCATTGACGGTCAAAGTCTCCGTGAGTGCCGCAGGATTGACGCCGCCAACACCTACGAGACCGTTTGAGTAATAGACGGTCGTACCTTGTTGGACCCAGGGGTTCGTGCCTGTGTTTATGTAACCACCAATAGGCTTGAGAGTCACGAAAGTCGAGGTGGCACTGAGAGCAACGTTCCCAGTTATCGTCCCTTGGAAGGAACACTCGATAAAGTAAACGTTCGAAATGTTCGTGATATTCAAAGGCAAAGAAATGGTCGTGGTTGGATCCTGGGTGTACATTGGACTGTATGAGTAGAGGTACGACGGAGTCGTACCGCCCGGGGACAGTGCATCCGAAGCCAATGACCCGACCTGAAACTTTACGGGCGTGTTTCCCACCGTGTTCAAACACAGATTGACCTCGTAAATACCCGATTGGTTTGCTTGGAAGTTGCCGTTCGCCGTGACTGCCAAGGCTGTAGAGGTTCCCGTGACTGTCCAGCCGTTCGAGGACGTCAGAGCGACCCTGTATGTATTAGACGAGTACACGCCACTCAAGTTGGAGGACGACGAGCAATTACACAAGAGAGCCGAGGCAACACCGGTCGCCGAGCTCAGGTAGTTTCCAAAAGGCGCAATCTGTATGTACGTCCCGTAGTTTGTGCCTGCGGCCGACGAAGACCTGGACGCGTACATTTGGGTCGCACCGTTCAAAAAGTACGCATCGATATAGTAGTACTTGGACGTATCCACGATACCAAGGGGTAAAGTGACTGTGGTCGACGGGGACGAGTCGATGGGTAAGTTGTACACGTACGAGTACCCGCTCGTTGCCGTGGTCCCAGCAACCATAGCCGAGAATGTGCTTGAGGTTGTGACGCCGATACCCACCTTGACCAAGGGTTGATCGCCCGCGAGGACACACGTCACTTGGTACAGACCCGATGAAGAAAACTTGATCATACCGGTACCTACCGTGAAGACCGTGACGGCCTGAGCCGCCTCAGGTACGAACGCGCCCAGGTTCAAGTGGAACCCCTGAATGACCGGGGACCCCGTGCTTGTGACGAAAAGGTTCGGGGATAGGGAATAGGCGCTCGGCAAAGTCAAGAGAACACCTTGGGACGTACCGGACCCGGACCCGACGGACCCGCCCGACGAAAACAAGTTTCCCGAAACGACCAGGTTACCAGTCAGGTACACGTTCCCCAGACCGGTATTCGTGGACAAGTTCGAGGACATGATGATGTTCGAGGCGGTCAGGTTGTTTGTTAGAACTGCATCGATAGCCGATATCGTACCGATACCGGTAAAGTTCTTCGTACCGCCGTAGAAGAACGTTTCGCTCATCGCTTCTAGTACTTGCACGCAAATTTAATTTGAGTTCAAAAACGGAACGAGACAAAACTCGGGTGGGGCTGGTACGAGCGTATCGAGGACTGCGACGTTTGCTGCCGAGGTTCCAGGGACGAAGACGACCCGACCGTCTGGAACGAGTCGCGCGCCTGCAGACCCTGGTGAGGCTGTCAAGTTGGACAAGGTCAGAGCGACCGGATCAAAGAGTCCGACATTGGACCCGGACCCCGGACCAAAGACGATACGTCCATCGACCGTCAAGGCGGCACCCACAAAGCCCGAAGCGCCCGTCTGAACGTTTGACCATGTGCTTGGAGGCTTGAATACGCCGACATTCCCCGTGGGACCCGGAACGCAAATGACGTTCCCGTTGGGTGCAAGGACCGCCCCGACAAACTTGAGCGTCCCGGATCCGCCCAAGGGTACGGAATTGGACACGGTCTTCGCCACGGGGTCAAACTGGACAACATTTGCATTGGTCCCGGGGACGCACACGACATTTCCGTTGGGAATTCCGACACCCGAAACAAAAGTCCCGTCGGCTCCGACCCGGACCACGTTCGAGGCGAGACCCAGAGCCGGACTGAAAGAGACGAGGTTGGCCGAGGTTGTGTTGGGCACGAGAGTCACGTTCCCATTTGGATCCAGAATTCCGCTCGAAAATACGTCACCCACGAGGACCGAGTTGGTAAAGGCCAAGGTCAAGGGGTTGAACACGCCCACGTTTGTGGTGGCTGACCCGGGGACGCACACGACGTTACCCGAAGGACCCATGGCCACACTTGCATAGGGTCCGACGATAGCATCACCCGAAGGTCGAACGGCCGAAAACAGGTTGGTCCCAGGGACGAAAACGCCGACGTTCGACCCGGACCCTGGACCAAAGACCACGCGACCGTCCGGGACGAGAACAGACCCTTGGAATCCTGACGTGCTTGGACACAGGTTCCCAAATACGGGCACGGGGCTCGTGGCCCACCACGAGGATGTAGGCCGGCTCGAGGCGTTACACGTCGCCGATATCCACCCTTGGATGATGCTCGAATTCGCCGTAGTCGGTCGGAGGTACGGACCACGCAAAAACTGATTTTCCAGGTAATTCAGGGACCCTGTGGAAATGTCCGTAAACCACTGGAACGTGTTTGTAAAGTACGCGTTTCCTGCAACGGTCAGAGTCGCACCGCTCGGTGTCGTGTTGATACCTACGTTGGCCTGTCCGAATATGGACCCGACATTGATGGTTGTCAAGTTGGCCAAGGACGCACTGACGTTTGTACTCGAGATTGCGTTTCCGACGTAGATATTTGTACCAAAATTGGGGTTCCCGACGTACAGGTTGGATGCCCAGATGGACTGGCAATTCATGGTTGTGACATTTGCATTGGTCGTGAGGACGTTCTGAGCGACCAGGGCGTTGGACACGTACAGGTTCCCTAGAATCTGGAGAGACGCTCCGAGGTTCGTGCTTGTGCCTATACCCACGTTCCCAAAGGCTCCGAATATTGAAACGGTATTGAGTGTTGTGACGTTGACGTTGGTCGCAATGACGTTCCCGGCGCTTATGGCGTTCGAGGCCCAGACGTTCCCTTGGACGACCAAGGTTGGTCCGCCAGACACGGGCACGGTTCCTATACCCAAATTGGACGAGACGACGACCGAAAAAGCGTTCAGGACCGTGACATTGACGTTAGCCGCGACGAGATTCCCAGCACTCAGAGCGTTGGACGCATACAAGTTCCCTTGGATCTGGAGTGTTGGTCCGCCGACGACCGGAATCGTCCCGATACCCATGTTGGACGTTGCAACGAGACTTGTAGTATTCAAAACAGTCGCATTTATGTTGGTCGCAAAGACGTTCGGAGCCGTCAGAGCGTTCGAGGCCCAAAGGTTCCCACCGACTTGGACCGTCGCACCACCGGTCAAGGGTACGGTCCCAATACCCAGGTTCGAGTACGCCACAAGGGTCAGTGTGTTTAGAGTGGTCGAATTTATGTTTGAAAATACGTTGGTGGTTTGGAAGGCGTTCGAGACGTAGATGTTTCCCTGGACCTGGAGGGTCGCACCACCTGCTACGGGAACGGTCCCTATACCTAGGTTCGAGGTGGCGACGAGACTCAGGGTATTGACGACCGTGGAGTTTGAACCAGTTACGAAGACGTTCGGCGCGCTCAAAGCGTTCGAGGCCCAGACGTTTCCTTGGACTTGGAGGGTCGCAGCACCGGCCACAGGTGCGGTCCCTATGCCTAGGTTGGACGTGGCCACCAAAGACAGGGTATTCACAAGGGTGGAGTTTGCGCCCGTCACGAAGACGTTCGGTGCACTCAAAGCGTTCGAGGCCCAGACGTTTCCTTGGACCTGAAGAGTCGCGGCGCCAGCCAAGGTCCCGACACCCAGGTTGGACGTTGCAACGAAAGAGACGGTATTAACAACCGTGGAGTTTGCGCCCGTCACGAAGACGTTCGGTGCACTCAAAGCGTTCGAGGCCCAGACGTTTCCTTGGACCTGAAGGGTCGCCAGACCTGAAACCGTTCCGACGCCAACATTGGACACGGCTACGAATGTTACCGTGTTTACCAACATGGAATTTGCAGTTGTTACGAGAACGTTTGTTGCGCTCAGAGCGTTCGAGACCCATGCGTTCCCTTGGACTTGGAGGGTCGCACCACCGGCCACAGGTACGGTCCCGATACCCAGATTTGACAAGGCCACAAAGGTCAAGGTATTCAAAACACTCGAGTTGATATTGGTCGAAATAAGGTTCATTGCACTGAGTGCGTTCGAGGCCCACAAGTTTCCCTGGACTTGGAGCGTCGGACCACCGACGACGGGCGTGGTGCCAACACCAAGGTTCGAAAAGGCGACGAATGTCAAGGTATTGAGTGTTGTCGAGTTGATATTGGTCGAAAGAAGGTTGGTCGCACTGAGTGCGTTTGATGCCCACAAGTTCCCTTGGACTTGGAGGGTCGGTCCACCGACCACTGGAACCGTCCCAATGCCCACATTGGACGCGGCCACAAAGGTCAAGGTATTGAGCGTGGTCGCATTGATATTGGTCGAAATGAGATTGCCAGAACTGAGTGCGTTTGAGGCCCACAAGTTCCCTTGGACCTGAAGCGTCGCTCCACCCACCACGGGAACTGTTCCTATGCCCGCGTTCGACGTGGCAACAAGAGTCAGGGTGTTTGTGGAGGTTGCATTGACGTTGGTCGCAAACACGTTCAGAGTCTGAAGCGCGTTCGACGCCCAGACGTTTCCGGCGACGTGTAAAGATGATCCGGGCCCGGACGTGTTTATACCGACCAGACCCGAGGTTCCAAAGATGGACAAGGTATTGACTGTTGTCACATTCACATTCGTACTGATTACTGTTGGGGCCGTCAGCGCGTTCGAGGCCCAGACGTTCCCTTGGACCTGGACCGTTGCACCGCCGGCGACGGGCGCTGTCCCGACCCCGAGGTTCGAGTACGCCACGAGGGTCAGCGTGTTTGTGGTTGTAACATTCACGTTGGTCCCAAACACGTTCAGAGTCTGGACCGCGTTGGACGCATACACGTTCCCTGCAACTTGGAACGCGGCCCCGAGAGGTCCGGTCGTGTTGATACCTACGTTCCCGTACGTCCCAAAGATGGACGTGAGGTTCAGGGTCGTTGTATTTACAGTCAAAAATGCGAGGTTCCCCCAACGGATCGCAGCATTTCCCAGACTGGCCAGGGACGTGGCTGCATACATGTTCCCACTAAACGTGGAGTATGCGCCCTGGACGGTCAGGTTCTGTTGGAGCGTAGAGTTGCCCGTCGTGACCATGTCACCAAAGTTGGTGACCAACTTGGACATTCTACTACTAGAACTTATTAAAATAAGGGCCGAGGCCGATTTCCCGTACGTTTGGTCTCGTACCCATAATACCTACATTTGCTGAAAGACGGGGACAAAACACGACGGATCCTGTTGGTTCCGTGGAACACCCAAAGAACCCCGATCCAGGAACGCCGTTCGAGTACGTCAAAGTCACGGGGTCAAAGAGACCGACGTTTGCCGAGTTGTACGGTGCAAACACGATGCGTCCGTCGGGAAGCAAAGCGCCGCCTTGGAAGTACGGAGCCGACGGGACGTTATGGGTCGCAGCATTTGCATAGACCCCCGTGGTCGGGTTGAAGACCCCGACGTTCGCCGAGGTGGTCGGAACAAAGACGACGTTCCCGTTCGGGGCCAAGACGCCCCCGTTCCATCCATAGGCTCCCGGGGCCGAGACGGTCGAAAAGCTCAGATCGGACGGTCTGAAGAGGCCTATGGGTCTGTTTGTGCTTGGGACAAAGACCACGTTGCCGTTGGGCAAGAGGACACCACCAAAGTACCCAGACTGGGCCGGGGCGTTACTGGTCGAGAGTCCTATGGGGTCGAAGAGACACACGTTCGACGAATTCAAGGGGACAAATGTGATGCCTGAAGGTGTCGCGACCCCGCCTGCATAGGCCGAGGCGACGGCCGTCACGGGTCCGACGGTCGAAAAGTCGAGAGTCACGGGGTTCAAGACGCCAATGCTCGTGGACCCTGAAGGAACAAAGACCACGTTCCCGTTGGGCGCCAAGACCCCTCCGACATACTTGAAAAAGCCCGAAGGGAGGTTCGGAGGTGTAAAGGATGAAAAAAGGCGCGTCTTGGGGTTCCAGAATCCTATGTTGGACGAATTTCCCGGAACGAATACGACGCGACCATCAGGGACCACGACCGTCCCCGAGTAATCGGATGCGCCTTGACCGTCCGAGGGGACGTTGGACAAGGGCCCAAACCCGTAGCGCGTTTGGAAGGTGTTACACGTCCCGGATATCCAGCCTTGGATGACTGATGCGTTCGAGACGGACGGGACATAGTGAGGTATCTGCTTTCCAAGGTCGTCTATGTAGTTCAAATTTCCAGTCAAAAAGAGGTTGCCAAGCTGTGCAGTCGTGTTGGCCGCATACAAGTTCCCTTGGACCTGGAGACTGGCTTGGGCCACGCTCGTGTTGAGACCCACGAGCCCCGTGGTCCCGTAGATGGACGCGATGTTTCCAGTCACGGAGTTGGACAGGGTCGCCGTAATGTTGGTCGTGACGATGGCGTTGGGTGCATACACGTTATCAAAGTACAAACGGGCAAAAATCTGGGTCGTTGCTAAATTGGCGACGTTAATGTTCGAGGCGACGTTGAGTGTCGTGGGGACGTAGAGGTTTGCAGTGACCAGGTTCAGGTTGGACATGGCGACGTTTCCAGACACGTCGAGGGTCGACCCGGGCGTGAGCGTGTTGATACCCACGAGACCTGCAATGGATGTGATATTGGACCGCGTGACGTTGACCGAGCCGCCAAAGAGGTTCGGGACGTTCCAGTTTGTGTTTGACGCGTACAGGTTCCCTTGGACTTGGAGCGTCGGGCCGCCTGCGACTGGACTCGTGCCTACGCCCAAGTACTGGACAACACTCAAGACGTTGAGGTTTGCCGTTCGGGCGACGTTCCCTTGGGTCGCAAACACGTTGGTCGCTGACCAGTTGGAATTGGACGTCCAGACGTTTCCGGGGACGACCAGACTCGTGGACCCGGAGACGACGATGGTCATGGTATTGGTCAGACCCGCCACATTTCCGGTTGAAAATAGGGCGTTCGAGGCTGAGAGGGCGTTTGAGGCTACAAGGTTTCCAGAGACGAGAACCGTAGACCCACCGGCGACGGTCCCGACTCCGAGGTTGGACGTGACGACGACCGAAAGGCTATTCACGTAGGTCGCGTTGACGTTAGGCGCTATGACGTTTGGAAAGGCCCATGTTGCGTTCGAAGTCCAGATGTTCCCTGCGACCGTGAGTGTCGCCCCACCCGTCGTCCCAATACCCACGTTAGAGACGGCCACGAGCGTCACCGTATTGACCGTACCCGTTACGTTGACGTTTCCAAGGAGTCCAGGAGCACTCAGAGCGTTCGAGGTCCAGAGGTTCCCTTGGACCTGGAGGTTCGCAAGACCTGAAGCTCCTCCGACCCCGAGGTTCGACACGGCCACGAGCGTCACCGTGTTCACCGTGCCCGACGCATTCACGTTTGCAAACAGACCAACGGCACTTAGAGCGTTCGAAGACCACAAGTTCCCTTGGATCTGAAGCGTCGCTCCTCCGGTCGTTCCGACCCCGAGGTTGGACGTTGCGACGAGCGTTACAGTGTTCACCGTGCCCGACGCATTGATATTTGCAAACAGAATCGGAGCACTCAGAGCGTTCGAGGACCACAAGTTCCCTCGGATCTGGATCTGTGGACCGCCTATGACCGGGACCGTTCCTATGCCCATATTGGACGTGGCAAAGAGGGACACCGTGTTTGTCGTCGTGGCGTTCACATTTGCAAAGAGTCCCGGAACACTCAGAGCGTTTGCGACCAAGAGGTTCCCAGAGACTTGGAGGTTTGCTAAACCCGAAGACCCCCCGACCCCCGCATTTGATGTGGAAATTGTGGTCAGGGCGTTCGTGGTCCCTGCGGCGTTGGCAGTCGTCACAAACAGGTTGGCCGAGTACCACGTCACGTTGGACGTCCAGACGTTCCCTGTAACTGTGAGCGTCGCACCACCCGCCGCCCCTCCGACGTTTCCAGAACCTGCAATGGTCGTCATGGAGTTTGTGGTCCGAGACGCATTTGCAGTCACTACAAGGAGGTTTGCCGAGTACCAGTTGGTGTTGGATGTCCAGACGTTCCCCTGGACTTGGAGCGTCGGTCCTCCAGGGACGGGGACGGTCCCGACCCCCGCATTTGAGGTGGAAATTACAGTCAGAGCGTTGGTCGTCGCTCCGGCATTTGCTGTTGTCACAAAGGTGTTGGTCGCGTACCAGTTGGTATTGGACGTCCAGACGTTCCCCGTGACTTGGAGTGTGGCGAGACCTGAAGGTCCTCCGACCCCGAGGTTGGACACGGCGACGAGGGTCAAGGTGTTGAGTGACACGGAATTTACGTTACTAATTACGTTCTGGGTCGCAAGGGCGTTGGACACAAACAGGTTCCCGGTCACGGCTAGGTTTGCCGGGACTGATCCAGACGCTCCGACATTCACGGGTCCGTAGATGGCTGTGACGTTCAGGTACTGCGTATTCACGCTCGTCACGACGTTGATGTTTGTTGAGGTTACGGCGTTCGAGGCCCAGAGGTTCCCGAGTATCTGGAGGTTTGCCGCCCCGACACCCACCGAGACCCCGAGGTTTGACAAGGCCACGAGCGACAGAGTGTTTAGGGAGGTTGCATTCACGTTCGTCCCAAAGATGTTTGTGGTCTGGATCGCGTTCGAGGCCCAGAGGTTCCCTTGGACACCGACCATAGCGCCTGTTGAGACGGACCCGACCTGTACAGGTCCTGGTACGGTCAAGACGTTTGCGGTCGTTCCGTTGGACGTGTTGACCCACGCATTTCCAAATGAAATAGAGGAGGTCCCGTCAACCTTGGGGTTCAAGTTTCCTGAAAAGACTGAATAGGCCCCCAGACTTGTCAGGTTCTGGTTTAACGTGACGTTCCCGACCGTTGTCGCGTCACCGAAATACGTGGTCGTGTTTGACGCCATCCTACTTTACGTGTCGATAATGTTTCTCCTCATATTCATGATGATAAATAGACCACACAGGGCGACAGTCGTGATCATCACGAGCCTCCGAAGCTCACCCGAGTCCCACGGGACCGGATCTGGAAGGCTCTGGGGCCTGTCTGGACTCATGGGGACGTCCGTCGTTTCGAAACGCAAGACGAACATGTTCCGGCCCATATCGATGGGCGGACTGAAGTTTCCGTCGACAAACACAGCCCCGTTATTGGGTTGACGCCACGTAATGGTCAAACGGTCAATCTTATCGATGCGTGCAGGATACTCTTGCCAGATGCGATAATTTGCGTTGTAAAATTCGGTGTTTACTGCAATGGAATTGGCGACGGTCGAGACGGTGTTGGACACGACGAGAGCAAGCGCGCCTCCAGTCGCCTTGACGGGAATGGTGGCAAATGAGCCATAAAAAGCGTTTGACGACTGGGTCAAGAGACTGCCCGTCTGGGTCAAGCGGTCCGCGACGAGATTCCTGGGCGTACGGAGTTCCGTGATATCCAAAGTCAAAAACTGTGAACTGAACACGTTGGGTAACATGGCAGTTAAGAGCTCCACCTTCGTGACATTCACGATGGGCTGGGTCAAGTGGAGCACATACGAGTTTGAATTTGGATACAGGGTTTGATTCCTGTTATTCGAATCGACGTAGACTGTAAAGTCTGGCATCTTCTAGTAAGGGAAAACTTTAGTTTTCCGTTGAATCGGGGTCTGGGTCCTTCGGACTGCCTGCTTACTTCTCGAGCAACGAACCGCCGATACCATCGACGATGGCAAAGTCGCGAATCTGCTCGCGAACATAGGCGGAGCCGCCGCACAGACCGCCTGGGGTCAGGCCCCGGGAGTAGTAATCGGCCTTCTCGGAGGGACCGGCCGTACAGTCCAGAGAGGGCTGGATGTCAAACACGCTCCCGGGCAGCTTAGCAACTGCCGGGCCGGGCTGGATGGACACGGGCGCACCCATGTAGCTACTGGTCGTCTGGCCCTTGAGCAGGGTCCACAGGATCACAAACAGCAGGGCGATGATCAGGACTTGGGTCGCCGCCTTGAAGAACTTTGCCATTTACGTTTTACTGATATTATATTTTCCAAAGGTGCGTTAAAGCCAAGAGAGACCTTTCTTGAAAAGTACTAATGGACATAGTAATAGGCGACCAGGGACCCACGACTATGAGCCTGAATGACGACGAGAACAAGTTGCTTGACGAGATTTCCATCCAGCTCCCCGAGCGCAAGACGGTTCCCCTGAAGGCGAAACCGAGTCGGCCGAGCCCTTTTGCAAAGCGGACGGCCGGGCCGGTGATTCCGAACGTTCAACCTGATGACGGTCTAGACCTGTTTATGAACCCTGGGAAGCACGTCCCTGCAGCGCCTCCCCCGCCCGAGGAGTATGACGGCGGCGAGGAGCCTATGGACGAGGAGGACTATCAGCAGGGCCAGGCTGGTGGTGGCGGTGCCCAAGTGCCTTCTGAGGGGTACAAGACCATCGAGGACGAGAAGGCCGATCTGCTGAACAAGATTAGCCGACTGGCCAAGAAGGGTTTCCAGACGAGTGCGCGCCTGAACATTTACAGCGACATTGAGGAGATTCGGACCGAGTACAAGCGTATCACGTATAGTATCGAGGTGGACCGGTCCGTGAAGTTCCAGCGGCGTATGCTGGTGGCGTGCGTGACCGGGCTCGAGTTCCTGAATGACAAATTCGACCCGTTCGACCTGGAGCTGAACGGCTGGTCCCAGAACGTCATGGAGAATGTCGAGGACTATGATGGCGTCTTTGAAGAGCTGTACAACAAGTACAAGACGAAGATAAGCGTCGCACCAGAGGTCAAGCTCATTATGATGGTTGGTGGATCTGCTATGATGTTCCACTTGACCAACTCGATGTTCAAGGCGGCCGTTCCAAACGTCAGCCAGGTGATGAAGCAGAACCCGGACCTGATGCGCAATATGGTCGATGCAGTCCAGCGCAGTCAGCAGGGTGCTGGCCCGGGTGCAAACGAGCCGCCGTCCCAGGGTCTGCGGCGCGAGATGCGTGGACCCGGAATGGACTTTGGATCCCTGATGGGTATGATGGGCCCGCCCCCGCCCGTGATGACTCGGCCTGGTCGCGCAGAGGATGATGACGTGTCTGATATCGTGAGCATGGATGCAGAGGACCCCGATACGCGCGAGGTGAAGCTGGACGGTGGCGAGAAGAAGAAGCGCGGGCCAAAGGGCAAGGGGAAGAAGGAAGTGAGTTTGTAAGCGGAGCTTACAAACTCACAGACCCGAAGGGGCTCCTCCTCCCAAAGTACAGCGCCCTAAAATTTTTTAGAAACTAATAAAAGGAAATGGCACTATCATATGCGCCATTCGAGGACGTATCAGCACCCAAGCCGCCCATCTATGACCCACTCAAGTTGGGCGCGGTCGGGAAAGTGTCCAGACCCGAGGCTGATGCGACCGAGTGCAATTACATAGTCATGTTTTTCGTTATTGGCGTATTCCTCATCGCGTTGTCTGATGCTATGAAATCTTCGCGTTGATTTTTAGTGATGGGACAGTTTAGGACCTTTTTGTCATGGTACCGTCTCAAGTCAAATAGCCGACACGTGTTCCTCAAGATTTATGGATCAAAATATCTTGAGGAACAACCTGAAACGATTGAAGAGGCGGACCAGCTCGCCCAGGAAACGCTTGAGGCGTGTCAGGACCTTCGGGACATTATCGCACAGGACCAGAGGGAGCTCGTGGTCATGCTCGATATGCGAGGGTGCGACATGTCTGAAGCGAATTTTATAACGTTTTTTAGATACTGCAAAACGGCCGCGAGTCAAGGGCTCGACCTTGACCGTGTCGAGGTCCGGGGTGCGAGTCCCTTGTGGCACTACGTGTGCAAATTCTTACCCAAATATACGAGGGACCGCATCATTTTGATAGACACGGCTTGACGCTCGCGACGCTCAGAAGCTCCGAGATGCTTCCCTGGTACACCTTGACTTGCTGATCATAGTGCCCCGACGTGATCGGGCCTGGAGTGCTCACAGTCATTTGTAATTTTACAGAGAAATTTTACAGGACCCAGCCCCAAACACTTTTGGGGGGTCCTCCCGAGCCTCGGCGTCCCCCATGGCAAACCCTGATTCCCGATACACCACTGAGCGTTTCCGGAACATGGGCAAACACACGGACCATTTGTCGACCACGTCTATGATGAGAGGTGCATTGACCTTTCCGGGCGTCTCACGCATGATGCGTCCTATGGACTGTTTGATGTCACTCTTGGGTGTCGCCAAGATGACTGTATCAAGTACGGGGATATCCAGACCCTCCTGGGCCAACTGGAACGTGGCAACGACTACAGATTTTTGGGCCGAAATTGCGAGCTCATCCTCTTTCATACCTCCAATGTACAGACCGGCCAACTTAGAGCCAAGCTTTTCCTGAAAGAACAAACAATGGTCCCGCCGGTCACTCAAGACCAGAACGCGTCTGTTTTCCTTGACAAGCTTTTCGATCCGCCGAAGCAACATGTCATTTCGCGCCTCGAGCTCCGTGATGACTGTTATCATACCGGCCATATTCAACTTGCCAAACCGGGTCACTGGAGGAGGCTCGGAAAAGGTCCCGCTCGGATCGAGCCACCGGATCACCTCGACTCGTGTGGTCTTTTGATCTTTCCGCTCGACTCTGAAGAATTCTGGACCCAAAAACCAATACAAGAGCCGTGTGAGACCATCCTTTCGATCTGGTGTTGCCGTCAGTCCAAGGGTCCATCGAGGACAGACCTTGAACATGAACTGTGAAAAGGCCGGAGCGCCTATATGGTGGGCCTCGTCCACGATGAGGAGCCCAAACGAATCAAAGGCGCCCTTTGGAAACTCGCGTTGACACATGGTCTGGATCATAGCAATGACAAAGTCCTTTTCGACGTCGTATTCGTCCCCTTGGACCCGGCCTATCGTGGCCCCGGGACAAAAGGCCTGGATACGGTCTCGCCACTGGTTTGCCAAAAACTCCTTGTGGACGACAATCATAGTCCGGACCTTTAGATGCGCCGAAAAAGCCAAGGCCATACACGTCTTTCCGTAGCCCGGGGGAAGAGACAAGACACCTCCGCCCGTCTCTGCAAAGGCTCGGAGACCTGCATCGAATGCTTCCCTTTGTCGAGTTTCGTCTCGGAGTGTTCCGACAAAGCAAAGAGACTGAGCATCAACAGGAGCTTTGCGGGCATCTTTGGTGGGCGGACCGAACCGCTCGCGACCATAGTACCGTGGGACGACCAAGTCTCCTTTGTCCGTCCGCCGCCAGACCTTGAAGGAAGGGGCCTGGAGACCCAACGCATTCTCTATGGGTCTTACAGTCAGTTCCTTTTTTAACTCTGGACTTTCGGGAACGACAAGTCCGTTCCTCGTCAAAGTTCCCATCTTTCAAATTCAGAGCTTAAATTTTCTAAGCCTGTAGTAAACATGGGAGGCGCTATGTCTGTGCAAAATCAAGGGGCTATCGCGGGCGTGGCGGCCAAGTGTGAAACCGTGGATGGCGTCACCAGGTGCTACGGATCGAACGACCCGTGTGCGCACCTGGGTTCGGACCCTATACAGTACGCGGCGTGTATAGACGCGCAGAAGAAGATGGCCAAGACGGCCACCAAGGAGGTTGCCATCGGCCTCGAGGTGACCAAGGCGCCTTCCGACGTGGCCGTGAACCAGGACGCCGTAGACTGGCTCAAGGCGAACGGTTCCACGGCATCTAAGGACCAACTCATAAAGATGTGTACGACCGCGTACCCCCAGGCGGTCGACAAGTGTCTGGAAGAGATGGCCCGTAAGCGGATGGACCCGACCGAGATTGTCGGCCAAAAGGTTGTTGGGGACGTCATGATTGGCGGGTCTTTCGTCGATAAGAGCGCCGCCCAGGACGCTGCGAAAGATGCCATCAAAACGGTCCAGGGCTTTTGCTCAGAGGGGTCGGCGTGTGCAGCGCCCGTGTATGGTCGTCCGGCGTGGACGTGGATCCTAGCAGCTACCGTTATCCTCCTTGCGGCGTGGGGCGTCGATGACGCGTAGAGATTTTAGTACAAAAACATCCTGAATTCGGTCAAAGAAAACATGAACGAATTCGCCCGATTGAATGTCCTGAATCGGTCGAATTCCCTCAACGTGGGCCATGACGCGGCCGTAGCGAAATGGGACTTTGAAACGAACGGGGCCTTCATCGGTCCGGATCTCCATGTACTTGCGACCGCCCCAGTCGTAGTACGGTCTGGTGACCGTTCCGTTCGCCAGTATCATTCTATGTTATTCCGTGCTCTTTTTTTCTAAGCAAAAAGTAATATGTCAAAGGCAGCGGAAACAGAAGATCTTCTCGCTACTGTGAGGGCTGCAGGTACCGATACGGCGAAGGCGGCGGAGGCGCTCCGTGCCGCACAACAAGCGGGGAAAGATGTGTCCGAGGCCCTCAAAGTTCTCGAATCTGGTTCTGCTGCAGACAAGGCTGCATTCAACGCTGCGAAGGATACTCTGAAAATCGACGTAAGTGGCGCAGAGAGTCTGCTCAAAGATGCAAAGCCCATCGCTACAGATGTTGGGACGGTTGCAAAAGACACGCAAGCTCTTGATAAGGAGGCGAGCGCGTTGAGCAAAGCCAAGACGGCCGTTTCGGACGGACTCAAGTCGACGGCCGATGCGTCGGCCCAGATGGCGAAAGATGTCGGGAAGGCCTGTAAGGAGAACCCCAAGACGTGTTTGGCTACCGTCCTTGGAACGGCCGCGGCCGTCTACGCCGCTGATAGTTATTACAAGGCGGCCAAGTACGTTGGTCAAATTACAAACATCCAGCCCGATACGGATGGCGGCCTCCTCGGTATTGGTGGGACGCCGATTGCCAAGGTGACGTACAAGGACCCGGTCAAGATTCTCCTTTCGGACCAGGTGGTATTTTCGGGGACGGACTGTTCCCCGACCATCGACGGTTCACGCAACGTTTACAAGGTGGCCTCAGAGACTGAGGTCTGGATCAAGCTCGACGCGGCTCTGACGGGCCCTGGTTCCAAGGGAACGTTCAAGATATCCACGGACTCTGTGGACCGTCTCGGTGACGCCGTCGGAAAGGGGGCGGCGGCTGCTGGGAACGCCGCCGGTTCAGCCGCCGGTGGTGCTCTCGGAGGTCTGACTGGATTTTTCAAGGGATTCACACAGGGTGCAGGACTCTGGATAGTTCTGTGCATATTTGTGCTGTTCTTCGCGTTCATCTTCTTCAAGTTTATTTTGTAAGTAAAAATAAAGAATGGACAAGGACACGATACTCATCGGTCTCGTCATTCTCGTTGTTTTGATTCTTCTGTTCCGGACCGCGTCTGGGTTCTCGTCCACGACCTTTTCACCGGACATGGCCGAGGACCAAGCTGCCGCCATCTTCGCCAAGGCGACGGAGGACATAAACAACGAGCTCCAGACTCGGCTCGAGGAGGCAACGAACAAGGGCGATCTGGCCACCGCCAAAAAGATTGGTGACGAGGGCCACAACGCCATGGTGAAGCTTCAGGATGATTATCACGCGTACCTCAAATCAAAGGGTAAGGCTATTCAACAACCGTGAGGACCCTTGCCGAACGGTATCTTCCGCTTCTTCGGGAAGACCTTGTATGAAACCCCAAGAGGTTTACGGGAATACGACAACTTATCATCTCCGGTCGTCGCGACCACTTGGAGACCCTTGTAGAGTGGCGCACTGCACGTGCCCTGCACGGTTCTCTTCCACCCCGGACCCCCAAACTGGTCACACTTTTTGAAACACAAAGCGCCGACGCGGTCCTTGTCCGGGTCGCACACGCCAATCTTCATCTTTTCTTGGACGAGCGGACCGCCACCCTTGCGACACAGGTACGGCATACCCGGGACGTGGAACTCATCCGCGTTACACTTGTTGTAACACAGACCGTCAATCTTATCCGTACCCGACGGACAGTCCGTTCTGATGGGATCGCAGTGGATCGGATCGCAGTGGGTCTTACACAGACCGTGAGGACAACTCGTGTGACACCCGCCACCGTGACACGCACCCCCAGACGTCTTCATTGGCTTTCCGATACCTATATTGCGCGTCTTGACGTTACAGAACAGACCCGAGTCTGTGAACCCGTCTGGACACTTGGACATCTTTCCGGGCGAGTCGGTCTTGAGCTTGACTTGACACAGACCCGGAGAGCTCTTGTAGTACCCCGGAGGACACCGGTAACACATGCCCTGGATGACGACGCCTTTGCCACCGGGCGTGTCGACCGCTTGACTCGAGTAGTCTCCCCAGCCTTGGGCCTTTTCATCGTCCGACGCCTTTCGGCATGCATCGTAACACAGGCCCGACTCGCGCTGTTGGCCATCCGGACACTTGTCCCAGGCGCACATGGTCTGGCCGATGTACGTGGCACCAATGCCTATACACGCTGCGGCCCCCACACCGACGGTGGCCATTGTACACCCCGCAGCGGCGAGCGCCGCAATCTCACCGGCCGGACGCGCACCTGCAGGACACGGCTCGTACTGATCCTTTGACTCGAGCTGTTTGAGACCGCGAACCATCGTGGTACCGAACATCATCTCGGCAATGTCTTGACCCTTGGACAATGTGCACTTGGTCCCGTTCCAGTCCATGCCCTTTTGGAGGCAATAGTCCTTCGTGATGGTGCACGTTTTGTTGACGGGGTCATACGGGAACTTGGCGCCTTCACACGTCGTACGCATCGTGTGACCAACAGGATCCTGACCACAGTACCCCTTGTCGTCGAGCCACGTCACGTAAATGTCCGTCTTGTTTGCATCTCCAATAGGCCACGTAAAGCTCGACTCGCAGTCTTTCTTATTTGAAAAGGAGCACACGCTTCTCTGACCAAACGGTATCCATTTACCACCTGCAGCCGTACACACATTCTTCGTCGCTTCGTCTTGGAGCGTATCCGTGTCCACGTTCTTCTGGATATACTTGTTGATATCGTCGGCCGTCTTGATTTGACCGGCTGCGATGGCCGCCTTGATGGCTGTGTAAATAGGGACCATAATCGGGTTGTTTTGGTCGTTGATGATCTTTTTCGCCTCGTCAGTCACCTTGGACTGACGCGTCGCTTCGTCCAGTTTATCAAGCGGGCCGTACGGAATGGGATCCTTGGGCAAAACGTCCTTTGTGTTTCCATCCGCCTGGTTCTGCTTGTTTGCATCGTCCACACCGGCGTCATAATTGGCCTTGCACTGGTCGCGGAACTTGGCGTATTCCTCGGGTCCGTGTACGTCACAGTACCCGCCGCAGCACGCAATGTCCAGTGCCATGCTCACAAGTTGAATAGCCATGAGGGCAACGCCGACGGGTCCCATTTCGAGATCCATACCAACCTCCGTACCCATCATCGCCGCCTTTGTGCCGACACTTGCCGCGGCCTTTATCGCCGTTTCTCCAGCCTCTTTTCCAGCCATCTCGGCTGCTTTGAGTGCAGCATCCTTGATGGCTGCTTCGGATGCGCCTTCGGCCGCCTTTTTAGCCGCCGCCTTGGCCGCAGCATCTTCCATGCCCATCTGAATAGACTGTTTCGCAAGATCCTTGCTCACGAGACCACCAAACCGAAGAGCCCACTCGAGACCCTCGCGAGCGACAATTTTACCCGTCAGGGCCAGTCCAGACCGAACACCCTTGGCAGCAATGTTCTTTGCCATCGTCACGCCAAGCGCCACTGTAAAGTCCATCGCGAGCTGAAGACCAATCTGCTCGGCCATCTGGGGTGCCACCTTCTGGAGCGTCGTGATGATTTTGGACCCGAGCGACTTACCGGATGCATCCTGAACCTGTGCAGAGGTCGAACCATCCTTGTTGGTCGTTGTGACGAGCTTTTTACCACTCGCATCTGTTTGGGTCGTCGTGACCGTTCCGTCTGGGTTTGTAACAGTCTTGGTGTCCACGATGTGTGAACGGTCAAAGCCCGTTGAGCTCGCAAGGTCTGTGAGTTGCGTGTCGGCCGAGGCCCCCTGTTTATACTTGTAAATCAAGACTCCAGCGAGTGCTAGAAATAAGATCCCAAATAGGACCAGAAATATAGTGGTGGACTTTTGGTCACCAGCCATCTGCTATTTGTTCAGAAAATAAAGAGACTCGACGTGGTTCAGGTACAAGATGAAGGTCATCTTTTGCATGCCCGGTCGCGAGTACTCCCGTGAGTTTCTGCTCGCCTGGTCCGATTTGCTTATGCAAGCGACCAGCCGGGGTCACCAGGTGATGATTTCCCAGCAATATTCTTCAGTGGTCCATTTTGCTCGGGCCAAGTGTCTCGGGGGCGACGTCCTGAAGGGGCCGGATCAAAAGCCTTTTCAGGGCACTGTGGATTACGACGTGATGGTCTGGATCGACTCGGACATTGTGTTCAAGCCGGCCGACCTCTTTGCGCTCCTCGAGAGCCCTCACGATGTGACGGCCGGTCTCTACATGATGGAGGACCTCCAGCACTTTGCTGTCGTCAAGGACTGGGACGAGGATTACTTCAAGAAGTTTGGAACGTTCAAGTTCCTTCGGCCCGATGATATTGAGGGAGCACCGCAGTACGTACCTGTTGCATACGCAGGTATGGGCTGGATGGCTATTCGCAAGGGTGTCGTCGAGGACCTCAAGTATCCTTGGTTCTACTCGGAGCTCCAACACGTGGGCCAGCTCGTCGACATGAATTCTGAGGATGTCGCCTTTTGCAAGGCTCTTCAGGCTGCTGGTCACCCCGTCCACATTGATACGAAGATCCGGGTCGGTCATCAGAAGAAGCTCATCGTTTAGGTGCTGGCGTCGCACTGAACGGAGGCGGGCTCGGACCCGGAACGTACAAGTACGAATCAGGACCCACGTCCCACTTTTCTGGTGCCGGAGCCGGAGCCGGAGCCGGTGCAGCGGCGATATCACCACCCATACCCATTGTGCCAGGCTCCATATACGCCACGGGACCCGAAGGTGTCTGGTGACGGTCGGCCCGGGGTGCCGCCATCATCTTCTTGACAGGGGTCATATCATACGGCGCAGGCTCGTAGTGTTGCATTTTATATATTAAATTCACTTTTTAATTCTTCAACTGAACGATAATACCGCGCCAGGTCCTTCTTGAACCGCGCATCCTGCTTGGCTCCCGTCTTGACGATCCAAGCAAGATTCGCCTTGGAATACTTGGTCCGGACCTGATTCTCCGTGGGCTTGCGTGGAACGACTTTTTTGGGCCTTCCGTCGGAACTGTCCCCTGACCCCGCTCCGGGCCTCTTGTCGATGAATGACAGGGCTTGCATAACCGTATCGGCCAAGTCATCCTTTTTCTTGTGTGCATCGAAAAACGGGACCCACTCGGCATTGTCCGATTCTGTCAGAAACTTGCGTGCGCGCTCGATGGACGCCTTCTTGCGCTTGGCATACATTGCCTTCCCGGCCCCTGCACAGTCGGGCACCTTGAATCGTGCGTCCCAGATGACGACCGTCTTGCCCTTGACCAGAAAGTACGTGTGGAGCAAGTTCTCGATACCTTTCATGCCCCGGTTCCTATCGGGCTGCTTTTCGATGACGACCGTGGACGCCTCGAGGGTCCAAGGCTTGGACTCGAGGTGCTTGACCATGCATGGAAACAGACCATCCTGGTGCTTGGGAGGCACGCCTGACACGTCCCATTGCCGAATTTTCTTCGAAATTGGATCGATCAAACACATTGCCAAGTTTTTGATTCCACAGTCAATGGACAACATCTATCCTTAAAGATTCTTTGTTTTTTAAGCTTATATATGGACGAACTCGTGTGTTGGTGGTGCGTACACTCCTTGCCCCAAAGACCCTGTATCCATTTACCAATCAAATATGATGAGAAGCGCAAGATATGGACGACCATAGGAAACTTTTGCTCGTGGGCCTGTGCCAAGGCGTACGCCATCGATATGGCCTCGGCCCGCTCGTATGAGATACAGTCTCTGCTTGCGACCATGCGTGTTCAGGCTCTTGGGCACCGGGCACCTCTGTGGCCGGCACCGAAGCGCCAATCGCTCAAGTGTTTTGGGGGAACATTGTCCATAGAAGAGTTTCGCTCGTACGGGGGGTCCGTGGAACCTCCCCAACTGTATTGGCCGTTTGAACGGTTCGTGGTCATGACAAAGTGCGAAAGCGACTCTGGGAAGGTTATAGGTGCAAAGAGCACAGGGTCTTCCAACGCCGGGAAGTTTGCCGCCATCGAAAACGCAACGGCCAAGGCGGACACGCTCAAGTTGAAGCGGAACAAGCCATTGGCTCGCTCAACGTCCAAGCTCGAGAGCGCCCTTGGTATCAAGCGGCGCGTGGAATAAACGCCTTGCTGTTGAGTACAGCCTTGGCATACACTGCGCACAAGCAAAAGTGGATATGGGGCCAGTCGAGCGCATCTCGCTTTTGAATCTTGATATTCATAGGATTCTTGTTAATCTCAGCCTCCATGTCCATGGGCTGACCGAACTTTTCGGCCATATCACACATGGCGGCGAGCCACGCGACGTGCTCAACATTCTTCGGGTCAAAAGCCTGAATAAACTTGGACGTCAACGACATTGATTTTTCAGGGATTTATTTCTTTAGGTACAGCCGCACGGCTTGAACCCCGACGTGCGTCGCCCAAAAAGGAGCCACAGGGCCACGAGCAAAAGGAGCCAAAAGGCGAGGTTCTTCATTCGTCTTGATATTCATCAAGAGATTCTTCATCATCGTCCGACTCTTCAAATTCCTCTTCGAAATCCTCCTCTTCATCGTCCTCATCGTCCCCTGAAGACTCGTCCTCAGACTCGGGGACATAGTCGTCGTCCGAGTCCACCTTGATGAACCCGCCGTCATCTGTCGGCTTGAACCCAACGTCCGTCTCGAGCGTCGTGTTCAGTTTCTCAGCTATAGAGTCCGAATCAATCTCGTACACATCTTCTTCGTACCGCCAAACACCCTCATCCTCACTCAAGTAACGAATAGTCACTATAGAATCATCCTTTTCGATAACCTTGGCCAGAAGTGGAACTGGTTTACGTTCTCCCACGTCTGTCCAAACACGGACGAGTTGTCCTGGGACCATGTCTGTTGTTGTCTGTGTCAAATCTTTTTATCTAAAATTTACGCAACATACTTGCCGCCGAGCTTGATGCGGTACATCAGCTTGCGGGGGCCGCGCTTGGCGCCCTTGTTGCGACGGACCTTACGGAGGCCCTCACCCAGAGGGTTGGGCAAGTTCCAGTTGAGAACCTTGCGCGGGCGCCCAACGGGGCGCTTGGGCTTGTGACCCTCCTCCAGCTCGGTGAGGTACGCTGCGCGCTTCATGGGCAGCACACGCACGCCACGCACGCGCGGCTTATACTTGCCACGGAGCTCGCCGGCGTTCTTGCGAACGGCGCGGTTGAACTTGGGCCGAATGGGGCTGGGGATGGCGACGTTCCCGTGAACGTACTTTGTGGACACCGTGGAACCGGCTGGGTTCATGTAGAACTTGGCAGCCGGGTTATACAACTTGCCGCCCTTCTCGGTCTTGGCAAAGTACTTGCCAGTCTCGGACCGGTAAATGACGCGGCGCTTCGTGTTCAGGAAGCGGGTCGGGGACGCGTGGGCGGGCTTACGGCCTCGGGGCATTTTTGTACTATTTAACAATAAAAATTTACTTGGGGGTCATGGACCGGAGCAGGGCATCGATACCCGCGCCCTGACCAGGCTTGGCGCGAGCGGGGCGGCCGCGGCGAGGCACGATCTTCATGCCCGCCAGACCCATACGGGGGCCGGGGCTCACCAGGTGCTTCCGGGGACGGCCGGGACCACGGCGGGCCTTGGGGCTGAACAGCGCCATCAGAGCACCAGCCTTCACGCCGGCGTAGGCACCGCGCTTCACGCCCTTGTTCTTGCGGGTCGCACGCATCATCTTGGGGCGGATGGCCGTCGGCACGCGCGCCTTGGAGTTGGTCAGAGTACGCACAGTGCCGCCTGGGCTCTTGACGTACTTGGCCTTGGGGTTGTAGACCGTCGCGCCCTTCTCGGACTTGGCGATGTACTTGCCCTCTGCAGTCATCATAATGACGCGGCGCTTGGAGTTCAGGAACTTGGTGGGAGCCTTGGGGACGGCGGGACGACCACGAGCCATTGGTGTTGGTACTATTACACGAGAAAAAAGTCAACCCTTCCACTTGTTTCCACACCCTAGGCACGTGATAAAAGCAGTCATTGGCTCGTCAGCACTTCGCGTCTGTAAAAGATAGAAGGTGGTTTTCCGCGACTTGCACTTCCTGCACGTAAACATGCCCTCGTGGTCCCCTTCCTCGGCCCTGGCCTGCTCCTTTTTGAGCTCCTTTTCCCGCGAGGCCAACAGAGCCTTGGCCCACGGACCCTCGGGCCACAACACGTCCGCGGGGTACTTGGCAAGGTTCCGCGTCTCGAGCTCCTTGTGCTGCAACCTGTACACGAGCTGGGGCACGTAGACGAGCGTCACCTTGACAAAGTCGCCCTCGACCGCCATCTTTACCGCGGCGCGTTCACCCCTTTCCAGGTCCCGTAAGAGCTGGTTGAGCTTGTTCTTGTAGTGTCTGCGGAACGCGACGTTTTCCCATGCTGGATCCTGGTTACAGTCCTTGGTCTTTTGGACCGCCCAGTTATATACGGACCGCTCTGCATTCCTTACCATCGGACTTCCGAGCGGACCGAGTTTCTGCGCAAAGCCGCGGCGGGCCCACTCACGAAGTGTGTGCTCCATTTCGTGATTGGTCCATGGATCCTCGGGCCCTTGACTCGGACGTGACACGTTTTTTTTTCACGAGACCCAGATGGTCTTGGACCCCTCATCGGCCATTCGCTTTCGAAATTGTACACGAGCTTTGGATTCGCAATCCGAATTACACCCGGCCAAAACGTCCCGAGTCTCTTTGTGATGACCGGACCACCCTGCAGAATTGTCCTTGAAAATTCCGTACTGTCTGGCCCTCTTGAGCGTCTCCTGGATGTTACAGCTCGGGTAGTGGAGGACACACAATTCGTCAGGTGAAATCTCTTGTGACGGTCCACCCTTGAGAAAGTGCGGACCGTGCCATTCACACTGACCCACGACCCCACCCGCCTTGCCGTTTCCATAGGCCGTGTACTTCTTGGGGTCCGTGTGGAACTTGTGACCTTCCGTGAAACAGTTGACATAGTCCTCGCGGTCTGGGGCAAGCTCCTCATTTTTCATGTGAAATACCGAGGCTCCAGGGTACCGACTAAAGACGTCCGAGGGTCTTTGACCCCAGAGGAGTTCGTCCGAGTCGATGTGAATTATGTAATGAAATCCATCACGGTGTGCCAACCTCTGACCTTCCTCAAAGGCGATCCTTTGCTTCTCGTTCCTATTGGCCGGTTCATCCTTGGAGTCGTCCCATCGGAACCCAAGTCGGTCCTTCCAATTTCGGATCACAATTAGGTTGGGGTCCCAGCTCTTGAGTTGTTCAGTGGCCTCGTCCAGAAAGACGTATATTCGATCCACAAATTTGAGGTTGTGCTTGACCCACGTCTGGAACTGGTGAGGTTCCTTGACGGTCGAGACGATACACGTCTTGGGTCTGATCCAGTGCCAAAACCACAGGAGGACCAACACGACGAGTACAGCGGCCCAGATGACCATATAAAAGTGTCAATATTATTTCCGCTCCGTAAACTTTTGCTTGAGTACTAGTAATATGAATTGGCCCGTGTCAATTCTACTTGGGTTCATCGTTGCATGGTCCATAATTTGGCTCATGAATAGACGAGTCTCACAATTCAACTCTGGACTTGGGGAACGGATGGCCCCGGACGCTCAGCCGGTCGCCCCGCCACCTATGGAGAATATCGAGTCGGCTATGAGGAACACAGAGCCTCCCTTCAAGCGCGTGAAGATAGAGGGAACGGACGCTCTGCTCGTCGCCGTCGGTCTCGAGGAGATGCCCCGGGAGCGCCGGTCCATCATGGACGGGGCCCCTCCAGGGTCCATGGCCAATTGGCTCTCCACACACGCTTTGCCGCCCTCGGCACCTGCGCCGGGCGAACCGACCGCCCCGGAGAAGGATCAGGGTGACATTATGGGCGGTGCTGCACCTCCCCCCGGTGCCGTGTGGACCGGTGGCGGAGCTTTTGGAGGCGGGATGGGTGCTCCGACCCCTCAGGCGGCTCAGACTGCAAGTCTCGGCGGCTTCACGGGCGGGTTCGGGGCACCGCCTCCGACGATAGCGGCGGTCGCGGGTGCGCCCCCACCAGCCCCGGGTCCGTCGGCATCTGATATCGCCGTTGCCGCGTGGCGTGCGAGTCAGCAAACGGGTATCGACGCTGCGGCCCAAAATGCCCAGGACGCCCAGATGCAACAGTACGCTGAGGCGTTCAAGACGTACTACGCGAACACGTGGCTCTCGGCTCAGCCCTCGACGAGCCGAACAGACACGAACACGAACCGTCAGGCGTTTATTAAAGACCGTCTCTCGGTGTTCCAGAACCAACTGAATAGCACGCCAGTCAGTCAACCGGCCCAGCGTGCGACGCTCTTTGCACAGATTGGTGCCATCAACATGCTCAACCAGTCGACGTGGCCGATCCAGGGACCTGCAGACCCGTGCGGCGGCCTCTCCGCCTCAAGTCTCGCGAGTCAGATTCCGGCGGCGTGTCTCCAGAAACAGTTTGTCGCGGCCGGGTGTACAGATTCTGGAACCGTGTATCCCGGTGACAACTACAAGGGCTGGTGGAACCAGTCACCCAAGGGGGCGGCGACCGTGGCGTGCGATGCCGCACACACAGGAGAGGCGTGTGGTGCGGGAACGTACGGGGCGGTCCTCAATGATATGCAAGCCTGGGCGACCATTTCAGATGATGTGCACGCGTCAGGGTGCAAAGGTCTTACGGCGACGCTCAAGGAGGGCCAGGCCGTCAAGTGTAACCCGGACCCGACCGGAGACTCGTCGCGCGTGTACCGGTTCACAAACAACCAGTTGCGTTGGTATCCTTCACCTGACATCGCTGCCTCGTGGGACGCAAACTGGACCAATTTCAAGACGGTCCAGTGCGGTGGCGTGTCCCAGGGTCCTCAGATGGAGATGGAGCCCATGAAGGCTGCTGCAAATGCCGCGGCCGAGCTCGAGCGTCAGCGCCAGATTGCCCTTGCAAACGCGCGGGAGGCGGCGGATCGGGCCGATCAAGCTGACCAGGATGCTAAGGTGCGTGCGGCCCAGGCACAAAAGGCGGCCGACGACGCTGCTCGGGCCCGTGCAGATGCCGAGGCGGCCGATGCAGTCAACAAGGCGGCCGCACAAGCAAAGGCGGCTGAGGCTCAGCGCGCTGCAGCGGCAGCTCAGGCCCAGGCTGACCAGGCCAAGGCGGCGGCAGACCGGGCAGCCTCCGATCGTGCAAACGCCCAGGCGAGCGCTGATAGTGCAGCGGCCGCAAAAGCAAACGCCCAAGCCGATGCGGCCAGGGCCCAAGCAGCCCTGAACGCCTTGCCACGCAACTGGGCCGGGAAGATCATCGGGAACGACGGCCGGTGTGGCCCGGCGTTTGGAGACAAGGCGTGTGGTGGTTCGGCGTGTTGTTCCATCTGGGGATGGTGTGGCGGATCGAACGGCGACGGAAGCGCATGGTGCGCCGCGGGAACGAACCAGTCTGATGGCGTGTACGACGGTCAACAACCGGCTCGTGCGACGGCCCGTGTGAAGTTCTGGGTCGACTGCAACTACTCGGGTCTCATGAAGGAGTACGGCATCGGAAACTACCCATGGGTGGAAGATGTGGGCTTCCCGAACGACGCCCTAAGCGCCTTTACGGTTCCGGCGGGTCTGGGTCTTACGATATACGAACACAGTTGGTACGGTGGTGCTGCGTGGGACTTCCACGGTCCGGCAAACGTCCCGTGCCTCTGGCCCGGATGGTGGAACGATAAGGTGTCGTCTTTCAAGGTTTACGCGTTGTAAATCTCATTCAGTCGGGCGACGTAAAACTCGACCGGGGCCTCGAACGCGAGCACTTCACCCGAGAGGTTGAAACCCCGCTTCGTATCTTCAACATCATTTATCGATACCATATTCAAAAAGTTCTTTGTACACTCGAGCTTGAGATCTTCAAAGTCCCACTTTTGCAGAAACAAAAACAACAACTCATCTTCCGAAGGAAGTGGCAAAAGAAGTTGACCAGACGGATCCGGCAACTCCTTTTGCTTCATATAATGTGCCTCTATCATCTGACCTATAAACATCGCGTGTTGCTCGCTCTTGAAACATACAAGAGCAGTTGAGGCATTCTCGCTTGCCCGAACTGCAAATGCTTGATTTGGGTGTGAATGAATAGTATAGTAGAACTTACCACCATAACGCGTCTGGGCGGGTCTCGGGGGACGGGAAAGGGGAGGAGATATGATTGAGGCCATACCTACTGTACTATGGGAAACTTTAAGGCGGGACCAGCGAAAAATTCGTGTCCTGTCCGGTCCAAAAGTCTCAGTACCTCATAAGGAGACCAGACGACAAAATGGCCGAGTGCACGGTGTGTTACGCCGAGTCTGGTTCCTTCCAGAAACTGTGCTGCGGTCACGTTTTCTGCAAAGGATGTATCAAGAGCTGGTACTTGAAGGGGGCGAACGGGTCGGCGTGCCCTATGTGCCGCGCCCCAGTGTACTGGTCAGGGTTCCACAAGGTCCGGGACGAGTGGAATGAGGAAGCCTATGAGAACAGATGTGCCGAGGTCTATGGACAGGCGCTTGAAGAGGCGTTTGAGGAGGCTCAGGATTTCGCAGAGCAATTCCCACCGCGGTGGCGTGCGCGCGTCTTCCGCGACGTCATCGAGGACTTTATCGACATTGAAAAGACGTATCGGTTTATGAAATGGCATGATGCGCACCCGAGTGATATGGAGGATGTGTTCTACTACGGCGACTACTACTCGGACAGGGCTGTGGGCAAGCACGTGTGGGACGACGAGCCGCCCAAGGAGTGGGTCACAAGGTACCCCGCGGGAACGAACGGCTCGGCGCGGTGTGGGTCACGACGGAGAGCGGCTGAAGATGAGTGGGTCACGTTAGGTGTCTACCTCGTGCTCTAGTTGTAGGGTATAGCCCCGTCTGGGGCGTGTAACATGAATATCCCTGCTATAACCACCAAGAGTCCCACGTATTGAACAGGATTCGTCAAACGTTCCCCGAACAGGAAATAGGCTGCTATAGACTCGAGCACTGCGGACACGCCATCCCACATCCCATTCACGTACAGGACGTTTCCCACGCGTAAAGAACGAATCAGAAAGTAAATTATGCCTACGTAGCCCGCCGCGCCTTGGGCAAAGGCCATCGGCCCACCACCACGGGCGAAGGATTTGAATCCGAAATCCCCGAAAATCTCCGCCACGGACAACGCACTGATGTCGAAGAGACTCATACTGACATATCCGTAGATAAAAAGGCGGAGCGTAGGAAGAGTAGAAAATGGACGTGCTCGAGTCTGTCATTGACCTGATCAAGGAGCGCGATGAGCTGTCCGAGGAGGTGGAGACGTACGAGGAGTGGTTCGAGTCTCTAGTCGGCAAGCGCGTCGTGCTGACCACGGGCAAGAAGAAGCACAAGCGCTTCGTCGAGTGTGACGTCAAGGATTTCGTTCCGGGTGAGGGCTGGGAGCTGGAGAGCCTGGATGCCGATCCGGAGACGTTCATTGTGACCTTTTCTGACTTTGTGGAGGGGCGGGTCTACGTGCGGGACGACGGGCCTCACGTGAAGTTTGTGGACGACGACCAGGAGTAAATTTTCTTACTAAATATTAAATGCAGTGCTCACGGGACGGGTGTGCGTGTCCGGTGTGCGCTGGACGACAGCTTGTGTTTGGGGTTCTTGTGTGGCTTTTGACTCGTAATATTAAAGTGTCTGCGGCTATTCTTATTATTCATTGGGTCCTGTTTCACTTCCTCTAAGGGCTCATCCGCTGGTCAAGCTCCTTGCAAAACTCCTCAAGTCCAGGACGAATAACGTTTGACCACATCTCTTCATCACGTGTAATATCATGACTTAGAACCTGTGTGTTGTATTGCTCGACCAACCGAGCATGTACAAGACCCAGCATCTGGAGGTACATCTGGACCTGTATCATCTCGTACTCGACCACGTGCCCAAACAGACGGTTCGTTCGGTTCTTAATCTCGATGAGAACCTTGGACCCGTCGGGACGCTCCTCGATGCGGTCAATCTTCCCGACGACCACAAACTTATTGGACCCGAGTTCACACACGTCATACGTATAAAACGCATTGTCCTTGGTCCATTTCACACCCTGTTCAGCCTCAACCTTTTGGGACGTTGTGTCCTCCGACCGGGTTCCATGGGTCGTATACACCTTGGACCTCAAGTGCTCAGCAACCTCGGCTTTTTGGGTCGCACTCAATTTTGCATCGGAATTCACCTTTTCCAGAGCCTCGGCATAAATCTTTTGGACCTCGTGTGAATCCTTGGCGCGACTGTTCAAGGCGGACGCAAGGACAACACGCGCTGACTCGGACGCGTTCAGGGCCTCCTCTGCACGGTCCTTCTTGGTCTTTCCCGTGAACGTATTCGGCGCATACTTTTTCCAGAGGTCATCAAAGACCTCGTGACGTGGCTTGTACTTGTTCCGACCGATGATGGCGGCAACATCTGACGCGCGGAGTGTTATGCGGTTCATGATACTATAGATAAAAGTGTCGTCTCTAAGTAAGTCATGGCCCTGTCAGGACTCGTTTTTTGCACATGCACCCCTCGGACCAAGGTTCGACCCGTCGATGTGAAAAAGGCTATTCGTCACGCTCAGAAATTCCACCCCAAGGCTCCCGAGTACAAACAAGCCTGGGACGATGTTGAGGAGCTTTCGTCCGAGTTGGCCCGGCAGATGATCGAGACAAAGAACGGTTCAGATCTTTGTGTGGATGACCCCCTTGCATGCCGCGAATATGACGTTTAGCGTTGTTTGACCGTAAGAACAATGATGAGACCTGTGGTCAATAGAAAGATGAGGGTCTGCGCGACATGGTGTCTCCGTACAGGTGGTTGAACTGGGACGGGAACGGGAACGATGATTTGGTTCGGTTCGACTTGACGAGGCAAAGGGAGTTGTGTGCGACACAGAGGACACTTGTCAATGTAACACTGGATATGGACCCTGTTCCGACAACACCCCATTTGAACAACCGTTCCCATGAGCGGCTCGAGACAGACTGGACACTCGTCCATTTACTTACGTACACCTACAAAAATAGACCCGGCAAGAGCGAAGGCCTGGACGATGGCGACCCAGAAGAGCATGGTCCTGTGTGTCCCGGCTGTACAGTCGCACGCCGTGTTCATCATCTTGTTAATGTACGTCAATGTTGCATACAGATAAAACACGGATCCGACCGAGACGGGGTACGCGAGCACCTTGATAGCCTTGACGTTCCCGAAGAGGATGGCCAGTTGGAACAGGGCCGAAGCGACATAAAAGGCTTTCATGTATGTCCTACGCCAATCCTTGGAGCACGGACACCCGTGCTCGAGACTCTGGATCCACGTCAGGGCTCCCAAAAAGAGTATAAGGTTCACGAAGGGCAGCCACTTCATTACGTTTGACTGGCATAAAAATTAAACGCGTACTCAAAGTAAGAGAATGTGCACGAGCGGGCGCTGTGCCACTCGTTTCCGCGTCGCTCTTCGCAAGGTCCAGCGGCACCCGCTGATGCAAAAGACCTTGCGAACGAGTTTTCGAATTCAAAAAAAGATTATACGGGGCGCGACCCTCAGTGTTATTCCAAGTGGAATAGATGATGTGGTGTTCCACCACGCCCCCTTGACCCTCGACGAGGCTGTCCACCTGATGGTTGACCAGGCGGCCATCAGCACCTTGACTGGTGTCATTGCCCTTCTTCTGGTACTCGCGAAAGAGTAAAGCGGAACTTTCGTGGTGGATACACGATATTGAACGAGACGCGAAGCCGGCCCGTCGTATCACCCACCTTGAAGCCCTTGTCCGAGATGATGTAATCCTCCCGAGGATCCAAAACACCCCACTCTGCCGTGTTGATGTGTATCGGCCCGTCAAAGTGTGGAATGACCAAAGGTTTTCCGTTGACAGAATCTTCGAACGAAATTCTGTGGTTCCATATAATATCGTTTCCTTGACGCATAAACTCTGGGTGGTCTTCGACGTGGATATGGAACACGAGGTCTCCGGGCTCTTCTTCCCGACGGAGGGGTTGCTCCCCGAGACCATGGGCCGTGATGGTGTTCCCGTTCTGGACCCCCTGGGGTATTTTCAGTTCCAAATTGAGCGTCTCAAACTTGCGCTTGCGATGACCACACACGTTACACCCCCTGAACACGGACCCAGATGCCTCACAGGCCCCACAGGGATGTTGGAACGCCATGGGACCCATCTGGTGGAGCTGAACCCCTCGTCCCTGGCAGGCTTCACATTTCGATCGACAATTCATACAAGGCTTGGACAAGGTGATCTTGAGGTTCTTGGTCAGACCCCTGAACGAATCTTCGAACGAAATTCTAATGTCATGATCCTTGTTGGGTCGTCTCGGAGGTCCCCGGGGTCCCCCAAAAGGTGGGTGACCCCCACCCCCGCCACCAAACATCTGGGAAAACATGGCATCGAATGGGTTCGCCCCCGGGGAGAATCCAGGCGGATTCTCCCCCCCGAACCTATCAAAGTTCTCCTTCTTCTGGGGGTCTGAAAGGATATCGTAGGCTCCCTGGATCTTTTTGAATTGCTCTGGATCGCCACCTTTGTCGGGATGGTGTTTCATAGCAAGTTTGCGATAGGCCTTCTTGACCTCGTCATCCGAGGCGGTTTTGGCCACGCCCAAAACCTCGTACGGGTCCATTCTCAGTCTCCTAATTTTAGTTACAAATTAGTCCTTTACTTGGAGCGCGTCTTCTTGGACAGGTGCTTACGAACAGCCTTCTGGATGGTCTTGGCGGCCGTCTTTGGGCTCGGCGTCTTTTTCTTCGGACGCGTGACGACGCGTTCAACATTCTTTGGTCGAACAGGGTTACGAGTAATCGGGTTGTTGAATATTTTATATCTAGGATGCGTCATCATCATGTTATAGTTATTCTTGAGTGCGGGCATGTGTTTATGGACAAGCTTCCAGAATTCAGTCTTTGTGTAAAAGTCTACACGTTTTGTTGATGGATCCGTCACTCGATAGACGACAATACCAGATGGAATTTTGTCAAGTGTTATAGGGTTTATGTAGTTGGCGTTGATATTGACCGTTCGTATCCTCGGAAGGGCATTGAGCTTGTTCGCGAGGGCGTAACGCTTTTTCGCGGCTCGTATCTTGTGCTTGAGTTGTGCAATCTTCGCTTCTCTCAAAGCCTTGGCTACAGACTCCATATAGTATAGCCTCATAAATTTACCGGCCTTGCTGAAGAGCCCTAAGCTGCGCTTCCAGGTTCGCCTCCATCTGACTCGGCTGCTGAATCGCCACCCCCGCCTTCTGAGCATAGCGTCGAGCCTGGTTAATAAGAAGCGAGTTTCCTGGTCGGAGACGGGCCATATTTGCAGCTATCGTCGCCTGTTTCATGTATATCTTCTGCTCCAGTTGTCTTTTGGAGTTGGCGTTCACACCTGGTACCGCGCCGAGTATCTTGAGAACGGATTCGAGACTCCGTATACTGTTCGCGGAGTTGACGTACCTATTGACGTTCTGAGCAGTAACATACACAATAAACCGCGTATCCTTCACGGCCTGTGCTATGATGTTTGCCTCATTCTCACTCACGTTCGTGTTTGAGTTTCCTGCAGTTTGTTTACTGAGCACGGGGACCGACGTCCGGATACCACGCGCACCCAACTTGCGGGCCGCCTTGATAACGGCTCGACGTTTAATAGCTTCTGCTCTCGGTGGGGCCCACTGTCCAAGAGACACTATTTCTGGATGCTGAAGATAAGCTAAACGGGAACTTTTTCCAGGGCGAGCCGACGGTACCACCACACCTTGTGTCCTTTTCAAAAAGTTACTTATAGGACCATAATTCCTATTCGTTTTATTCATTCGAAGCAGAACAGTTTTTGATGCATTGCGCGCCATCTCGAGATTTTCCTGTGAAAGAGACCCGAAAATACGACCAGAACGCACAAGTCTGTTCATTATTTCTCCTTGAGTTTGAAACCACTGTGCGCTAAACTGATTAAGCGTAGACGTTATGACGTCCGTATTGAGTCCGAACGTATTTTTAAACGATGTAGCGTCACTTACGACATCTATTTTGTACGAGGGGTTGGATTTTATAAAGTTCAAATAGGTACCGAGAAAGTCTCCTACTATACTCGTGTCTATAGTTGTGAAAGCAGGCCGAGTCTTTTGAAGCACTCCGTAAAACCACGGAACAAAGTATCCTTTGATCTCGATATTGATACCACGGCGCCGAATAGGCTCTACCAAAATTTCCATAGAACGCATAATCTTCAAAAGCTGAAACATCTCGGCCGGCACTGGTTCAGGCTTTCCGATACCTATCTTCAACTCGAGGATCATTAACATGTACTGCCCCGGTCCCTTGCGACGAATAATAACCGCATCTGGCTTTCCAAAGTTCCATCCCTTATATGGTGAATTGCGAAGCGCTGTCCAGTTGGTCATAGGTCGAAGTTGGCCCCGGGAATTCACTTGTGAAACGGGCTCCGACTCTCTTTTCAAAATATCCACAAACAACTTTTTGTTCGTATTTGTAGTATTTACCGGAAACTGCTTGATAGTGTTCTCGAATGGAACCTCGGACTCGAGGATAACTGTCGTGTCGTATGGCCAGGACGGATCAAAGTACTGTGAAACACTCGACCAATTTCTGTTCGAATTAAGACCATACGAAGGCGACCCCGACTTTGAACTCCAGTACACGGGAAAGGCCCCAGAAGCCTCGGCCCCGACTGTAAAACTTACGGTCTCTAGGTAGTCTCCTAGGTGGGACTGAAGGTAAGGACCAGTATAATGTGAAGCCTCTCGATTCAAACGTGCAACTGCAACTATACTACGAGCCGTTTGTATATTGATATTAGGGTTTTGTGTAGGAGGACGGAAAACGCCCATAGGGACTAGAGAGACGTTCTTGGACAGGGTCTTGTTCAGGGCTGAACGAAGCTGAACGTTCGTATTAAAGTATTTCTTCCAATCCTGGTTTTGACCCAATGCGACAATTACTTTACTTGCGTTCCATTTGTTTCCTCCTATTTTAGCGGTTCCTGCCGCCAAGTTTCTTTTAAACTTGTCTTGGGCTGCGAGAAGTTGAGCCGACCAATTTTTCATTGTCAAAGCACCTGGAACTTTCTTGTCCAATACAAACTTTTGGTACATGGCTTTGAGTGCAGGCGCCCCCACTGGTCTTCCCGCGATGATAGGAGTTATTTGAGACGTTCCTCGAGTTCCAAAACTTATACCGTCGTTTCCGAACTTTTGCAAAGCTTTACTGAAGTTGTTTCCAGAGTTGTTCATGACATTTGCCCACGCAAGAGCCTTGTTTGTTGCAGACGCCTTTGCAGGCTTGTTTCCGTACGGTTCATTCCTGACCGCAGATCTCACACGTTCAGCCTTTGGCATCTCTGAAGTAACCCCACATAAAAACTTGGGTTCCATAACCAGTATCAAATGGCACCCAAGCTTCAGAAGCTCCTCGACCGCGTGACTGACCTGAAGGCTGAGCTCAAGGAGGCGAATGCCGACCTGAAGGCTGAGATTGAGGGTACCCCCATGTACAAGGCTTTCTTCGAGGCGATCAAGGAGACGACCAAGGATGTGCCTGACAAGGTGGCGGCCGCGAACGCGTACAAGCTGACTCTGTCTATGCTGACGAAGAAGGACTCCGAGGAAAGTGAGGCCTGAAAGGACCGGCTTAGAAAAACACGTCGTGTAGACCCCAAGAAGAGGCCGAGGACCCATTATCCCCAAAATGGAACAAAGTAAGCGCTCTGCAGCATGCTCAAAAGCCCACAACGGTATGGCCGCCCGTGGTCAACACACCACGGACGATAGTACTGGCTCGGAAAGAAAACTCATACAAGCGGCCAAGCGCGTGATTGACCGACTCCGGTCCGAGGGGCGCGCCGTGACCTTTGCGACGCGCATCCCCTATTGGCCCATCAAGGAGCGATACTCTAAGCTCACGGGCTTTCCCGGTCCGACGTACGAGGACAAGCGATGCTCCATCAAGCCCGATGGAGGAGTCATCACCGTGGATGGGGTCATCGCGGGTATTTTTGAAGACAAATTCGAAGGGACGGCAGACCTCGAGGCGAACAAGGCCAAGGGTTGGACGGGTGGAAGTACCATCGACCGGACCGCCAAGAATCTCAATGCTCTCAAGATGTACTGCGCCGGTACGGACCTGTTCCCATATGTCGTCTTTGCACACGGGTGTAATTTCCATCCCAAATTGACTGTGTACAAACGACTCGAACAACTGAACAACGGGTTCCCACCCGAAATGATCATCGTCCGACCCGAGACGAATTATGATCCCGAATTCGATCAGATCATCGAGCGGATAACACCCGAGACTGTGGGACTCCGGGGTCCGCTCAAGCTCGAGGTGGCCAACATCATCATCAAGACGCATGCGGCCCGGGGACCCGAGGCTATGGGTCACGGGTCGAGCGATTTCACAGTGGATGAATATGAGCGCATCATTGAGGCGACCGTTCGGGCCTCCTTGGCAAAAAACGCGTCCTGTCCGGCCTAAAGGGCTGGAACCCAAGTAAGACCAAAACCATGTCGCCCAACGTCTACCTCGAGTTTAACGATGATGACATGCTCATCGCGACGGACGGAGAGCGCACGTATAAAACCTGGACGTACTCAGACTTTGAGGATTACTTTGGCGAGGCTATTACGCCTTCCATGTACGATTTCATGTCTGAATACGTGTATGATAACTTGGACAAGAGCGCGCGGTGGGCTCTTGAGGCTGAAGAGTATGACGGTTCGTATGACGAGCAAGCCGTGAACGCCTACATCGAGCTTCCTTGGAAGGAGCGTCTGACAATGCACGAGCAAATGCAAGCCAACCTCGAGTGTGAACTCGCGCGCCACCGCGAAAAGGTCAAGGCGTGTGATGATATGCCACCCTTTGACCCCAACAGCCCGATTTACAAGGAGTACTCCGACTTCCAGATGGACCTGAAGTTCAAGTTGGCGGCAAAGGTGGTGCGGCTCGAGCGTGAGATTCACGAGGAGGAGCAGTGGCGCGGTGGGTGGGAGGATGGTGAGTCGCAGACGGATGGCCCGACGTACGACGAGATGGAGGAGTGACGGACCAGTTGGGCTGACTAATTTGTGCGTGTGTAATATGACGGAACCCAAGCTCAATGTCAAACGTCTTTTCCGCGTCCCGAACCACCCCTGGCCCGTTGTCAACCGCGGAAACGCCATCCAGCGTGTTCAGAAAATTGTCAAGTCAAACCACGTCACGGGTCTGCCAACACACTGGCCCAAACTGTACTATGGACAAAGCCGTGCAAATTTGGCCCAAAATAGAACGTACAGGAACACGAACGTGTCAACCTTGCCCAACGGTGCGTACCTGTACCTCATCGAGTACGACCCAGTGACGAACAGGTACCACAAGGCCTTTGTTCGGGTCCTGAATAAGCTCGAGTCTGGCTCAAGACATTTTCAGCTCCCGACTCTGAACAAGAACAGGATCATCGTGGCTGCCGGGGAACTTTCAAAGAATGGTTCAAAGGTTCTTTTTAACCTGGAAAGTGGAACGTACACGAGGAATCTGGTGACCAAGACGAGCAGGTATATGGGTTCCAATAACTACATCAGTCTCGTCAAGAACGCCCTTCGAAACGCCCGACCTGAATATACGTTTGAAATTCTGGTCCCACAAGTACCTGCAAACCTCGCCAACTTGCTCAAGTGTGGAAACGTGAGCTTCTATTTTGGAAACAAAACAAATAAAAAGTACCAAGAACTCGTCAAAGCTGGGTTTGGAAATGTGAGTGCCCGAAATTTGATTCAACAGCTGCTCAACAAAAAGACGTGTCCTGTCTCGCCGAGGAGGTCACCCCGGCTCAAGAGAGCACGTGCAAACAATGGACGCGCCTCGTAAGTCCCGATACTTTAGCGT